TGCAAAAGAAACTACTACAAATAACGATATGATTATTTTGTTTTTCACGAGTTGTACCTCACAACATATTTAAGCGCATCTACCAATTTGTCTATGGACTCTTTTACAGAATAATATATATTCTTTTTGTTATTGTTTACTGTTCCCGCTTTGTCCTTAGCAATTGTAGAATATACAGATGCAAGCACTGCAAACTTTGTTGACATTGCCTGAAGCTCCATAATTAAATGTGGTGCTTTTGCTGATGGGACATCAGGATTCATTAACAATTTTACCACAATTGAAAGAGCTCTGTCTAAGTGTTCATCTTTCATGAACTCGTGCAGATCGTTAAATTCTGTAATATCACTAATTAACTCAAGAGTATTTTTATCTTCAGCCATTTTTTATCCTCTTATCCCACTTGTCTAGAAATAGCCCTACAGGGTATCCAATTACAAACCCAACCATTAGTCCCATAAGAAATGCTGTCATGCGAATGCCTTTTGAATTAAAGCATACCCAATCCATAGCCCTACAATTCCCATTAGTCCAGCGAATACTGGTGGGGCAGGAATTGGCAACTTAAATATACTGAATACTCCGCCTACTGCAATTCCAGTAACGGTTGTGAAGAATAATTCTTTCATTAAAATGGAACCTCTGACTCTGTAATGTCCCATTTAGCAGGGGCTGACCATGAGTCTGACTTAGGGAATTGTTTAGATCCATTTGAATCTCCCTTTGATAGAGACCATGTAGTGACTGCAATTGTGTCCGCATTTACATCATAAGATGTTCTGCTATTGCCTTCTTTATCTTTCCACGTCTCTTCATAAATCTTACCTACTATAACTACTTCCTGGCCCTTCTTAAGGGTAGCAATACTCTGTTCTGCCAAACTCTTCCATGCCTTGACAGTCCACCAAGATGTATCTTTGTCATCCCAGTTACCCGTTGAATCATTCTTTACACGGTCATTAGATACAATACGTAGTCTAACTCCGCCTCCATTAAGCTTAACTGGATCTTGCCCTACACGACCAACTATTGTAATTGTTGGATTAGCCATTATTATTTTCCTCCCAGAATGCGATCAAGTCTTCTAAGACTGACCACTCAATGATTCCAAGACGAACCTTGGAATCCTCACCGATAATAATTTTAAGAGCAGGATGCATATCCCTACTTACCTTAAAAGTATCTGTACAGATTTTAGCCCATACATCTTTGTTTAAATTAAATGATGCCTTTGCTTCTTTATAATCCACAAGGAACTGATTCCACTTAGCATCACCTTTTTGATAATCACCACGGCCACTATTTTTTTGAGCCTTAGCACCATCACGTTTTACTTCTGATCTTTCTGACATTACTGAACCGTAAATGAATTCTTATGTCCGTCTGGGCACTCCCAAGACACTGTCATATTAATTGCATCCCAAAAATATTCTTCCGAATCTTTGTCGCACTTGCTACAAGGCTTAACTCCACCTAGTCTTTCAAGTTCTGGAGAAAATATTTTTTCTGGCTTATTAAGAAATTCATCAATGCTTGGCATTTATCTCTCCGATTAAGCTGTCTACAACATCTGGATTTTCCTTTAAATATGCTACAGCCTTTGCACGTCCTTGAAAGCGCTCTCCATTTACTGTATACCATGCGCCACCCTTTTCTATAATGCCACACATTTCTGCAACATCTAAAGTTTCTCCTACGCTATCTACACCAAGAGTTTCCCCTTGGTAATAAAAGTCGTATTGTCCCGATAGATTTGGGGGACCGAGTTTGTTGTAATCAATAATCCAGTTAACTGGTCTGCCGACTCTTTGCTCAATGATTTTGTCGCCAACTTTAACCCCAGCTTTAATAGCATTAGCCTCAGCCTCAGACGACCAGAGCTTAATGACCGTGGAAGAAAAGAACTTGACTGCCATGCCACCTGTGGGGATGTGACTAGCATGCATAGATCCAAACTGATTTCGTTGTTGTGAGATGAGAACAAGTAATGTGTTTTTGTTTGCATAGTTTAACATTTTGACTGCGTGGGTCATATCCTTTGCTTCAGCGCCGATTTGCTTTGTGTCTTGCAAATCTTTCATTTCATTTCCATCTTTTTCAAAATAAATTGCAGGAAGTAATGCTGAGATTGAATCTACTACAATCATATCTACACCTGCATCCATTAATTTAGTAGCAACATCAACCATATCGTTAACGGTTTTTGCTGGAGAGTAAATAAGGGAAGAAGAATCTACTCCTAGCCGTTCAGCCCAAGACTGATCGTAAGAAGCTTCTGCATCAATCCAGGCACATGTCTTGCCTTCTTTTTGTGCAAGAGCAATCATTTGTAGGCAGAAAGAGGATTTACCAGCAGACTTATTGCCCCATACCAGAACTTGTCTGCCGTATCCTAGACCGCCACGCAATGCAAAGTTTAATCCAATGCTAGGGGTAAGTTGTTTTTCAACTTGTACATCCTGTGCTGACTGAACTCTTGCTCGTGTTTTTGGATCTAGCTTTGCTAATATATTATCGATATCTATGCTCATTTATACTCTCTCTTTTTTATAGTATAGCATTAAAATAAATTGCCGTGAAGCCTTGGTCGCTCTTTATTTATATTAATCTTTGTTTCTAAAATTTCATCTAAGCTTTCTGTAACCCATTCATGATTTCTTAAAGCCGCATATAAATCTAAAGTTCTAATTAATATATCTGCAATTTCTTCTACAATTTCTTCAGTGGGTTTATTTTTTCTAATAGCCTCTAGAACCTCTGTTACTTCTGAATGCACTAAAGCTAATTTTGTACAAACAATATTTGTATCTATCTCATGGGGCCAAAATCCTTTTTCTATTGCTGTTTCATGCAATATAGCAGAAAGCGCATCTAGTCCATACTCTGTTAATACGTCATTGCTATTCATTGTTTTCCTCTTTTTTTAATGAGAAATTAAAGACTCTTTTGTCTCCATCGTAATCAATATTTAGTTCACGATTTTCTGCATCTAGATTTACAAAAGTGTCTACTGAAACTTCAACATTCTTAACTGTTTCTAAAATAGAAACAAGAACTCGTGTTGCATTCATTGCTCCTAAAATATCTTGTGGGCTTGTTTCTTCTGTCATTTTATTTCCTTTACCATTAAAGTTCCATCATCTAAAGTAGATAGAACAACCTTACACTTCATTCCTTCACGCATTCTTGCTAAAGACATCTTATACATTGTTGGGAAAGCAATAACTCTTGTTAGCTCTTTATTGCTATTAGAGAGTACAATATGGCTCATTGTTTTACCCGCCTTAGTAACATAGGGAGTAAAGTTAACAACAGTATACTCATCCTCTTCAAGATCATACTCTTTTCTATAAAGATAGTCAACAAATATATCTCCACTCTTTGGGTCTATGTCGCTTACCTTAATATATCTTGCAATACGATTATCTCCTACAAGAATAAAATACATCTGATTAGTTTCAATTTGAGTTTGTTCCGTATGGAATAACCCAATTGATCCTGTTTCATCTACCAGCTCTACTCTAGCCCATCCGTTTCCACGTTTAATTGACTTGACCATTCCAAACATTACAAACGAACCTAGGTCTTCAAAGTCTTCAATTGGTCTTGCTTGAGCTTTAATTCTTGGAGGTATTCCTTCTAGGTTAAATGTAGGTATACCTAAATATTCATAATAATTATCTTTTTCATTACCCGTTCTAAGGTTGTCATCGAATGCCGCCCCGCCAATTGCATTAAGTGCCGCAATAGCACGGCTGTTAATTCCACTACCTTTCTTTGAGGCTTTGTCAATAAAGTCAGCATAATCTTTAAATGGTCTTTGATCAATAATTTTATTAGCAATGCTATCTGAAATAAATTTAACTTCAGCTAAGCCAAACACAATTCTATCTTTTTGCAATGAGAAGTAAATGTCAGACTCATTTATGTGTGGAAGAGATACACGAAGACCTAGTCGCTTGGACTCAATTAAATATTCTGTTCTTGCATCTTTATCATTTTCATTTTTAAGAATTGAAAACATAAATTCAAGAGGATAATAAGTCTTAAGCCAAGCAGCGTAATAAGACAGCATAGAATAAGCAACAGCGTGGGAACGGTTAAAAGAATAACCAGCGTGAGCCTCAAAAGTATGCCAGAGCGTTTCGGCTTGCTTCTTAGAAATGTGCTTTGAAGCCCCATCAATAAAGCGATCCTTGAATTGGTCGAATTCTTTTGCATCTTTTTTCTTTCCAATAATCTTGCGGACCTTATCAGCCTCTGACCAAGACATGCCACCTAAGTGGACGCAAGCTTGCATAACTTGCTCTTGATATATAATAACACCATAAGTGTTCTCGGTAAACGGCTTCATAATAGGATGAATAAACTGTACTGCCTCATCCCCGTGCTTACGCTTGATATACGAAGCACCCACAGTATTCATTGCGCCTGGACGCACTAGTGCGTTTGATGCAGCAAGGTCTTCAAACTTATCAACACCCATTTTAATAAGAAGGTTTGTATATGGTGTTGCTTCGGCCTGAAACACACCCTTTGTATATCCATCGCTTAACATCTTATAAACTTTAGGATCATCAAGAGGCAGGTCGGAAAGATTTATATCTTTGCCAGTTCTGCCCTTAATTGATTTAAGAGTATCCGACATAACAGATAATGTTTTAAGTCCCAGTGCATCTAGTTTAATAAGGCCAATGTCTGCAACAGTATCCATATCGTATGCTACGACTGGAATTCTTCCTGACACCTTATCCTGTGCGTCTTCACGAGATTCAACAGGAGCATATTTTCTAATATCGTCTTTAGCAACAACAACTCCAGCAGCGTGTACACCAACAGAACGAATACGACCACGTAATCTTTCTGCTAGCCAAACAACTTCTGGGTAACGTGTTCTAAACTCTTTTGTATTTGGAGAATCAATAAAGTCTTCAAAAGTATCTACTGGTTTTAGTGCACGGTTTACCTCTTGAAGAGGAACCATGAATACACGAGCAGCATCACGAACAACACCCTTATCTTTAAAATAGGTGTACGTTGAGATAGAGGCAACGTGTTTAAACTTCTTCTTTAAATAGTCTTTAACTTCTTTTCTACGTCGGTCTTCAAAGTCTGTATCAATATCTGGAAAGTCATTACGCTCAGGGTTAATAAATCTAAAAAACAAAAGGTCATATTTAATTGGATCAACATCTGTAATTCCTAGAGCGTAGCAGACCAAAGAGCCTGCTGCAGAACCACGGCCTGGGCCAACTCGTATATCATTGTCTTTAGCCCAGTTAATCATATCTGCCACCACCAAGAAGTATGAGGCAAAATTCTTTGAGGCAATTACCCCAAGTTCTTCCTCAAGGCGAGCTTTATAGATATCATCTGAAGCCTTCTGAAGCCTCTCTAAGCCCTTTTCGGACAGTTCCCGTAGTCTTTCATCGGCATCGGTCTTAGGAACTGGTAGGAGGTCTAGGCCCTGATTAAAGTCATACTCTCCTATTTTATTAGCAATTTCCATTGTATTCTCGTAAATATCTGTTCTGGTGAAACCAGCCTTAACAAAATCAGCTTGAATTTCTTCACGAGTCTGGATAAATAGGTTGTAATCCTGGAAAGATATTCTTCTATCTGGATATAAATAGTTTAATCTATCATTAATATCTTTAATATTTCTGGACATATCAAAGTCAGCATCTTTATCCATCTTAGGGGATGTTGATAAAATTAGCATAGCCTCTTCTAAAACTCTATCTTCTTCTTTAGCGAAGTGGGCATCTCCAGTTGCCACCGCTTTAATTCCCAGTTTATCTGCTAATTCTAAAAGGGCGGAGTTGATCTCCACAGGGTTATGTGATTGCACTTCCACGTAAAAATCTTTTCCGAAAGTTTTCTTAAAGCCTTTGAGAAGAAGTTCAGCTTCTTCCATGTTACCTTTATCGATAGCCTTACTAATGAGTCCATTAAGACATCCGCTGAGAACGATAACACCTTCGCTATAATCATTTAAAATCTCCCTGTCGATACGTGGCTTATGATAGAACCCTTCGTTCCAAGCAAGCTCCTGTAATGTATTAATATTCTCTAAACCTTTTTTATTTTTTGCAAGTAGAATAATGTGGTTATAAGCTTGAATTGATTTATCTGTTTTAGAGGAGCGATCAAATCTATCTGTTGGTGATATATACGCTTCTACTCCAAGGATTGGCTTAATGCCTTGATCCTTACATGCAATTTGCATTTCACGGTGTGAAGACAATGTGCCATGATCTGTTATTGCAATTGCTGTTTGTCCAGCTTCTTTTGCTGCTTTAACAAGTTCGGCAGGAGAATTAAGCCCATCCATTAATGAATAGAAAGAATGCACATGTAGATGTGTAAAATTCAACTTAATTCTCCGCCTTCTTAACCTGTTACCAGTCTACGCTGCTAGAAGCAGAAGACTCTTCGCCGTGACCATTTTCACCAGCAAAGAATGACTCTTGCTCTGTGTATGGCATATCACGTACGGCTGTCTCTTCAAGCTTAAAAAGCTCAAGAGAACTTGAATCGAATGGTGTTTCATCCTTAGCAAGTGGAATAATTGTATAACTTGTGTCTGTTTTTGTGCCAGTTCGCTTAATGCGCCACATTAGATTACTAATGCTTCCCATTTCGCCTGCATACTCAATAAGAGTAGGAGTTACTGTCTTTCCGCTTGAACCCTGTGAAAGGATTCCAACGTATGGATCTTCCTTGCCGTCGTCAACAAGAACATTAATGTAAAGTCGTGAACGACCCTTCCATCCTGCCTTGTAGTCCTTGCGGTGTTGCTCGCAACCATAGCACTTACCTTGGTCATCCATTGAGCATAGCGCCTTGCGACGGTAATCTTTTGGATTAGTGTGCTCTACAGCAATAAATCCTAGACCCATCTTTTCATTGTATGTTGGTGAATCTGGATCTAATTCTTGCAAGAAACGAATCTTTACGCTCTCACCGTCTTCTAGCTTTACCCAGCGACCCTTGGTTCCATCTCCGCTTGAAGCTTGCGGCTTGTCCATAACTTGATTTAATCCTTTTAAACCTTTAACAATTCCCATATTTTTCTCCTTGTATGTAGTTGATGGTATAAATCCATCTGTATTACTATTATAGCATTAAGCCCAGGATCTGTATTCTATATCAGATACTGCGTTTACAATACAAGCTTTAATTTCCTCATCGGTCATATCGCCTGCATCTTTTGCATCATGTGGGTATATCTTACCATATTCATAAGAAGCCCACAAGAGGTCTTTATTCTTTAATCTATTGGCTATGCTTAGTCCTAATTCCCTGCCAGCCAAATCTGAGTCTGTCATTACTGTTATTTTATTAAAATATCTATTTAAAAGTTTGTGTTGTTCTGTAGATAATATACCACCTAGTACTGCTACCACATTAGGGAAACCAGCCTGATGTATTCTAATTGCATCAAAGTTAGACTCAACAATAATTACATGGTTACCAATTCTTTTTGCACGATGCACATTAAATAATGTTTTGCTTTTAGGAAGGTTGGTGCTATTCTTAAAAGACTTTCCTTCAATTGATCTTCCCACCAATCCTATAGGGGTGCCGTCTGGACTATGCACTGGTGTAGTAACCATATTCATTGATGGTGAATATCCAAGATTAAAATGTTTCATGGACTCTTCATTGATACCTCTAGATTCAAGGTAGTCTCTTGCGTCTTTATTGCCCGCAAGGTCTGCATGTAATCTATTTAAAGTATCTTGAGAGAACTCTTCAAAGTCTGGTTTCTCTTCAAATATTCCTGCCATTACTTCATCAAAGTTATTCAGTATAGCTGTTTCTTCTGCAGCAATAAATCTCATTGCTTCAAAGTCATTCTTATGCAAAACTCTTCTAACTAATTCAATTAGAGTTCCAGACTCTCCGCATGAAGGGTTAAAGCATAGCCATACACCAGAGGATTTATTTATGCAGCATGAAGCGGTATGTCTATTAGAATGAAATGGGCAGTAAAACATAACCTCATTGCCTGGTTCCGCCACAATATCTAATCCTAAAGATTTAATTACTGACTTGATATGGTTTGGCGCATACTGCGTGGAATCAACTTTCCTTGCGTTATGCCCTCTGATAGCCATGCCTTCTTCTTTCCTACATATACTCCATAGAGTGTCATTAAGAACACCCAGGTTTCTCCGTCAAATTGTACCGAAAAGTTGGTGTCTATGTCAAGAACTCTGACATATCCTTTACTCCTCATATCATGCGTTAGCATGCTTTCATATTGATATCTTAGTCTTGGAATACCAGAATCATCTTGAAACTCAACCTTTACTTGGAATCTTTTTATCTGTTTGTGATTCATTCTCAAATGGATTTTCGTAAATTTCCTTGACGATACCACGGTTGATATCCCAGTCTAGATAGAAATTAAAGTCGTGCCCGTGTCTATTCTTTCTAGATACGATCTCAATCATATTACTCTGAGGATATCTATGAACTGCCATTGCCATATCAGCATCATATTCAATTGCTTTAGACCAAGCAACCTGACTCATCATAGGTGGATTGTCTTGATCTGAAACATCGTCAGCTGTTGCTGCTGTGATGTCAATAATAGGAATATTGTTTGACACAGCAAGCATCTTAAACTCACGAGACACATTTCGATTTCGTTCAACTTCAGAATTAGATCTCTTATTATCATTAAATAATTGATGGTAATCAAGGATAACTAGGTCAGGCTTATGCTGGTCAATCTTTCCTTGAATAGTTGCTGGAGTAACTTCTGCAGCACCTTCATTTGAAATAAGCACAAAACTATTCTTGCCCTCAAACTTTTTATTACCCCATGATCGGAAGTCATCAATATTAATATCTCCCTTTGACAAATCACTTGCTTTAAATATACCAGAGCCGAGCATAGTAAAAATACGGTCACGCATATTTTCTGGAGACATTTCAAGAGACACGATCATTGGCTTAAAGCCTTGCTCCCAAGCCTTGCAGGCTAGGTATGATGTAAACCATGTCTTACCACGTCCTGGCCAGCCAATAGCGACAATAAGATGTCCTGGGGCCATTCCAGTTGGATAAGCTTTATCAATAGCGCTAAACCCAGTTAGGATTCCTGGCGCACCACCCATTACGGATGAACGCTCTTTTACTGCCTCATAATGTCTTGCAGCATTTTCAACATCAATAATATCTAAGTCACGAACGTTGTTTGTAAACCTGCTTAGGTTGGCAAGATCGCTTTGCATTTGTGCAAGAACTCTTGATGCAGCATCTTCTTTAAGTGAAGATCCACCTTTAATAATAATAGACTTAAGCTTATTTGAAATAAATTCATTCTTAAGCATGTCTAAGTAGTATCCAGTTTCTGCCTTTGTTTCTACTGGCTCAAAATCTTTATGTCTTTCAATTAAGACTCCAACCTCTGGAACTGCTTTAAACTTATAGTAGTATCCTTTTAAGCTTTCCCAAATGTCTCTATGTGATGTAAAGAGCTCGTCTACGTTGTCCGCCAATAGTGTGCTGATATCTTTATTCTTACATACAGCAGAGATTAATGTTGCTTCTGTATTCACTCTTCGCCCTCCACCATCTTCTTCGTCTCACCCAAAAGGATGCTTCGGTTAATCTTGTCCTTTTTAATTTCTTTGTTTAATGAATCAATTCTGTCAAAGTTGTTATAGAAAAAGTTTAATGGATGACCTTGCTTGTTGGTAGCAAAATAATATATTAAAAGTTCTTTAGCACGTTCAAAGCCTACGCTTTCAATAACGTCATTCATAGCCCATTTTTCTCTAAACCTATTAACGGTAAGAGACTTATTATACTTTTCTTTATACAAAGATAAATACAAGCCAATTAGTACGTACGGTTCTTTCTCACTTGCCACGCTTTAATTCTTCTTCCACCTCACGAGTCTTTTCAATAAGCTTGTCTTCAACAAACTTATAAACTCTCTCAGTAGCCGTATCTACATTTTCTCCATCTCGGAGATCATCTTCAACGCCTACGCCAATTTTAATGCTTTCGTAGTTACCTAAGTTTCTTGTAAAAGATAGGTCCACCTTAACTCTCGTTGTCATTTATGCTCCTTCTTTATGTGGTTAGATAATGTTATGTGTGCAAAATCTGATCTGACTTCTAGTTCTTTATTACAAGTTGGGCAAATTACAATCCTGCTGCTTGCCATTACTCCGCCTTCCAGACTGGTATGAACCCGCTGTCTGTCTTAGTATACAATATAATGTTGTGTTTGAGAAGCCCCAATAATTCTGTTCTTGAAGGAACATTGCCAGAGTGTCCTGAATCTAATATAAACTCATGAAGATCTAATATATCTTTTTCACAAAACATATACTTAGACCAATTTTTGTTTTCTGGATCACCTATTGGATATATTTTTTGAGGAGCCTTTATCTTGCCCTCCAAAATATAGTCATGCAGAGTTACGGTATGCTTATTTAACAAACCAGATACTTCTTTCATCCCGTAAGCTTTACCCATGTACTTTTCAACCTGTGAGTATGAATACATAACTCTTTTTTTATCTGGGTAGCACCAAGCAACTATTTCATCCTTTGATCTAGATGATTTAATTACTTTGTGTATCTTATCGTTTAAGAAGAAATACCGTATCTTTTTGAGTTTGTTGTTTCTTTTTTGTCTAGCCATTTTCCAAAAGCACTCGTCTCCTTATTGCACATCCAGCGTCTGCCGCACATGATACAAAATAACTCCATATGTAGTTTTTGAGAAAATACTCTATCTATAAAAACCCGTCCACTACATTTACCGCACCACATTATAGAGTAAATACCTTTCCGTCTACTACACATGAGTAGTCAGGAGATACGTGAATCATTTGAATATGTGGATAGTCATTTACGATATGCGCTACAGCAAATCCTTTTTGCCAGTCGTGGTGTTGGCTATACTTCATTCCGTCACTCTTCTCATCACACATATGTCCAATTTCATAGCCACGAAGTGTCTCGCCTTCTCCGTTGTTTCTAAGTTCATATGTTACCATATGTGAAGCAATTCTATGTGAGTGTCCACGGATTAATGATATCTGTAGATCTTCCATATCTTTTCTTACTGCACCGCCTGCTGCAATTGAAAGTCCATGGTGTACGTGAATATCTCCAAAGCGTCGTCTAGGAAGTTCGTTGTAATAAATGTATTCATAGCCCAATGAATCTAGGCTCCACATAGACTCTGGTGTTACCTCAGATATATACTCTGGTAACTTTGCGTCTACATAATTAAACACTCTAATGTCGTGATTGCCTAAGGCTGAAAATAGCTGGGCATCAGGGAGCATCTCTCTTGTCTTGGCATAAAAATCTCTTGCTCCTTTTGCTTCATGTCGCATCATAGGAACAATAAGATCTTTGCTATCATTCTTATGGTAATTTAAGAACTCTGCTGATTTGCCTTCTGTGTACTTGCTGTAGCAAGCCTGATCATCTGTATCACCAAGGTAGTCCACAACGTCTGGCTTAAACCATTTCATTACTTTAAACCATAGGGCAATCATCTTATCATCTTGATATGGAAATTGCTGGTCGGATGAAATCATCCATTTTAAATCGTTGCTCATTTTCTACCTTAATATGTAAAAAAGTCACGGGTACGTGACTTTGATGTTACAGTAATTGTAACATATTTGTTGGGCTTGTCAAGGGATCTAAATGATATCCCTCATGCAGATTGCTATTACATCTACATATATGGTGCGGGTTTTGTCTCCACTAAAATTAACAAATAGCGTTGGGCTTCCTGTATTAACTCCACCTACGCTTGCGGTTATAACATCTTTATCGTTTATAGAAGCCTTTATTCCTGTAGAAACGTATACTTTGCTTGCGGATAGCTCAGCCTGAGTAAACTTATCACCAAAATTAAAAACAGTGCTCTGTGGCTTTCCAGCAGCTACATTTTCAAACTTATGTCTAAATGTAAATATAACGGGAACTTGAGGAGCTGTTCCTGTTGATGAGTTAGATAAGGATATGGCATTAGACTGATATATATTATTTATATTATCAACCAGCTTATTTAACTTTGTAGGATCTAGTGGCTCCCCGTCGTTAAATGTAACTGGTATAAATGAATTTGTTGCCATTGTTTATCTCCTTATATAGGCAAAGAATTTTCGTATTCTTTTACCGCTTCTTCTTTTTCTTGCTTTTCCTGCATAATAGCTGTAATCTCTGCACGAAGAATAGCAATTTGAGTCTCATAGTTTGAGACGATCTCACCAATTCTTTGTTGCAAAGCAGTTATAATTAATTCGGCTTTATCTGCCATTTTTATATCCTTACTCTGTTTCAGTTAATGAATTTTTTTCAGTAACGAGGGCTGCTCTTTTAGCTTTTGATTCTGTAATTCTAGCATTAAGGGCAGAGATTTGTCCAGCATCTGGTGTTGCCACTGCATTAGCCTGAATCAAATCAAGCTCCTGACCATAAATATTATAGTCTACTGACTTGATGTGCTGGTTTACAATGCTTAGCTTTTCTTCATTTGTTAGTGTTGTCATTTTATTCCTCCTTCCACATTATATCATTATTAGCTCAAAGATTCTAGCTCTGCTAGCATGGTCTGCAAAGCAGCCTTTTTAGCCTCAGCATTAATCTTAAACTGTTCTAGGTTTGTAAAATATTCATCGTTGTCTACGTTTTCATCAAATTGATGCAACTCTAGGTCTAAGTTATAATTAAATAAAGTTTCATTTAAAAAATGAATCTTAGACGAAACAATAAATATCTTTTCTTCATTAGTTAGATCTGTGTTCATTTATTTCCTCCTTTGTATAGTATACCATTTTAAATTGAAGCTGACCAGGTGCCATCTGGCTGGGTTCCTCTTACATATTTATTATTGTCTGTTCCATATACGTACGGCCTAATGCTTCCATAACGAGAAGCAGAGCTATATGTCGGTGAAACATAATATATAAAATTAGTGCTATGAACCGCATTGGTATTTGCTGTTGTAGAATATGCTCTTGTATGAGTTGGGGTTCTAACTGTTGTTGTACTAGATGGCTCGGTTCCAGATACATAAAAATCCCATCCTCTATCTGTAGAAGCAGTTCCTCTTACAGATCCACTAAATGAAAACGTTCCGTTATCCCACCCATATCTTAATGCTGTAGATGTTCTTTGAAAGTTTGAACCATTTGTATTAAAGACACCATTAGTTCCAGTATTTTTCCATGTTGGCATAGTTCCATTCCATTGTGGAGTAACAAATGTTGATGTCCATCTAGCATAAAGAGTTGCTCCTGCGTTAGTACTATAAGTACCACCTGATGTATAACTTGTTCCAGTGCCTGCTGCATTTGTATTCCATCCACCAAAAGAAAATCCAGTTTTTGCTAAACTGCCCGTGTTTGTTCTTAAAGTAAGATTCGTGCCATGTGTTTTAGTTTGAGAATCTGGAACAGATCCTGAAGTATTTCCGTTGCCATCATATGTTATTGTGTATGTATTGGCAGTCCATTTTGCATAGAGGGTAACATTTGAAGTTAAGGTAATTGCTGCTGATGCTGCATAATTTGTTCCTGAAGTTCCATCTGTTGATGTGTTCCAACCATTAAATGTATATCCTGTTCTAGTTGGGGTGGTTGCAGATACTGTTGTAACCCACCCATCCCAGGGATCGGTTCCGCTAACTGGACTAGTTGGCATGCTGGCCGTAGTATCGGTAGTGTTGTCATCATATGTTAGTGTTCTTGTACCCGATATGTCAAATGAAACACCGTCACTCCAATCGCTAAGTGTTGTTGAAGGAGCAACTGATCCAGTAGTGCTTGTTGTGGCAGCAGATCTAATGTATGCATAGCATCTACCAATCGATGTCGGGCCAGATTCATCTAAAATTGGGCTTGATGTACCAGACCCGTCTGGTGTAGATACCACTGACGGTTTAGTAGAACTGTAATACCAATAAATTTGATAGGCTGGTCCAGAACCGCTAACTGCTGTAAATGGAACTGAAAGTCTTCTTTGCCCAGCTACAAAAGCTCCTACGGCTGATAGGGTTGGAGTGCCCATTGTTGGCGGAACCTTATTTGAAGTTGTTCTACCAAGGACTGGTGTAGCAAGCGTACTGTTGTCGTCATTTTTTGCTCTAACATGTAAATAATAATCTACTCCCGAAGTTAAAGAGCCTATAACAAGAGGGGCAGCTGAAGTTGGCCTGGTTGTTAAATTTGTCCAACTTGATGGCGTAGATGTGCTTTGAGTTAAAGCATAGTCCCACGATGTAGGCTCATCTTGAGTAGCTGTAAGTGCAGGTTGTGTCCAGTGCCAACTTAGGCTATTTTGCGTTTGTGCAGAATTTGTTATTACTGGAGCAGGTGGAGCATACAGTGGGATCCTTGCTGTAATACCAGTGCCTGCTGGAAACCAGTTAGACCTTAGTGTTCCAGTTGATTTTCTTACCCAAAACCATCTCGTTATTCCTCTTAAATTTAATGTTGTTGCAGTGTACGGAGAAGTTACATTTGGAAAATCTGTTGTAGCTTGTTGATCTGTAGGCCTAGAGTCTTGGTTAGCATAAAAAAGATCATATTGATCTCCAGTTCCTCCGCTAAATGTTACAACAATTAAATTACTTGCGTTAATTGAAGTTGATAAAGAAGTAGGAGTAGTCGGAACTGGGGCTGATTGATTTGCTGCCGAAACTACTGAAGTAAATGTATCGTCTACTCCAGGTGGATAGGCCCAGGTTTGTACAGTATCCCATGAAGCATCATTTACTGTAGTCCAGGATACCCCTGTTGTTTTAGCTGGTGTTGAATCAAAGTATACCCTGAATACTGCTCCAGTTCCTATAAAAAATGATCCGCCATCTTGACCAGAATATTGTGTATTGCCAGAAACATAGTAGCCACGGTCCAAGTTCGGCATAGTAACATTTATTCCAACTCTAACCATATACACATCACAATAATTAATACTGGAATCATTATAAAATTTAATTTGATAATCTACAGCGTTTGCAGCAGAAGCTGATGTGTTATACAAATAGCCCTTATAATATAGATAATAAACGCTATTGTCCGAATACTCGGCAAGGTAATATTGTTCTAAGTCTTTTACCAATATAGCAATATTTCTGCCAGAAGACATTGTTGAAAATGAAGACGATCCAGAATCTAAACCAATATGTCCGTTAGATGATACATATAGGGTTTTTCCAAATGAGAATCTATATGGAGCTTTTACTGGGCCAGCCGCATATGAAGCCAATCTATAAGCATTGCTGTATCCGTTATGTCTTGTCCATGAGCTTCCGATTTCTATTTCTACAACTATGTATGAATCATTGTCAGCACTAGCTCCTATTGTATATGTGCTTTGCCCTAGCAAGGTAGTAGAATCTGAAAAGGTAACAGTGTCAGTAAGAACTTCTTCTTTAAGCATGACTCCGCCAGGGGAGGTGGTAGAAGATCTCCACCATCTTATTTTAGAGTTTGCCTGCTCTGCTCTATTATAATAATAATTTTCTAAGCCATAGTTAAATGTCAGTGTAAATAGTGGTGAAGCGGTACCTGTAAGTTCTGTTGAAAATGTATCTAAAACTGGCTGTTTTTTAATCATCTTGACAGGACTTGACACTGGGTTAATAAAATTATCACCTGTTCCATTATTTACCTGAACCTCATAAAATAAATAATCGTCATCTAGTCCAAGTCTTATGGAGTTTGTTATTCCCCCAGCAGATGTAAACCTATCATCAGATACAACTGTTGTACGTGTTGCTGAGTCTAGTGTGTCTGCCCAAGAAAATCTTCTATCAGTTATTGAAGTGTAGTTTGAATAGGTTCCGTCTTTTCCAAAAAGATCTGCGTCTAAAAATTGAGTACTTGATGCCACTGGACCGTCATATATAGTTCCAGATCCACTGTTGTTTGTTGTTCTAATTGTTGGACCAGTAATTTGAACTGGTAGGTTTGCTTCATTAAAAAATCTTTTCCAGGATGTGGCAGAAACTTTTATGTATCCCTGACGAACTCTTTCCCATACAGATGCGCCAGTTTTAATGTAAAATTCTGCAGTATTTTTCCATCTAGTCGATACGCTTCCCGATCCAGCTACAGTTTTAATATACATAATTTATCCTATGTGTAGAATAGCACAATGTCGCCAATTCGGCTACCATTAAATGATGATCCGCTTGGAGGGCCAGACCCCTGCCACGCTTCAATATTTCTAACTGATTTAAGTGCCACTGGCAAATCTCCAGTAGGGTTTATTGTCACATACCCATCTAATCTAACATTAGAAGTTGTATCATTTACATCTCCAATCGATGTTGATGAAGATTCAAGAACAGTAAATCCTCCACTTGCACTAGAGTATAGCCTTAAGGTTGGTGAAGAATGACCCGTTGCTCTTGGTGGCATCATAATAAGCTCACCAAGCGTGTATTCATTTGTGGGATAACTTCCGCTAACATCAATGATTCCTGGAGATGCATACCCTGATGCATATAGCTGAACTGTTCCAGGGTAGCTTACTCCGTCAATTTTTACAGATGTACCTGATTGAGCAGTTTCAAGAATTGCTCCTCTTACTGTTGATCCTGAAATTAATCCGCCAGAAATTGTTCCAGTGGATCCGTCTAATACAATTTGAGTTGTTCCCGACGGTGCACCGACTGATGTAATTTGTGTAGCATTAAAATTAAATCCAGTGGCGGATGTTCCATTTGTGCTTCCAATAAATCCAGAAACTGCCCTTATGGTTCCGCTTATAGTAGCTCCTGTTGCTGAAAGAGTTCCAGCTGAGTTTACTGAAAATTGTCCAGCGGATCCAGCTGTAATAGATCCGTCGGAACCCAAAGATGTATTTGATTTGCTAATAGCAGTAGATGTAATTGTCCATCCACCTATTGTTCCTTTATTAACAATAATTCCAGAAGATGTGTCCAATTGGAAAAGAGTTCCTGTTGAATCTGTTCCTTGAATACCAACGCCGCCAGTATATGCTCCTAAAGAATTTGTCAGAGCACCCATTTCAATTTTAGTTCCAGTTGGAGTTTGAAGTTTAAATTGACCATATACGGTTGGGGTTCCAACTTGAATAGCACCAGTAAAGTTACCAGCGTTTGCATTAATAGTTCCAGTTACGGATAAGCTTGTTCCATTCCACAACAACTTATCTGTTGCACCACCAACTGACAGTACTGCAGCGCTAGATACGTTTGTATTACCCTGAACATACCAGTAGTTGTCTGGAGCAATGTAAAGACCTTTTCTAGCATTATCTCCACCAATTCCATATCCTAATTTCATATCTCCAGCTGTAATTGCAACATCTGGCAAAAGAGAATTGCTTACTGGAGCCACTATGTTTGGATAAGTTTGCCACTGCGTCTCATTAGTATTTCCATAAATATCAAATGTGCTTACTGCAACTTCATAAGAGTTCCCGCCCTTTAGACCGTATATGTAGGTAGAAGTTTTTTCTTTTCCTGGTACTGACATGTATGTATAAGAAGATGCAGATCCAGCAATTCTAAACCTTATCCTGTAGCCAGACGTTGAGGAGTCTGTATTTTCCGTCCATGTGAATAACACCTTTTTGTCAAAAGAAAATAATCCATTTGAGTCATCTGTTACCGTTGCGGTGCCTAAAGTAAATGTGTTAACTGGCGGAGTACTATCAAAAACTATTGGATCAAACGGCACTGCCTCTTTAACGCTTGAAAAATTAGACTTTAATCCAGTAACAGATACATGCTTAATTTTAATATAGTTTGTAGACAAAGATGCAACTGTTACAATCGCTGGACCTATTCCAGAATATACTAGGTCGTACGTACCAGATTGAGAAGATGAAGTATGAACTTCTGTATATTTGTATGAAGGAGAGGAAACTAGTGGGCCACTCCAAGAAACTGTAAATCCATTTGAAACAGAAAGTACTGACCAATCTGTATCTAAAATATTCTGACCTGAAATTGCATCTGAATAAGGTGGTATAGCAAATGCTGTTCCAGTAGTTGACGTATCTATGTATGTAGTTTTTAATAGTCCAGTCAGAGTTGTTGGAAGAACGCTTGAAAAATTATTAATAAGATCTTGAGAAGAAAGAATAGCTTTTTGTGTAGTCTTTGTTTTATCTAGGGTATAACCAAATGGTACCGTTGTTGCCCCAGAGGTTAGGTATATTGTAAATCCATTTGCAAGATTTGGAGCCTCCCAGGTAATTTCTAGGTTGGTTCCATTCCATACAGCCACAACGTTTGTTGATTCTGGTCTGGAGATCTCTGGGGTGTACAGCACCTTAGAAACAGACCATAGACCAGATGTCTTATCTGCAAACTGCCATCTAAATTGAATTGGGTATGCACTAGAAGGATCTAAATCTGGTATGACAATATCAAACGTATCGCTGCCAGCAGCTCCTACGCTATAGTCATCTAGATCTTCATATGCCATACTAGAATCCTAAATCCAATCTATACTCTACATCTACTTGCCTTCCAGCCAATTTAACTAATGGTGTTGATAAAACTGATCTACTAATTAAACCAAAGTTTGGATCAAATGTATCTTCGTCATTAATTCTTAAAGCATCTAAACCAACTGTAGTTGATTGCCCAGAGACTGGTGTAATTGTAACTCCGATTTGATTAATATTTGAAGGGTCAACATTTAGAGTGCTTGCATTCAAGAAAAGATTTTCTATTTTAATATCAGAAGACATTTTGTATCCAGTTCCAGAGTCTGGAATTATGGTTACTGAATAATAATCTAGTGTTGAACTATAAAGCTTAATAACAATGTTTTGTAGATTAGCATCATTTTTTACATAGGCTAACTTTAAGGTATCATTTACGCTATAACCTGAAAGATCTATAGGCTGTATATTTGCCTTATATTCTTTTAAAGATGTTCCATCTGAAGACATGCTTAAAAGATATTGACCTACCCTAGCATCAGTTGTTGTTATTGAGGGAGCATTAGTCCAATCCAACTGGTTGTCAAAATCTGCTATAAATTTACTATCATAAGATGCCAAGGACTCTTTATATTCTGGGTATAGGCCAACCTCAGTAATATATCCTACAACATCTTGTGGGATTGTTGCTTTATACACTACAGAATACGTAGATGTATCATTTAATGTTTGTATATCCGTGCTTCCAAAAAGTACTGGGGTTCTATAAAATTCAAAACCAAGTCTTGTATTTGTGTCTTGGGCTGCCGTGCTATCAATACCAAAAGCCATGGACTTTGATTGAAATGAATCTCTTCCTGCTATAAAGCTAGTCAAAAATCTTTTACCGTATTTGGTAATAACATTTTCAGACCTGTATACTTCATGGCCGTCTTCGTAGTATATATATGTTCCTTTTATCATGATTCCCCTTAGATTGGTACAGAATATCCTGAATAATATGTTTTGCCGTCTGTTGCCAAAACAACCGCCCTAACTCTTAGCCATCTTTCAGAAGATGTTGCAGGAGTATCTCCTTGCCCTGAGCTGACTCTATAATTTCTAGTCTTTCCGCTATCTCCTATTGATAACAATCCGCCTGATACATAAGTCTTTGTTCCAGAACTTATTTTTGTACTTGTAATACTTGAAGATGATCTTATTTCCCATTGATAAGTAACCGATTGATAAGAACCTAATCCTGATACATTGTTCCATCCCCAAGCTATTGCAGTTCCTGTTCTATCAAAAGCAACTGATGGAACTGAAGGAGAAGGTTTTGTAAAGCCTATTGGCAAAGCAGGTTCTGTTGAAGATGATTGTCCACTTGGCTGGTTTCTTGCATCTACCCCTACAACATTTGCTTTATTTTTGCTAGAATTTCTAATTTTAATAATAGCTTTAATTCTTATTGCATTAGAGCTATTATAATATTGCTGGTATGTAATATTTTCAATATCGCTTAATTGAGGAATGTCATTTATTTCTACTGGCGGGTTTGGATCTACTGGTGTGGTTCCTCCGCTATCTCCACCACCAGAACCGATGGCAAATGGGCTAACTCCGTTTGACCTAGACCCTTCTTCAATATCTATGCCAACTGTTTTTCTTAAAAAAACACGGTCAGGAGAATTTTTTGGCAAAACAATTGGAGGCCCAACAACAACCGATTTTCCGTCAACTCTATTAGTGTCTTTTGTCATTTTATTATTATATCATCTGGTCGACTATAATGATCGACAAGTAATCTCCGTATCTAGTCCGTCGCTAAACGTGTGTCTAACGTTTGTAACTATAAATTTTTGTGTGCCATCTAATCCTTGATATAAATATTTAACAGATACAATATCTCCAACGGCAATAAATGGATTTCCAAATACTGATAAATTAATTAGCTTGCCCTTATTTACAATATTATTTTTAATCCAGGTTCCTAGTGCTTCTACATCTGAAAGATTTTGTAGCCAGGATGATTCAAATATTACTGGCTCTTGGTTTATATACTCTGACAGAATATCTGAGTTATACTCTAGAGTTCCAGATGGGGCAATTGTGTCTCCATATAAATAAAATGTTGCTGCCTTTTCGTCATTTAATGGAGTAAGGGCGGAGCTGTTATTCAATACATATGTCTCCCCACCAAAATTGCTAACCCTAGATCCTAATATCTTTACAGATGTATTTAGCCCTGTTGAAAATTTAATTGGGTATGCTGGAGCACTATTGTATCTTAAAGACACCTTTCTTATTTCTCTAACCGAAGTTCCAAATTCATCTATTCCCACTGGCTTATTTGCATTGTCTTCTTCTATAGAATTATTGTAAATAATGTCGCCAAATCCAATATCTAAATAGTCATTAGAAAAAGATCCTTGATACATATTTTTTGCAAATTCAGAATCATTATATTTCTTTTCGTCTATATCTGTACCATACACATAATCAAAGATAGCCTCTCCGTACTTACACACAAGGGCAATTGTTTTTGTTGGATTTAATATCTGGCTTACTGAGCTTTTTCCATTTTCATCCTCATAGACGCCAGTGCTATCTGTTGCAGAAATTAAAAATCCATTAATGTATACGCTGATCTTTATTGTTGATAGATTAACCTTAACCTTAACATCAATATCATAAGACCTTCCTCCGTATACCCCATTAAGACTAGTTACCGTATTTTTTTGAGTATCATTTAATACACGGATATCTCCACCCTTTACCTTACAAATTCTTACTTCTTTTTTATTTACCGCACCAGCCGTTTCTGTGCTATCAATTAAAATATAGTATCCATCATTTCCCTGTCCATCTACAAAAAATCCGAGTCCTGCCGACTGCCTTGTTCTATCAATAGTGGACTCCAAAAACATCTTTGTTCCAAATGCGTAGTGCTTTGTTGAATTTACTCTTATTGCTTCCTGAATATATGAAGGAAGCCCAGCGTACGATGTTGTAACCGTTGGCAATGATATTGCGCTAAATGTTCTATATGCTACAGAGTATTCTTTAGCACTTTTTGAGTTATTAGCCATTCTTAAAAATGATTTTGCTGCTGCCGCTTTATTAGGATCTACAACTGTACCCTTATACCCTGCCACATTATATTCAATTGGAGTAGCAAATGATCTGTAAACAGTATTTCCAAAAGTAGTTCCGTTGCTGGCTTTTACAGAAATTCCATAGGATTGGTTTGTTGAAAGACCGCTTATTGTAAATGGGTTTTCAGTTTTTGTTACAGTTTGAGAAGTTCCAGCAACCATGTTATTTGATGCATCTATTTTATAATATGTGACAGAGTAGCTCACTGGCTCAACAGTCATATTTGTTTTAGAAATTTTAACAGAAATTGATGATGTTGAATCAAAAGTTATTTCTGGTATGGCACCGATATTAGTTGTTGATTGAACTACATAAGGTTCAAATGTTCTCTCTACACCCATTATGCCCACGTAGCCTTTCTTTGAGACCAGTCCGCTAACCCTGTTAGTGCAGAGGCTGCGTGATATGCTGGTGTTGTTCCAAAAGCTCCCCTTGTCTTTACACGGTATAAGCCTGTAGGTCTAAAAAATGTTTGATTTGACACAAGGTCATATCCTGGCCTAGATAGATATCTAAATTTATTTACATCTGATGATGACTCAACCCATACGTTTTGAGATGTTGTTGATCCTATGGGAGTATACTGGTACTGTATTGCATCGTATTCAATTATTTCTGAATCAATCATAACATATCCCGCAAAATTATACAATGTTGCATTACTATAATCATCTAGTGTTTCTACATCGACTGCAAGTATTGTATTTTCTGGGGAAGTATCTGCAGATATGTTTGATCTTAGTCCGCCAGCACTTAGGTATGAAACCTCGTCTGTCCACAAGTCTCCTGAGTTTCCAGCATAGTTTGATGTGAGTTGGCTTTGCCACAAAATTTTAACTTGGTTTGCAGAAGGTATTTCTTGTTTATTAAAATCAACTATATTTGCAAGCGTTGTTCCATCTGTATCATAAGTAAATGCCCAGTCTATGCCTGTCTTCTTATAAATATAATCACGACTTGCAAACTGCAAAATGTTATTTTCATCAAAGAAAGCATTCATCTGTATATCACGACATAGTTCTTGTAGACACTGCCAAACCGTTTTAGAGCCTGTTGTCCACCAATAATTAATAACTGGGATAGACTTGTCATCTGATGCAGTTCTAATTTCATAGCTTGTAAAGCCTATAGAGTCTAGTAGTCTTCTTATGATACTAGTTACGGGATATGATTCACATAGAATATCTGGGGCTACCGTATCCATTAGATATTTAGCAGCATCTAATGCATTTAAAGATACATCTCCAGTATCTGATATTTGCCAGGAGTCTATGTAAAATGATCCTTGTGGCACTTTGTCATACAAATCTCCTGCCGACCCATATGTCCCAGCGGAGTGGTACACAGAAAAGTAGGGCTTCATTTCTGCATTCTTAACTAGATATGTTTTTGTTATATCAAAATTTGATTCTCTATTGTATGAAACGTATTCAATTGCAGATTGATTATACTTAACAAGATCCATGCTTAGGCTGTTTGCAGTAATCTTACCTACAGGCAGGATGTCTTCTGAGCTTGAAGAAGATTCTTTTTCAATATCAAGAGCAACTATGTCTGAAGATATATCCTTAATCCATCTTGCCGATAGCTCAATAACTCCTAGCACTTTACCGCCGCCTGGATTTGTTGCTTGAAGTCTAATTGATTTAATTAATTTAGGTGTAGCATAAGCAGCTGGCTCTGTTGAAGTCCAAGTGGTTCCGTTATAATACAAAACAATTTGTCCAGAGAGGTCTACTGGGGATGGACCTACTGTTGCTGTTGTAGCATCTGAATATGTAATGGTCATTGTATAATTACTTGGGAAGGCGTGAGTTTTTTCAAATCTTGCAACAATCTTGTTTGATACGGCAGGCTTTGTTGCTGCAGACAATGTTGCTGTCGCTGATTGCTCTCTTGCCCAAGCTCCTGTGGCAGATGAAGCAATAGTAAAAGATGTTGGGCTTGGAGTAGAGGCAATTACGCTTGCAGATAAATTAAAAGAAGCTGTTGAAAGACCAGTAATTGTTACTGTTTGCCCTGAAGAAAATCCGTGATTGTTTAATGTTTTGTATGTAACAATAGAACCAGAAGAAGAAGCTTCTTTAATCGTTGCAGAAAGAATAGAATAGTTAACAGTTAGATCTGCGCTTTGATTAATTGGTGTTACCCAATATTTATATGAAGTTGTTAGACCAGGGTAGTAAAGTCTTGGATATAGTGTTGTGACGGCAGACTCATATCCATCTGTTTGTGGGGATGTTGACCGTGGATAAATTAATGTTCTTGGGGCATAAAAACTATTTGCTGGAGTATCTGTTTGAAGCTTTGTCCATATAAGATACTTTACTCCAGAGAAAAGAGGTCTGAATGGCTTAATAATTGAATCAATTGGAAAAAGCTTTTTGTATGTATTAATTTTACCATCTGCTGACTTGGCATAATATTGATCCATTGTAGATGGATATGTAACGGTAATATTGTCAAGCATAGAGTTCATGTTGTATTCTATTGTGCATCCCGTGTTTATTTTAACAGAAGACTTTTGCTTAAATAGATTTTGTACAACAGTGTTGTTATTTGATGGAACTGTGGTAATCATTATACCTGCTCCATTGCAATAGATACATTCCAAAATTCTTGAGCTGGATCGCTTGAAGAATCTTTAACGTTTCTTTTTATTACCTCAAAACTGCAAGATGTAAAAGACACCGTGAATATTTCTTCTCTATCTGCAAATGGTGTTGTCTGATTCTTGCCATATACTATCTTGAGCTTAAATACACCCTGACCTTTAGCTCCCTCAAAATATGATTTTAAATCTATTGCTCCGTATCCTGCATCTACAGTCATATTTGAAAACGATGGCAGCATGTTCCAGGATGTGCTAAATTCTCTTTTATCTGCAATAAAAAACTTTCTAAGTGTTCCATTGCTCATTCTTGTTACCTTTTGAATACGGTTTTGGCCAATAGACATTGGCTGCCTGTTGTGCTCTGAAAGCTTTGCCCAAGTAGGAGTATCTGTAGTAGATGTGTCAATGTATAGAAGTGAGCCTACTGGTAAATATACTGTGGTTGCCATTAATTGCTTCCCCCTATAACGATATTCTCTCCAATTTTTGCACCTTCTGCTTTAGCCATCTGCTTAAATTCTTTCCAGAGCTCTCTGCCATTCTTAGGAGAATCTCCAAAAGTAAGTGTAGCATTAATTGTAACATTAGAAGTTCTTGATTCTTCTGATCCGTACTTCATTCTACTTGATGTGTTGTATGATGGAATATCAAATCTTGCAGCAAGGCCTCCAGCCGCCATCTTATTAATTGTTTCTAGATTTCCATATCCGAATGAGGCTGCAGACTTGGCATTAATAACAAACTCACCATTTGAAAGCATTGCTGGAATAGAATCTGATGTTCCAGTTCCTGGGCCAGATATGTACCCTCCCTCTGCTTGTCTAATTATGGAGTTTTTATATCCAACTTTATATGTCTGCCCATTGTATTTAAAGAATTGTCCTGCCTGTAAACCATACTCTCTAACAATTGATTCTTTAGCCCATTGCTCAAGACCGCCCTTATTAGTATTTCCTCCGTAAGCCACTCCCGATTTAGTTCCTGTCGCTGTAATTTCATATGCTGTGTCTTTAGTTTTAGATCCCTGTATGCCAATACCCATATATGCGTTGTAAAGATCTGCAATAGTTTTTCCACCTGTGATTGCCTTGGCTCCCGCAAGTGCCGCAGCAGCATCTTGCTTTAATGCTGCATCTGCTGAGCCAGCCTTATAGGTAGATACACCCTTTGGGTGAGTTGAAGACATAACTCTGCCTGCCATAGACTCTCCCTTTTCATTAATTAATGTTCCCGTAAATATTTTCTTTAGCTCTGCTGCTAAAATTTTATCTGACCCCTTTGAGTCTGCAGCAATTTGTTTTGCAAGATCCCCTAGAGGTCCTCTTACTAGTTCCTGTTGATCCTTTAATGCTTTTTTGTTTGATGGATCTTTTTCTAAAATTACATCAAGTCTAGCCTGCTCTTTTACTAATCTTTGATATTCGTTCTGATATTGATCAACCTTATTCATTCTTTCGCCTGCTGCGGTAGCATTATTTTGAGCGTTAGTTAAATTTTTTGCAGTCTTATCTGACTGAGCCTGAAGCTTTTCTCTTTGAGCAATTAATTCTTTTTCACGCTTAGCTCTATTTTCTTCAATTGCATCAATAGACTTTTGAGTTTCTCTTTCTCCAACAAGCTGCTTAATCTTTAGCTGTGCTTGTGCTGCTCCAGCCATATCTCCTGCAGCCATTTTGTCTGCGTATTCTAGCTGAGCTTTTTGAATTTCAAGGGCTAAGTTTTCTTTATTTTGTGAAGCTTCTAATGCTTTCTTTCTAGCATCTGCTTCTTCATTAATCTTATCAATTTTTTTATCAATAAGTTTAATTTCTTCTTTAATTTGATCTTGAGTTTTTTGTGCATTTGCTGCAGCTTTAGCGCCACCTGATGCAATTAATTTTTGCAAAGCAGCAATAGACTTTTGTGATCTAGCTCCAATACCGCTTCCTGAAGATTTGGCTTCGGAGGCGGCTATAGAAGAGTCTAGTGCTGACTCAAATGCTACCAGGGCTTGGGCCTGCTCTGATGTTATATTCTTTAAATCAGTTCTAACTCCAGAAAGAAGCAGTCTCCATTTTGAATACATGCCTGCAACATTGTCTGACTCATTTAGTATCTCAGCAAGAGCGGGATGAGTTTCTTTAAGAGATGTAATTTGCCCTTGAGTTAGTGTTAGCTTAGATCCTTCTTTTGCATTAATATCATCTAGAATTTTTGACATAGCTTCTTGCTGTGTCATTAATTCGCCGTTTTCTTTTTTAGTTTTCATTAATGTTTGTAGATTATCATCAAGGGCATCTGTAGTATTTGAAATAACCACACCTAAATCTTTTCCAAACAGCACATCTGGATCATATGCTCCTGCTGCGTTTTGCATATTTTTATTTAAAGTTTTAATCATAGCATCTGCTGCTGATGCTGAATCTGTAATTTCTCTAAATCCCTTACTAGATATTGCGTTGAATGCCATATCGGCTTTATCAGAAGCAGATATAATTGCATATATTTTATTTGTTGCATCTTGAGCAGAAACACCAGCGGCAATAAATTGTGCTTTTAAATTAGTAGCAATTTCAGTAACTTTTGCTTGCTTGTTAGAATCTCCAGATACATCTATGTCGGTAAAAGTTCCAACTAATTCTTTCTGGTTTTCTTTTGCATTCTTGATACCTTCTCTTAATTCTTTAATGCTTAAGGTTAGTCCCTGTACTCCAGATGAGTTTAAAGCTTCATACGCATTTCTTCCTTTTGCTCTAGTTAGCTCAAGTTGATCATTAACAGCTTTAATTGAATTAGAAAGATTGTTATATTTAATGCCTGCTTCTGCTGCAGATTTCTCTGTAATTCCAACCGAGTTAGTTTTCTCAATTTTATTTTGCTCTTGCTCTTGCTTAAACTTTTTAAATATTGCATATCCTGCAGTAAGTGCTGTAAGAAGCAAACCAATAGGGCCTAGTGCAAATCTCATTGCTAAGCCAATTGCTTTACCTGCAATTCCTGCTGCTCCGCCAACACCTTTAAATCCTCCAGCTAGCTTACCTAGTGAGCCCAACATATTTGGAGCAAGCATTGGAAGCACTGATGCAAATTGCATAATTTGTCCCGCTTGTCCTCCTATTGCTCCGCCAGCCATTTGCATTCCCATACCAATACCCATGCCAGCCATTGGGCCTGAGCCCATCATTCCTGCTCCTATATTTCCCTTTGCTCTTTCTTGCCTGTAAGCTGATCCAAATGTTATAGGATTTTTGCTGCCCTTGTTTAAATACTGAACACCCTTTACTTGCCCGCCTCTGTTAAAGTATTGAACTCCTGGTACCATTCCGCCTTTGTTCATTCCAAACATTTGTTTTCTTACTTTAGTAGTTGAAGGTGTCCATGATTTGTTATCCCAGTTTGCATATTTAGTTCGCAAGATTTCTCTATCAATCTTGCTTAAACTCTTTCCTCCTGTGCTAAGCACATCTCCTGCTGACATCTTTAATAATGAATCTACAATGTCTGGCTCTAAAGCCTTTTGAAGACTTCCCTGAGCATCTTTTACGTAACCGTATGGTCTTTCTTTTTCAAGATTCTCGACTAGCTTTCCATACATTAAGTTTTGCGCTTTAGGTGTTAAGCCAGAACTTCCAAATAGTTTTCTTCCCATACCAATGGATAGAGAAGTGGCTCCCCACTTCTCTCCTATCTTTCCAAACTTAGCTCCTACATTTTTAAAAGCTGTGCCCTTTAATACATTTCCGACAACTCCGCCAGCATTGTATCCTGGTATAATCCCACCAGAATTTCTTCTAAGCAATTTAAGAGCATGGCTAATACCACTTGATGTTGTTAGCAGTGTTGGTAAATTTGTTCCTCTTGCCCACGAAGGAACCCTAGAGCCTATTGTTCTATTTTCGCTGACCCATGATAGTCTTCCATTTCTTCTTTGAACCATCTGGCCCTTTTGCCTTGATCCTGTTGGAGATCCAGTAATTAGTCCACGAGATATTGCTTCATCTCTAGTTAAAACTTCCTTAGATCTTTCAGTAAATATTTGAGATATTGCAGAAAATAAATTTCTTCTTCCACCAGATTTTGCAGAGTCAATTTTAATTCCACGAAGTGCTGGTCTATATATTTCTTTTGCAAGTCTTTCAAATCCAAATGGATCTGACTTACCGCCAATCATTCTATTTGCATTTTCTGGACTTTCTAAAGAAGCAATTAGTTTTTCTAAAGCTGCATTAGTTCTTCTTGATGACTGTCTTCTATCCCCACCTAAAGTAACAGTTGCTTCGTTCATTAAGTCATTTGGATCATATCCAGACTGTAAAGTTTCTCTAATTCCATCAGCAATTTTACTTCCAGTTAAACCACTTCCATTAGAGTTAACTCCTAGATTTAGCCATGCTGGTAACAATAAAGCTAGACCACTTAAGTCATCTGTTATATGAGTTCTTTGAAGTCTTAAAGCTTTTCCACCTTTATTAAAATTAGGGCCATTAGATCCCTTTCCACCATTTATTGCTTGAAGCAATGGCAGATTTGCTGCTGTTGCTTCTTTGTTAATAACAAATTCTCCTGGAGTAAGCATTGCGGGAACTGTATCGGTATTGCCAGTTCCTGGTACAAGACTTCCAGTGTTAAATCTTTTTGGAATTGTTGTTTCTGTGCTGTATCCAGCACCAAATGTTTTTACGCCAAGTCCGCTTGCAATTTTATTAAGAAGGCTTCTGGTTCTTCCTGGGCGAAGAAGTTCTTTCATATTAGATTTTCCAGCTGCATTAACAACTGGCTGATTTAACAATGGCACTGTTGTTAGGCCAATTGTTCTTCCCTGTTGTCCCGCAATGTCTACAGAAGCTTGTGCAATCATAGCCTCTACCTGTGCGTTTAATTGAACAATTTTAGCTCTTGCTTGATCTACTGTTAATTTACCAGCTTGCAACTGTGCAACAATTGCTGCTGATTCAGCTGCGGCATTAGCGGTAAGCTTTGTCATTGTTGGAAGCAATGCTTGGTATGAATCAGATAGTGATGCTGTTATAAGGCCAGTTGATGCCACTTCTTTTTTAAGTAAAGCAATTTCTGCCTGTGACTGCATTGCAAGTGCGCCTGTCATTGCATGCCATTTTGCTGCTTCGGCTGCAACAATACCTGTTGATGCTCCGCCAATAGATGTCAGTCCTGGAATCTTTGGAAGGTCTCCAGACATATACATCTGAGGATTGTTTCCAATCTTTTGGTTTACTTTTGGTGCTCCTGGGACTGTACTGAAAATTGTTTGTGTTGATTTTTGATCTAGTGTCATTCCAGCAACTGGATTAAGATGAGACATTGACCTTGTGTCTTCTGGGCTAATTAATGGGTGGTTTGGATCAACAACTCTTGCTCCGCTTTGCTTAACAACATTTCCAGCCATTGTTGAAATTGCTGGTGACGCAGACACTGCGCCAGTCATAGCCTTGGACTGAAGTAATTCAAATTCTGTTACAAGGCCTGCAATTGCAGTTTTTAATACTGTAGCTGCTTTAGCATCACTATAGAATGTTGCTTCAACAAGTGATCCTGCTTTTTGTGCTGCCAAAATTTCTGGCGTAAGCATCTTCCAGCCTTCTCCACCTTTAAATAAAGCTCTAAAGTGTGATGCTCCTTTAATTATATATCCAAAGAAGTTGGCAAGAACACCAGTTAACATAATTACTGGGCCGATGACTGCTGTAAATCCTGTAGCAAATGTTAACAAAGATTTAATTGGGTCTGGTAATTTATTTATAAACTTAATAACACCGTCTACAATATTAATAAAGAATGTTTGAATTTTTAAGAACTCGTCGCCAATACCTGCAAGATCTGCTTTTAATCCTTCTACTGCTCTCTTATACTTTCCAGAAGCGGACTCTGTTACCATTGATAATTCTCGTCCTGCTACCTGTGATAATTCTTGGGAACTTGCTTTCATTAAGTCCATTACTTGAAGAGTTTGGCTTCCTTGCTTTCCAAGGTTTGAAAATAAAGCATTTAATCTAGCAAATTGGAACTTTCCAAACAGTTGTTCAATCGCCTGTTGTTTTTGCAATGGGTCTAGGTTATCTAATGCTGATTGCAGTTCTAAAATTGTTCCCGTCAGATTCCCAGCGTTTTTTGTTACTATTCCGCCTAGATCAATTCCCATTTCAGAAAATTTTTCTTTTGCTACCTTAGTAGGATTAATAAGTGATGCAAGTGCTGACTTAAGAGCGTTTGCTCCTTCTGAAGCATTAATTCCGCCTTCTTTCATTGCGGTCATATAAAGCGCTAAATCTTTTACGCTTCCGCCCATACCCTGAATAACAGGACCCGCCTTTGGAATTGCTTCAATTAAATCTGCAAGACTTGTTGAAGTTTGGTTTTCAACTGAGTTAAGAAAGTTAATGGATTCAGAAAGTTGCTCTGTGTTTTGTTTAAATGTAGTTTGAATTGCCAGGGTGGCCTTCATTGCTTCTTGTCTGTCTACTTCTCCAAGCACTGCGAGTCTGCTTGTTTCTTTAACTGATTGCAAAAGCTCATCGCCTTGCTTGCCAGTAGCCGCAATGTCTGCCGCAAGAGTAATAGTATCTTTAAATGAAACTCCGTATGCCTTTGAAATCTCTTTAGCTGTTTGAGTGACTTCTCTTCTTACTTTTTCAAGATCTGCTGCAGAAGTTGCTGCTACTCCACCGTATACCTTTGTAAGTCTAACTAGTTCTGCATCTGCCATTCTAAATGCATCTGCTGCCGCTTTACCGAATGCTGCAAGCGGTACCGTTAACCCTACAGTTAACTGACGACCTGCCCACTGAGTATTTTTACCCCAGTTAATAAGTTGAACTCCTCCATCCTGAACAACCTTGTTCATGATCTGTAGTTCTTGTCTTGCTAAGGCAGTTTTATTTTTTACAGCATCAAGTCCTTGTGGGATATGTACGCTGTACTGCATAAGCCCTTGAGCATTTTTACCCATCGGCTGAATGATTGCATTTTGTAATGCTACTTGCTGCTTAGCAAGATCTCTAATTAACCCGCCTTGTGTCCTTGTATGTTGCTGAAACGTCTGAAAATATTGCTTCAGCTTCATCTGGCCCCTGTCTAGGTTGGTGCCAAACTTTTCAACATCAGATGTTAAGGTAACAAAGTGTGATGAAAACTGTCCAGTTCTTCTTAGGTTTTCACCAAAAGACCTGTTCATTGTAGCCACTTGACTTGCGAGTCTTGTGTCTGATTGAATTATTTGTGCTTGAAGTTTTGATAAAGATGCTGTGACCTTATTGACATCTGCAATAAGACCTGAAAAATCTGCATTAGCAACTATATTAGTTACAATATTTTCATCAGCCATTTATCTTTATCTTACTCCTTTGTGTAGCCTAGACCTGCTCCGATTCCGAACCCTGCTTGTGATGCCAGGCTTCCTTGTAAGGAAACTATATCATCACCTGAAGCATCTATACCAAGCGCTTTCCTTTTAACATCGTCAAAAGTTTTTCCCTGTGGTACTGAATCTTCCTCTTCTACATCTAAATCTATTCCCTTAAGACTTGCAGTAAACTTTCTATCTTCCGACTTCTGCTTCTTAAAAGATTTCAATGTTTGAATAAGTTCTGGCATTGAAAGACTGTCTTCTAGTTCTTCGTAATTCTTCCAGTGACCTAGAAGAAAAACTTCACCCTCTAAAGCGGCTAAATCTAGTTCTGACCAGCCAGAACCGCTGCCGCTAGAAGGTTTGGGTCGTCCATCTTAATCCCACCACATACCTCAAGTATGCGATTAATTGTGGGGACGTCAAGTGCATCTTCTAGTGCATCTCTATCTGCTACCAACTCTGGTAGTTGTTTTTCAAGTGCTACTGCAACTGCGTCAATTAATACATTGAGTGTTTGATCCTCTGTTGTTGAATCGCTTGCTGCTTGTAATACGAGCATAAACTTTCTTAGCTCTTTGATACTTAAAGGCTTCAGCTTAACTGTTGAGCCATTCTGAAGCGTTAGTTCTTCTACGCTATATACTGTTGTTGCCAATTTAATCCTCCTAGGATCTAGTCTTAATTATTATAACATATAGATATTATCTATACAAATAGAAAAGCCCCCTTTCGGGGGCCTTTCTTGCTTAAATAAATTAAGCTAGAACTCGGTCAATAATCTTACCGTATTCTGAGCCGCTATAGTTAGCGTCTGGTAGAAGACGGAATGTTACTGGGAAAGTTGTTGCTGCGTTACGTGCAAGTGAGAACTGTGACTGTTGTACTGAAAGAACACGACGTGCATAATATACACGCTCTGTTGCTGCGTCTACTTCACCTGTTGTTGTAGTTGCTAGCGTTGGTGCTTGACCAATTGCGAATAGCTGACGTTCTGTTGGGGCAATACCAAGTGATCCTGCCTCAAGTCCTAGTGTAAGAGTCTTGTCATCTGCGCCAGTTGCACCCTTTGTTGGGTAATCATCTGTTGCAGCTCCTGCTGTACCTGCCTTAGTTAGTGTTGCTCCTCCTTGACCGAATACTACCAGAGTGTTCTCTAGTGTACCTTCGGACATTTCGGTTGCAATCATAACCTCCATAGCAGACTTGAAAAGCTTTGCTGTATCTAGAAGCTGATCTACTGTTACTGAATCGTAAGTTGGGTTGTAAGTGATCTGAAGACCATTGTTTGTAAATCCTACGTTACGAACATCTGAAGATGCGTCTAGTGCTACTGCTGCTTTTGTTCTTGCTGTGAAAGAAATTCCACCAGTTGCTCTGTCTAAAAGGTTTTCCTTATAACCAGATACTGTTGAATCGCTTGTTGAAATGTAGAGCGGTGAAGCTCCTACAAGAATATTTTTGGCTGAGTTAAATGCCATTGTTTCGTACCTCCTGTTTTCAAAATATATATATTTTTTTTAAAAATGTAAAACCTTAAATCTTGGCTGGCTAGGCCCTTCCCTCTATATCCAATAATAGAGTATAATACGCCAAAAGGCAAACTATAGGAATCTGCCCGATGAGTCTATATGTCTTGCATATTTAACCTCAAGGATTACGTCCGCAGACAAAAATCCTGCCAGCTCTTCAGATGGGGCTGTTGGAGAGATGTCGGCAACAAATATGCTAAAGAATTTAAACTTTTTTGATATCCCAGAGTAGGCGTTGGTATCCCTAGCCGATTCATCCATTCTTCTAAATAGGTCTGTCATAAGATTTCTGATTTCATTGATCTCTGAGACATCTGTTGAATAAATGGTAAATAAAATTTGCTCACAACATATTGCCCAGTTTTCCTCATAGGATAGGCCTATCTTGTCATAGACGATATGTTTTTTACCGCTTAAAAATTGGTTCATTTCTGGAGACTGCTGGACAGGAATAATTGGGACAATCTCTTGCCCTATATTATCTGAGTAATAATCTGTATCCACAAAAATATCATTAGCCTTTAATTCCGACCAAAGGTATTTTCTTAAATCAATCATTACATCTGCTTTATAATCTGTCATGCTGCACCTCCGAATGCTGAAGCAATTGCTGATTCTGCCTGCATATTTAATGTGTTAGCATTAAATGAATATTTAACTTTTCTAACATCAGACGGGACTCTCATTGCTTTAGTTAATGATGAATTAAATATCTTTTGAAATCCCGACTTTTTTATTGATAAGTTTACTAAATTGCCTGTAAAAAATTGTGCATAAGCTATCTGGAATCTTCCAGTTGCTTTGCCTCCGCCAGGCCTTGTAACGGTCACAGAGGCCCCTTTGGGCATGTATACCACTCCAGTGTTAGTTTCAAATACTAGGCGCTCTGCGTACCTTGGACGGATTGTTAGAGGCATTCCAGCTTCTATCACAGAAGCTTTGTTTATAAACACATGCTTTCTTTTTCCAAAATTATTTGGAACGGATGATTTAGATGGCAAAAAATTAGATACTATTTTAAATGAAAGACCGCTTGCGGGCATCATTGTAAGGTTAAACAATCTTGCGCTTTTGCTGCCCGTCTTGTTCCATTCGTACATATGGTGTAAAGATTTAGGATTTACTCTTGCCTGAGAGTCTACATACAATCCAAAGTCTTGTTCTATTTGATTAAATATAACTGACTGAAATTTCTTTTCAAATGCCTTGTTTGTTGCTAACTTGGACACAACTTGAGCTTGATAATAAACTGCAGCAGATATTTGTGCCACTGTGCTGTCTTTTAAAATTTTGCCTTTAGTACCAGACATGCCTTTTTGCAATCCGCTGGCTGCTGTAACTAGTAGAGAGCTATTGTCCAATTACCTGGTTCTCCGATCTTTTCATTGATGAGTTATATGCAACCACTCTTCCAAATGGGTCTGTAATTGGAGTAGTGCCCATAACTTCAAATACTGTTGGAGTGTCTGTTGGAAAATTTATTTCTACCCAAATTACATTGCCGTCAATATCTCTTATATTAGTTACCTTTTCTCTGGCAGTTAATCTTTCAGCAGTTCTTACTTGAATAGTTTGATCATTAGTGTATCTATTACCAAATACCTGTTTGTCTCCTGAACCCGATGTAGATGAGTTACCTATTACACCCTTGGCATGGCAAGATACGCTTTTATAGTAATGCCATTCTTTTAAAATAGCCCCTGTGTCTTCGTTTTGTGTATCAAACTGTCTGTAAACGTCTAACGTCATAGACAGAACGGAGTCTATGAGGTTATTCATTTAGATTACTACCGATCTTGATAGAACGTAGTCTGAAAGCAATTGGTCTGCGTAGTTGTTTCCAGTTCCACTAAATGATTGATCTGCATATTTAAAGTTCCAGTCAAAAGTCTGAATACTCTGTATATATTTATTTCTCCATACTTTGTCTTTAGAGAAATAGTCTTTCATTAATTCTATTGCAGCTAGCTCGACATTGTCTGGAACCTTTTCCCAACCGAATCTTCCATGAACTCTATATGGAACTCCAGACTGAAAAACTCCATAGCTGTAATCATTTATGCTTGGAGGTATCATTCCATTTGCCACATAAACTGTGTTGTCTATCATTGAAGCACGATTGATTCTGATACCGTATGCACTCTCACTGATAACAACATCATAATTCCAATTATTTATTTCATTGATATTGTCTAATAGTAATATGTCGTTTGCGTGTAAATAATGCAATTCATGAATTCTTGAAGGCAATGGCAGGGTATCTGAATTATCTCCGTATACAACAACAGTTTCGTCTTCTAAATAAAATCTCTGTCCTGTGTGCTGCTCTATAATCTTTCGAGCATATTTTTCTGCCAAAATAAGATCTCTATAGGACTTATAGTTTGGGTCAGAGGAGTCTGTGCTAAAATTTAAATCTGATACGTGATTAAAATCTACGTACGGAGTAATAACAAAAACTTCATCATCATGCTTTACTGTAGTTCCATTTACAGAGTAATTCCAACTTAATCTTAAAGTTTTGCTTCTGTCTGTAAATTGATATGGAATATTGACGGTATATGTACCAGGGTTGTTTTCATCCAGGGATGCTGTGAGCGTGGCAAGCAGCTGTGTAGGACTAATTGTTGGACTTACAGCTACATCTAAGGTGACGTCATACAACGCTACCGTTGGAAGAGAGTCTGCATTTGCAACATCACCATTCCAGAAAACTTTATGTGTTATTGGTGATTGACTCTTTATTAAAACCTCGGCCATTTATTTAGGTTTGTTTAGCCGTAATACTCCTGAACTTCCTTTGGAGTTGCTAAACGAAAACCTTCCTCCTTGTCAAAAATTTCTTGAGCGTCTTCTGATGTCATTGCGACAAAAGGATGCTCTTTTGTAAAAGTAAAACCTAGAATATCATACCTGTAATTATCTCTAGTCATTCTAACTAGCATTGTATTTTCTGGCTGAGAATCAGGATTAAATCTTGGAAGAATTTCTTCTGCTTCATCACTAAATTCGTCTGCCGCTTTTTCAATATCCTGGATAGTCTTTTGGTAAACAGACCATGTTACTCCCTCTTCGGCAAGAGCGGCAACAATATCGGCCTTGTTCTTTAGTCCATCAGTATCAACTGCAAAATCTTCTGCAATTTTTCTGAGTTCTGCTACTTTCAATGTCTCAAATGACATATATTCTCCTTTGTTAGGTTCCTTAATTATAGCATTGTTAAATTAAAATGAAAAGCCCCCAAAATTAATTGGGGGCCTTTCGGGGTCTATTTCTTAATTAATTAAGAAGCAACCTTAACGTTCTTTACGACTACCCAAGCATCTGCTTGTTCAATCTGAACACCTACACGAGTATACATTGTGTACTCGATTGTGTCCTTACGTGGTACGAAGAAGCGGTAAACGGTTACGTCACGCTTGATTCCAATAACTACGTTATTTGGGAATGTCAAGTGGATATCTCCATGTGAACCAGCGGCTCCTGAATGTGTTCCAGTCTGTGTCTCTGGAAGTAGTGGAACTTCAACAATTGGAATACCAAATGCGAATGGTGCCACATATCCTGCAGGTCCACCTAGTGGTGCAACTCCTCCACGAATTACGCTTGAAGCGATATCCTGTGGGATTGTCTGATTTGTTCCAATGCTGTTAGCATATAGGAAATCCTGAATCAAGTTTGATCCAGCAAGGAAGCGAAGGTCTCCACGACGTTGCTTGTACTTACGTGGCATAGCCTTAAGTGCCTTGTTGAATACTTCACGTGATACGTTAGCGCCAGCTGCGTCTACGACACGACCTGATGCCTTTGCCTTCTTTACAACGCCATCAAATGACTTGTAAAGAGCGTCTCCTGTATTAGATGCATCACCGTTAAGAATAACATCTTCGATGTCATTTCCTGCCTGTGTTGCCATCAAACGTGCAATGTGATCTTCTAGATCTGCACCTTCGATGTTATCTTCTAGAGACTCTGTTGAAAGCTCCCAATCCATGCGTAGCTTCTTTGTTGTCAAAGAAATCTTTGAGAAAGTTACTGCTGAGTTAACTGCAGTATTGTCTGCCTCTGTCGCAAGCTTCATAAGCTTTTCGCCTACTGACATGCGATCAATTTCTGCTGTGTCTGACTTCATACGAACTGTACGTGCGACCTTACCGATTACGGTTGCGTCGAACATATAGTCAAGGAAGCGAGCAGATTGTTCTGGGTTTAGAAGTCCACCGTTGCCATTTTCTGACGCTACGTGTACTCCTGTTCCACCAGTTGTTGAACCGAATCCTGTTGATACCTGAGTACCAGCGTTTACGGCCTTTTCTAATGTTTCATTGCTCATTATTTTATACCTACCTTAGTTAAATATTTCGTTTACGGAACCGAGGAAAGAACCGTTCCATTTAGATTTTCTGATTGTTACTTCTTCGGATCGGCCAAGATCTGAAGACTTCTTAATTGCAGTCTCTGATTCTACTGCATCGACACGCTTTTGTACACCATCAATCGTGCTCTTGATGTTATTTACAGCGTTTGAAAGCGCTGTGTGTTGTTCTGCCAACTCTGAAATTTTGATATCTACGCTCTTGCTGAAAGCTTCAACAGTCTCTTGTATTGTTGTTACTTGTGCTGCATTTACTTCAGATGCCTTATTTAGAGTTTCTGAGAAAAAGCCTTTTAGATCGCCTAACATCTTCGCAAAATCAGGTTCATCAACCTTATCTTCTGATACTTCGGCTGCTTTTTCCAGAGTCTCGGCAGGAACGTCTTCTGCTGCTGCTTCTTCTGCAGGAGCTTCAGCTGGAGCTGCATCATCTGCAACTACTGCTGTATCTTCAACGGCTGCTTCTTCTGCTACTGCTTCGGCTGGTGCCTCAACTGCAACATCTTCGACAACTACGTTTTCTGTATTATCTGACATTTCATTACCTCCTTCTGCGTTTGCCTGTTTTGCAATTGTTTGTGTTTCAGGCAACGTAAATCTTGAATGCTTATATGCATCAAGAATTTTATCTATCTCTTTTGACTTATTAACATCTGAACTTTCAACCCAGCCTATTAGTGTGGCTGGCTTTCCAGATATTGGAGAGTCATATGTTTTTTCTGTTGAGATAAAAACAGAATTGCTGTCTTCGCAATAAAAAATATTTTCAGTTGTAACTTCAGTTGCTATTCCCTTAAATATCAATGCACCGTTTGCCTTCTGTATAGAAAGAATGTTGCATAGTTCATTTGCTGGAGAATCAACAATAGAAAGCTCAATTAGTTCATAGTTTTTAATAAATCTTACAGTCTTACCGTTTGACTTATTAACTTCGTTGTCTGATTCAAGAATCTTTCCACCTATCGAAAAACCAGAAAGCGTACCATCTAGAACTTTTTCCCAGGTGTCTTGTGCACCCTTTGAAATATATGCATCTACATAGACTCCGTTATAAAATTCTTTTGATGTCGCATCGTAAAAAGTTTCTGGCTTAAATGAAACCATTTTACCTACTGCGTTGGATCCGTGCATCTCACGAATGTTTCCACGGAAACTTTCAAATGCTTTCAGGCTTGACTCTGCTGTTACAACGTCACCTGTTTGATCAACATTGTCTAGTGTGGCAAATCCAGATACAGTTCTTTTTTCACGGTTGACCTTGGTGAAGGGAACCGATAAACTGATGTTGTCGCCATGACTTGACCACAAAGACTTTTCAATATTCATATGCTTAATTTTAGCGACTTATACATAAAAAGGCAAATAACAGTTGAGTAGAGTTAGTCAACCTGTCTTCCATCGCCCTTAGCATTTCTTCCTTCTCCAGAATTATCTGGGGAAGTTGCCTGTCGGTTTTGGGATCTTTGTCGGGTATTTCCAGCCTGGGCTGTTTGCTCTGCGGCGTCCTGAGCCTTTAAATCTACTACGTCGTCTCCGCCTTCTAGTGGAATCATTCCCTTTCTAATTCTAACTTCATTAGGGGTAATTACCTGCATTCTTAAATATCTTTCATCGATTTTAGATTGAGTATCTTCATCGGTAAGGGTTAATTCATTAAATTTAAGAGTTAATGCGTCTGTCTTTTCCTCAAATATTTTATTTAATTTTTTCTCTAAAATCATTTGTGCTGGGCGACAAACCTGCTCTTTAAATGTTTTATCTGCATCACGAGCTACCGCTAAATTTACTCCTTCTGGAGTTCCAATTTTATTAATTGGGACACGGTGGGCCAATAGGATTTCATCTCTATTTGATTTGCGGTAAACATTAAATGAAGATTCCTGTGGATTTGCTTCCACTGGCTCCATCTTAAATTCTGTCTTTGAGTCTGGGGTATCTCCTGGAAGTGGAATATATAGGGATCTATGATTCTTTCCTTTTAGTCCCACCTGGAAAAACTCAAGCAATTTTCTTTCTGATTCTGCTGAAAGCTTTGCTCCCTTAACTGTAATAATATATCTTGGAACAGCCTTGTTTTCAAAGTAATCTAGGTTGTATCTGCCAGATAATTCATTACCTGCCAAAGAGACTTGAGCTGCAATAATATCTGCCACTCCATAATAATTATTCATCGGAGTGTACTTCTTCAAATGTATAATTTCATTTGGTCGGTCTTCTTGACCAGCAATTGGATTCTCTGTTTCTGTGTCTCCAAAGTTTTTAAAGTAAACAGCCTTTCCGTATAGCAGTTGAATAAATCCATCTCTAAGTCTACGCACACGCATTGTCTTTGCTGGGATGTGGCCAATATATCCAATGTTTCCATTTGTCGTTCTACCAATTTCAATATAGCCATTGCCTGTTGCTTCGTAATCTGTAAAAACCTTAATCAGTGTTTGTGTAAATGTATCTTCATCATTTGTTGTATCAAGCCATGTGTGCAGATCTTGCCTTAGCTTACTTAGCTTTCTACGTGCTCTTTCAAGTGACTTGTCGTCTGTAAGTGAATCAATGGCGTCATTTGTTTTCTTTGTCTCTATAAAATCATATCCTAAGCCAACAATGTTTGCAACTTTAGCATTAATTGCAGCGTAGTTATATGTTGAAATCTCATATACCTTTGAAAGGTATTCTAGGTTGTATGGAGGTTCTACTAGGTCGAACATAGCATAGCCAGTAATTGCTTGTGCTAATAAATTTTGCTGTGTGCCAGTCTCTTCTCTACCAGTAAATGATTTAGAAAATTCTCTGCTCATCTTGCGCTTAAAAGATGTTCCAAGACCTCTTACTTTTTTAAGATCTTCTAGTCCTACCGCAAATGGGTCATTGCTAATTTCATCTTTCTTTAAAGAAAACCAATCGGCATTGTTTGAAATATTAATTATGTTTTCTGAGTTGTCCTCATCAAGAAATTCTACGCTCATTTTATACCCCGTAATTTTTTCATTTCGTCTTTATAGTTTCCAATATCTAGTGGGTCTGGAACTAGTCCCCAGTCTAGTCTTTGCTTTTGGTGTTGGAATTCTTCATCGTCAATCTTTCTTCTTCCAGAAAGAAATTTAGGCCCGCCTTCATATATGCCGAATGAGCGAACTTCTCTAGCCAAAGCATCGATCTTGGATCTATTTCCTTTTTTGGACGTGACTGAAAGAAAATTGCCATCATCGTCTCCAATCCATCTACCATCTGGCATTTGCCAAACATATATCCCAAGAGTTGTTTCCTCTTCAAGGATTTTAGAATTTATTCGGTTGATATCCATAGTAATTTATTTTACCATTACTTCCCGCTTAAGTCCAGCTTTTGTCAACCAGTAGGACAAATTATTTGTTTTGGAGTACAATCCAGTCATTGTCGTAGAACTCTACTGAGTTTTCTGTCAACGTAATGGACGAATCATCTGCTACAGTAGCAGATCTTCCAATATGCATGTTGTAATGAGACAGTGCGGTAGGGGCTGTAAATGTAGATGGATAGTAAGAGATATATTGATATAGGCTAGAAGGGCCACCTGTTGCTGAATGATTAAATAATATTTGGCCTGTAATTGGTCCACTTGTTACAATTATAATATGATAAAGCTCGTTTGGGGTAAATACAGAGCTTATATTTGTCTGAGATGTTCTATCTACCCCATTAACATAAATAGCAGATATATTAGATTTAGTAATAGTTCCATTAGTAGCCCAAGAATATCCTGCTGCTACAAAGTCTCCATTTGCCGTGCTTGATATAATAGAGTTTGATGTAAGGTCTGATAGAGTTAAAAATAACTCTATTGTCTTTATTGATTCTGCGGTGTTAATTTTAAATCCCGCCCCATCTGCTGTTGTCACACCATTTAGCTTTTGGCGGGACAAGATAGGATATTTAACTCGTCCTAGCGTAATATCTTTTGAGGCAAATCCAGCTGTGCCCTCTATTGTATAAATATAATCGGGGTTGCTTATTGAATATAGGATCTGATCTTTATAGAAACAAAGTAGTAGGTTGTATAGTCTTGGAATAAATTTAGATGTATCTGATGATGCAAATGTTATCTCAAGATAAAGGGTTCTTTCAGAACTAAATGATCCTAATTTAAATTGAGGAATTGCTCTTCCATTAGAACAGGCTTGCCATGTTGTTCCATCTGTAGAAGTTCTTACAGACACCCCATTATCGCCGCTCCACTCTATCTTAGAGGAGTCTAAGTCGAATCCTGCAGGAATTGCTATGGCATCTACAACAACTACGCTCTTAGAGGCTGCAGAGTCCGTTTTGTTTATTTCAAGGCATTTCTCTTGGATGTTATATGTTAAATCTTCTGATGCAAAAATTTCTAGCGGCTTATTAGCTGGATAGGCAAAGTTAAATTGTTTGCTAACGCTATCGTCGTATATTTCAAACAACGTACCGCTATCTGGGTAAGAAACTTGAAATGGTGAAGTAGTGCCAGAATAATTATAATGTTCTAAAATTCTATCTGAGCCAAGAGCATACCTGTAAACTGCTGGAGCATCTACAATGAATGAATCGGACGCATTTCCTGTTGGACCTAGTTTTAATGTAATTGTTGGGCTAGTAAACTTGTAATTATTTAAAGATTTGCTTGCTGCAAATTTGCCGTCTACATATAAAGACATTTCTGTAATAGAATACGTGGCTACAATATGATGAGATTGGCTAATATTGGGTAAAGTATAATCAAGTCTTTCCGCTTCAAGTTTAAATACTATGTTACCCTTTTCGTAAAAAATACCGATATTATTTGTTGAGTCTGCAAATATAGTTGTTAACCCAGTTGTAGTAATTTTAGGGTAAATCCAAACTTCTAATGAAAATGCGTTATCTGATGAGTTATTATCTGCAAATCCACCATCGGCGGTAGATCCATAGTAATCTTTGGTTACTGGTAAAGTAATGTACTTTGTGTTTGTTATTAATGATCCATTTGCCCCGCCAGCAACAAGTGGAATAAGCCCCGTAGAAATTGCCCCCGTGTAGGTTCCAGAATTACCACATCCAGAAACGTCGGTTGCGGTAGTGCCAGACAGCTCGTCTAGCGGCCAAAAGCCAATAGGGTAATCGTTTATTACTTTAAGTTGGTAGCTCATCTTATTATTATATACCTATTTCCTTTATATATTATTTTCTAAAGAAAAAGATTGCAACCATATACTTTGTACCCTCTGTTGTTGGCAAAGGCTCATGCAAAATTCCATGGGACTTGAATACGACTGCGCTTCCAGGCTTTGGCTTAACAGAAAGGTTGTCATTAGGAAAAGCCAGGTCTCCACCCTGATAATTATCGTTTAAGTAAAAAACAATTGAAACTGTGCCTGTCAAGTGCTGTGGGCTATAGTCTGGATCCCAGTCAGTATGTGGGCCCATTTCTGTAGAATTGTTATATTTATATATCTTGCAATGTGTTGGGAGATCCCCTAAATCTATTTGATGTGCCGAAGCGTACTCTTCTGCTATTTGTATTGCCCTATAATGAATCATACTGGCAAACTTAGAGTTATGCCTGTCTCTATTATTATTATTTAAAACATTTTTATAATTGATTGTTTTTTCATAACCATACTGAACAGTTTTGCATGAAGAATTCCATGGCTCCCATTTACTTATCTGAGAGCCCATATCTTGAAATTGATCCATTAATTCAATTTCTTTTATTAACTCTTCAGGGTTGTCAAATACTTCTGTATAGTAATGTATATCTGGAGTAAGTATTTCTTTAAGCATCATACTTACCTTTATGTGTTGGTGGAGTTCCCCTTTTCTTAAGATCATTCCACTCTTCGTAAGTTTTTTCTTGTTCTGCTCTTGTTTCTTTAAGTTCGGCTTCCCACTCAGCTATTTGTTCTGGTGTATAAACTGCATCAGCATCATCCCAAAACGATCCCACTGTATATCTTTCTGCCTTTTCAACCATCGTGACTTCATGCTCGTTGCCATATCCACCTTTAAAGAAAGCAAGTCTACCAGGCTTTGGCTTTATTGCAATATCATGATGTTTAAAGTTTAAAAACCCTCCATCAAAATTATCATTTAGATAAAGGAATCCTGCATATTTACTTTTATAGAATGCGGAAGGCTTTCCGTCTTCATGGGTATTATCTGAGTGAAAACCTGCAAATGCTCCTATTACCCACTTTTGTGCGTGGTAACTTACTTCTGATAACTCTTTGTTAAAACAGGTTTCCCCTGCTAGTTTAACTTTTTCTTTTAGTATAGAAAAATAATCTTTAGGCAAGCCAAATAGAAGTAGGTTATCGTCCCAAGGCCAGTAGCCCATGGCAAGAGATCCGTAAAAAGAAATTTGATTCCACTTTAAATGACCAGCGTCGGTAATTGCGTCAAAATAAGCAATTATTTTTTGGCATTCTTCTTCTGTAATTAAACCATCAACAACAAAAACATCATCCTTAAGCGATACAATTTCCATTAGCACTCCGTCTTATCTTTATCTTCTAGACTATCGATATAATCTATATGATCTTGTATTTCTTTTTCAGTTGGAACCTTTAGTTTTCCATTTTCAAATACTAGGTTCCCGCCATATACATCTAGGCTCATTCTTCTTTTTTCCATTTCAGCCCATTTTGTTGCACCGTATTTTAATTGGTTTTCTAGCCATTCATCAGACCCCTTATATGGATAAACCATAAAGTTTCTGATTAAATATTTATTTCCTTTAGTCGCCGTTCTTACGCCATGATAGTATCCTTCTCCAGAAGGAAATACCATTATGTCTCCTGCCTCTGGCTTGTATGCGGGAACAAATTCTCCATTAACATAAAACTCAATTTCTCCGCCTTCATAGTCGTCATTTATATAAACCGTACAGGTTATATAAAATTTATTTCCTGGAGCATCCTTATCTGTTTGTTTAAAATCTGTGTGATACTGCATTGTTAAATTATTCTTTAAAGAATCTACGTTAGTAAAATATTTGCAAAATGATGATGAGCCGAGCTCTGCTCCTTCTGGAAGGTCAACATTATATTTCTTTATGTAGTCTTCAAGAGCAATATTATATGCATCCCAAACTGTTTCTGCAGCCCAATACTCTTTGTCAAAAGTTTCATTTTTGCCACGTAGGTTATCCATAGCACCCTTAAATTTTGTTGATGAGTATGTGCCAAAGGAGCTCCATCTAGTCCACGGAACAAAATAATGTTCATCTGAATCTTTTTCAATGTTTTCTGTAGACTTTACAACATCAAAAATTTCCTTATGATCTGGAAGTAAACCTTTGTAAATTTCAATTCTGGGATACAGGGTCTTTGATACTATATTATCCATTTATTTTTTCTCCTAATTTAGTTATAGTCCAAAACCAAGGTGAGGTGTATCTTGTTCCTTCTGTAATAATATCGACACCATGTATATAGTTTAAATCACCTGGAAAAAAATATGCCGCTCTAGCTTTTGGCTTAAAAGCAATTTCTTGTTTTGGAAAATGCAATCTACCACCTTCGTAATCTTCATTTAAATAGATTACTGTCCCAATGTCATACCATGGAAAATTGTTTGCAGTTCCCTTATCTGGTCCTTCGTGCAATTCTTTATCTGCGTGTGGCCACTGCATAGAGCCAACTGGCCATCTAACAAGGCATGGGCCTGTAGGCTTTACCTCTACATTAAAATGCTTTTCAATCATTACTCTTAGTCTTTCAATTATTGACTCTAGCATTACTGAAACAGCTGGATCTGACTCATCTAAAGATTTTCTTGTTGCAACACGGTTTGCCCATACGTTGTGTTGATAGATGATTGTTCCATTCTCATTTTTAACATCTTGGCCCTGATCCCAAACTTCATTATTTTTAATAAAATTTAAAAGGTATTCGTTTTCTTCTTCCGTTAACAAGTTCTCTATTTCAACAATGTTTTCTTTACCATTGCCAAAATAACCAGAAGGCGTGATTGATGTTCTGTGCTTTCTAATATCCGAAGGGTTCTCTACAGTGTTTTCCATTTATTTTTCCTATTCATATTTCTTGGGTACCCAGGTATTTTTTTTATATACTCCAGTATTTGCTCTATATATGGCCACATGGTCATTGTGTCTTTTTTGCATTTCTTGATACGTATACAAATTAAACTCTGATTTCCATTCTTCTCTTTTGATTGGAATTATTTGTGCATAGGGAGTTCCTTTTGGAATAATTCCTTTAAAGCCATCTCTAATAAAAAATGGCATTAGCCCTGGCGGGGCATACCTATCACTATCAATTATACCGCCTACCGTTAAAAAAGGCAGCTCAAAATTATTAATAGGCTGTACAACTAAAGCGCTATACCCTTCTGGAAGGGTAAATCCCCAATTTGGATACCAGTGATAAACAAATTTATAATATCCTTCTGGATAATGAAATTCTCCCATGTGCGAACGAATTGAAACAAAGTCATCAAATCCTGGCTCTGCTTGCACTAATGTGTATCCGTCTTTTATAAAAACATTAATGTCGCATGGTGTTGTAAGCATATATCCTGTCGTAAAAATATCATGTAAGGCTGGACAGGCTTTAAAGCCTGGGCCTCTTTGATTGTCTGGAGGACCGACTACATCATTTCCTTCAAAATCTTTCCAGTACTTGCTAGCATTCTTAAACCATCCTGGCATAACATTTTTTGTAGGGCTTGGAACAAGATCTTTATTGTTATAGTGTCTATTTGAATTAAAAACAATTTTCATTTGTATTTATTGACTTTCAGCTTAATTGATTTTACTTCATGAGATCCTAGTTTATTTCCTAGATAGTCTGTGGCATCTCTATAGTAGTCTGTCCAAATTTGTTTTTCTGCCGCCTCTTTAGCTGCAGCAACTGCTCCTTCATAAGTTGGAACATTCTCAAAGTGTGGCTGTGGCATATGCCTTATATCCTTTACTTCAAGAGTAGAGTTGTTTAGCTCTGTTAAAGATATTGGCAAAATTGCAATTACTGGTTGTCCAGCTTTGATTGTGATTGGAACGTATGGCTTTGTAATCTTCCATGCAACTGGCAATGGGCTACCAAAAAAAGATGTTGTTAGTAAGCTTGTTACGGCCTGGGCTCCATCAACAAACATATTTGGAACTGGGAAAGATAGCAATGTGTAATTACTTTCTGTTTCAAAAGTTAGATTTGTTTTAAAATTAATTGTTGAGTGACCTCTACCAGTTTCGCAGTATTTTTGTCCTTGTAAAACCTGAACATTATGTGGATAGGTACTTGTTACTCCATCCCACATAAAAGTTATATCTTCTGGAAAAGATATTCCCCAGCCTAATTGATTTGCTAGAGTTAGTGGAAAGCACCTGTATGCATGATTATGCTCCGTCTGGTCCATCCAATCTCTTTTTGCAGAGAGTGGCTCTATGTTAGCTGTATCTTGCAAATTATCATATGCTGTTACCTTAATCAATTAATTATCCCTTTGTTCTGCTGGGATAAATTTTTTACCTTCGGTAAAATGGTTATATTCATAGCCTGCCTCTATTTCTCTATAAAGAGGTGTGTGTGGAGCCTCTTGATAATCTAACATTGTAACAATTGCATATTTAGTTCCAGATTTTACTGGCATTGCTGCATGAGAATAAATATAAGAAGAAGGAAAAAGATATAGATCTCCAGCTTTAGGTTTAATCTTTAAGCCAAGCTTATCGAAAAACAACTCTCCGCCTTCGTAGTCGTCGTTAATATAACCTACTGATGAAAGCACACACACATATGAATATCCGTGATCTGAATGGACATTAAAGTGTTGATTTTTTGCATACTTAATAAAGTTAAAAGATTCCCAATAGTTTAAGGGTGGAAGCTGAAACATTTTCATGTAATCTGCTACAGCGTTAAGCTGTACTCCTTTTGAGTCTCTCCATATCTGTCTTAGCTCTATTTCATCCTCTGTAAGATCTTCTTGCTGAACATGATTTCCATTGCCATACATTAGGGATCCGCCGTCATTTTCTTTAATTTTAAAATCCCAGGCATCACGATAATCTGTATTTAGTGTATCAAAGCCTGTTTGAGCCAGGTTCCAGTGCTTCTTGCTTTCTTGTTTTTCTAAAACCTTTTCTAGTCTTTCTGCCAGATTGTACTCTTTTTTAAAGACGTCTCTGTATACAATAATTCCTGGATATATAGTTTCTGCATTTGGAAGCATATTATTTTTTCCCCTTGTGTTTGTTATCTATCATTCTATCATATTCTTCGGTATGGGCATCATCATTGTAGTCTAGCATGGTAACAAAAGAATACTTGACTCCTGACTCAACTGGAAGAGCTACGTGAGAATATATAAAAGAGGAAGGAAATATAACTAAATCCCCTATCTCTGGTGTTATATGTAAATTAAATTTAGGAAAATATAGCCCACCGCCAGTATAACCATCATTTGGATATCCGACTAAAGATACGGCACATTTATATGACCACCCGTCATCTGCATGCTCTTGAAAAAATTGATTAGGGTAATATTTAACTACATTAGTCCATTCCCAAAAATCCATTTTAATTGAATACATATTGCAAAAATCTTCAACTGCATCTTTTTGGCAATTATAAATATCTTTGTAAAGTGGGTGAGATTTTCCAAGAGCAGAGATCTTAAAGTCCCATGCATCCCTGTATGTTTTATCTGTCTCTTCTAAACAAACAGTTGCACTATTCCAGTCAGTTTCTTTGCTGGATACGCAATCTTCAATACGATTAATTAAATCAAGTTCTTTTGGAAAAGAATTAGGATATACCCATATCCCAGGGTACAACTGTTTTTTGTTGTATATCATTATTAAAGAATAGCATTTTTGCGTAATATAGTCAAGGATTAGTTATCCTGAAATTCTGCGTCCGACTCTTCTTCATTGTGTGGATTTTCAGCAATATGAGGGTCCACATCATTTGGATCTATCTCGCTGTAAGTTTCGCATCCATTATATGCAAGCATTGATCCTGCCACAAGAAGTCCCCACGGTTCTCTGTAGAATAAAAATACGTCTGTATCTTTTTCTACAAGATCCAAGGACTCAACAACTATTGGATCAGAAGGGTTATCGTAATTAAATATTTCATCGCCAATTTCTAGGTTAGCTGCTTCTGGAAGCATATATTCATTGCCTCTTTTTATCACAGGTTGTTCTACTAATGACAAATCATATTTAGGATTGTTATTAATTCTTACAACTGATGATTTTGTTTCCTTGAATATATTTGTAACCTTTGACTCTAATGTTTTTTGATTAATTAAATTAGAATCTCTCCATGAAGCAACTTGAATCATGCAGTCTGTGCTTATGTATCCTTGTGCACAGTTAGAAGAATGTTCTGGCAAATTATCAAAATAAGCGGTTAAAAGAATATCATCTATCTTTATATCTTTTGCTTTTTTGTATCCGTCCTTAGTAAGCACCTCCGTATCTGCTGGTATACAGAATCCTGGAGGGCCAAAGAATCTTGGAGGGCCAAAGAATCCTGGAGGTGCAAAAAATCTTGGAGGTGAAAAGAATCTTGGAGGGCTAAAGAACCCTGGAGGTGAAAAGAATCTTGGAGGGCTAAAGAATAGTGGAGGTGTAAAGAAGTTTGGTGGTGTAAAAAATAGTGGTGGCACAAAGAACTGTGGTGGCGCAAAGAACTGTGGCGGCACGAAGAAGTTTGGTGGCGCAAAGAATTGTGGTGGCGCAAAGAAGTTTGGCGGCACAAAGAAGTTTGGTGGAGCAAAAAAGTTAGGTGGCGCAAAAAAGTTAGGTGGCGCAAAAAAGTTAGGTGGCGCAAAGAAGTTTGGTGGGGAGAAAAAAGCTGGTGGTGAAAAGAATGTTGTAACTTCACCAGTTGCAGAACCTAAAGAAGTTCCATTTGCGTTTACTGCTTTTACTGTATATATCTGGGCACTTGCCATAGTCTCTCTAATTGCTATAGATGTTGCTGGGAAATTAGCTTCATATGGTGATGCTAGTCCGCCTGGCTGTGTAGTTAAATCTGAAGATGTAATTATATATTTTGATATATCTTTTCCACCAGTTGCTGGGTGCCCCCATGAAACAATATCTTGTCCACGTTGTCCTGGTGTAGTGGTTTGTGTACCTTCTGTGCTATGGCCTGGACCTGTAGTGTTAGATACTGCTGTAACTGTTCTTGGTGATTGTGGAACTGTTGTAACTAAAAGAGGGGCGGTTGCGGTAGACTCCTGAGAAGTTCCATTTACATTTGTTGCATTTACTGTTACAAAGCCAGTTAGTCCTGAAGGTATTCCAGTAATTAAAATTGGGGATGTTGCAGAAAAATCTGTATAAGTTACTGATCCAGTATTAGGAGTAAACTTTGCAGTGTAATTTATAATAGGCAATTGGCCTGTTGGGTATTCAAAAGTAATATTTATAGCCCCATTGTTATATGGTCTATTTGTTCCTACATCTGTTGCAACTACATTTATTGGTGGTACTGGATATTCAAAATCTCCAGAAAGTTGCGCTTTTCTACCCGTCTTTTTACCCATTTTTTAAATACCCTTCTTACGCTGTCAAGTCTCCGAACAAAAGCCAAGTGTTGGCATCTCTTTTTAATATTGTTGCAATTGACCATTGAAATCTTAACTTTTGTCCTGGAGTAAAGTTTAATACTACACCAGGTCCTGCTTGAACCGTAGTTTGTCCTGCTCCTGTTTGTAAAATATCAAGAGTAGTACCAACTGGGAAATTGATAACCGTATCTGCTGGAATGGTTACTGTATTTGCAACAGTCATTCTCATATCGATAATGGAATCTCTTTCATTTAAATTACTTAATGTGTAATTAAAAAATTTAGTATATATAGGTGTTATAGACGGGGTACCTTGTTTTGACTGTACCCCATCTATAAACTGAATATTACCCAATGTGCTGTCAAGTGTTCCACTTAACTTTACTACTCCAGAAAATGTTGTTATTCCAGAAAGACCGCAGTTATCAGAAACTGATAATGATTTAACCTGCAAATCTGTTTCGTAGGGAAACTTTCCTTTAGTAATAGACATTGTTATGTTTTCCTATGCCTGTGCCTCAGTCCAGGATAGTCTTGCGAACACTGGAGCTGTTGTTGAACCAAGATTTGCAACAACAATTGTTAGTGTGTCTGGACCATCTGGGTAGATGTTTGTATTTGAGTTTACTGATCCTCCACCCACAATTGAGTTTCCAAGATCTCTAACGTTTGACAGATCGATTGAGTTAGCTCCAGTTCCTACGAAGAAACCTGCAGTAGTTTCTCCACCAGATAAAGTGGTTGAGCTACCTTGATAATCTACAATCTGTGCTAGTGATGAGTTTGCTACTCCTGCTACGTTTCCTACCGCATTAGTCCATGCATTTGTTGTTGATGGAACTCCATTTAGAACTGCAGTTACAAGAAGGTTAGCGTTAGCTAGAGACGTTGTAACATCTAGTGCTTTAAGTGTAAGCTGCATACGGTTAATTAGTTCTCTTTGTCCGAATGCTGCAGCAATACCATTATCTACTGAAGGTGCTACACGGATTGCAAATAGTGCTCTTGATTGTCCTGCTGGAATAGAGTTTCCAGTTCTCTGTCCGTATGTAAACACGAGAGACTTATCTTCATCAAAGTTACCGTCCATGATTACCGATGTTCCCCAGTGTGATATGGATGCTGAGAATGATGGGAATGCTAACTCAACCATTGTTGGTGAAGTTGCTGCAAATGTAAAGGCTTGAGCGGATGTGGCTCCCATTGGAGCAATAATTACTCCAGTAGGGTTATCTGTTAAAGCTGCTTTGCTAAACTGAACTGATGTACCAGTAATTGAAGAAATAAATGTTCCTTCAGGGAAGGCATTAGATATAACTCTTTGTCCTACCTGAATTCCAGTTGCGCTTGCTACTGTTCCAGTGCTTGTTCCAGTTGCTATAGTAACAGTTAGTCCTGCTTCTACACCAGCTTTTCCTCTTGTAAGTCCAGTAAATGTTGTTGCTGACTTTCCTGTGTAGTTAACATACTCATAAGTATTTTCGTTTCTTATAACTAGTGTTCCTGAAGGTGGGAATCCAGCTGTAGAAGCAACTGTTAGCGCTGCATCTGTTGTTAAAATTTCTGTAGTTGCCTTTGTGTAAGGTGGATTTGTTGAGCTTTCATATCTACCTGGAAGGTTACCAGAGCGCATGTAGGCTTCTGTATTAACGTTGTTATTAGGCATCTTGTGTACGTAAATAACGTTACCCTTTGGCCCTCTAACTCCCCATCTTACGAATCCTGCACCATACCATGTATAGTCGATGTAGAACATTTGCATCTTTCCAAGATCAATGTTGTACTGAGAAGGCCCTGTACCGTCAATCTTATCTAGATTAAAATCGCTTTGAGCAATTTTTGTATCATCTGTTCTAGAAACAATACACATTGAAGCACTTGCTCCACGGTATGCTGGGCTAATTGTTAGAGATGTATCTGATGCAATTGAAACAACCTTATATGATTGTCCTCTGATTACAATCTTATCTCCTGGGATTAGCTGCTTAGAGAAATATGTTGGGAATTCTGCGCTAGATTGTAGAATTGTTGCAGAGTTTTGTGAAACTGTTACCTTACCAGATAGCTGGAAAGTTGAGCTTCTGCGAACTGCATAAAGTGTAGTTCCGTCGTACTCCCAGAACAAACCATTCTGCTCATCAAAAGCACCTAGTCTATTTTGGCAACCATACCAAGATTCTACTGATGCGTAGAATGGTCCTGTTGCAACTGTGGCTGAAGGAATTGATAGTGCTTGATATTGGAAAGCTGTAGCACTTAATACATTCGTAATTGTAAATGTTCCATTGTATGCAACTTCATTACATCCACCAATTTTAATAACTGTTCCTGGTTGTAGATTGTGCTTTTCTTTTGTTTGAACTGTTACTGCTACTGTGTTATTTGATGTTATATTTTCAATTCCTGCGTAAGGCTTTAGAACTGTTCCTGAAGAAATCTGAATTCCCTTACCTGATTGATATCTAAAGTAGCGACGTGTTTGACGAACGCATTGTGCATAGTTAGAGCCTGAGTTAGCACTAAACAAAACACCACCATCATGTGGTCTATGTGCAAATGTAGACTGTGGTCTTACAAAAATTGCAATTCCACCAGCAATTGTTCCTGTTGGTGCTGCATCTACATAGAATGCAAATGTTGTTGTGTTAATTATCTGAGCAACTTCTTGATTGCCATTTGGAGGATTAGTTGTTGCTGTAGCTCCAAGTACAACAATTTCATTTCCTAGGGCAAGTCCGTGAGGAACTGATGTTACTGCTGTAATCTTTCTTCCTGAATAAGTTAATGATGCACTTCCGCCAATTTGAGCACCGCTAAAAAGAACTCCCTGATTAACTATTGTCTTGTTTGGATCAAGGATTTCTGTAATGCTTGTTCTGTTAATAGCAGAGGCTGTATATGTGAAGCTAGATCCTCCACCGCCGTTTTCGATAATAAAGTTACCATCTGCAATTGCCAAAAATGAATCTTGGATTGTAACTGGAGTTCCGTTTGCTGGAGCTGTTCCAGAGCTGAGTGTAACTGTTACTGTTTTTGAGCCTGTTGGGAGATTAATAGAAGAGATATTAGCAATAGGTGTTGGTCTTGCATAAGAAAATGGTCTATTGTTAATTAATCCTAGGTTTTCCCACTTAGAAGTCTGTGTTCCGTATTCAAAATCAGTGTCGATAAGAGCTCTTGGTTGTGAAACTCTAAACTTGTTAGCTGGGTCTAGCTGTGACTCTGCTGGAGTAAAGCTTTCATCAAATGTATCAATTGTAAACATAAGTTTATCTGTTGATGTCATAGATGCAGTGTTATATGATAGAACAATTGTTGTATTTTCTACCATCGCAGAGTTTGTAGTAGCTGAGTATGATGTTGAACCCAAGCTTGGATCTGAAAAATTATAAATAACCTGATTTGTTGTTACGTTCGTGATCAAAAGCAATCTTTCTTTCAAGATTGTTTTTGGAATCGAAATAGTTCTTGTTGATGGGGTAAACGTATAAGACGTTTCTAGTAATACTTTTCTTGCCATTTTCTTAATCTCCTAATAATATATCTGTTGCTCTGAACGGATATCTAGATTTTTTAACTGTTTGCGTATTTGGTCCTGAGATATACTTTGCCTCAAATGATGACCCAGCTGGAATTGGTTCCCCGAACTGAATATATCCATCATTATCTAAAAAGTACCCCTCGGACGGCAATGCGCTGAGCCAGTGCTGATCTTGGTTTCCCAATATTTGAATTATACCATTAATTGTTATAAAAAGCTTATATGGGTTTGATGGAATAAAATCTACTCCATCAAATTTTAGCTTAAATCTTGAAGTATATCCATCAAACAATTGAGACAATGAGTCTAAAGGATATATATCGCTTCCTACCGAATCGGCAATTTCTGCTTCAAGGTAAGCTTTATTTACTGCGTGACTTGCAGATACTGGGTCTGCAACAGATATTGGCCCAGTAAAGTTAGGGTTGCTAATTGTTGGTGCTGTTATTGTTTTATTGGTTAAATTTTGTGTATCTGTTGCTGTTATAATATAGTTAGCTACTGATGCTGAAAGACCTATTCCTGGAATTTTAAATGCGTTGCTTGCATTATTTCCAATAATAATTTCGTTGCTGGTATTACTTGTAGTGGACTGTACAACATCACCGATAATAATGTTATTACTTCCGCCGACCAAATTGCTTCCTGCGCTAGTTCCTAATAGGACGTTTCCTATTCCACTTGTTATTAAAGTACCAGCCTGGAATCCTAGCACTGCGTTTCTGCTTCCTTCTGTTAATGATCTTAAAGATTCATTTCCGAGTGCTGTATTTTCAGTTCCAGTTTCTATATTCTGTAAAGTTAGGCTTCCTAGTGATGTGTTGTCAACACCAGATGTTGTTACCTTTCCGTATACAGTTCCAAGAGTATTTTCAGTTGCTGCAGAAGTGGCCAGCGTAACCGTTCCACCCAAAGATACTGCGTTCCCATTAATTGTAATAGAGGAATTTACAAGCTTGTTGTTTTCAATTGATCCAGCTAACATTGCGTTGGTAATTGTATTATTTGGAAGTACTACTGTCCCTGTAAATGTAGGTGATGCTATTGGAGCCTTGGTACCAAGTGCTGTTGTTATTGTAGCTGCATAGTTTGCGTCATCACCAAGAGCTGCTGCCAACTCATCAAGAGTATCTAGTGCTCCAGGAGCAGCTGCAATCAAGTCAGCAATCTCTGTTTGCACGTAAGCAGTTGTTGCAATTTGAGTTGTATTTGTGTTGGCTGCTGCTGTTGGGGCAGTTGGTACACCACTAAGTGCTGGTGACGCAAGTGGTGCCTTAAGGTCAAGTGCTGTTTGTGTAGCAGTTGAAACTGGCTTATTTGCATCTGAAGTATTATCAACATTTGCAAGACCTACATCAGATTTTGTGATTCCAGTTGGATTATTAATAACTGGAGCAGTTAAAGTTTTATTTGTTAAAGTTTCAATACCAGCACGAGTTGTTACTGTATGTGCACCATTTGCAACTGGAATTGTTGTTGTATTTCCGCTATGACTAAATTGAATATTTCCAGAATCCAACTGCATAGATGCTGTATCTAGGTAAAGTGTTGTTCCAGACAAATATAGATCTTTAAACTTGTTAGCTGCAGATCCAAGGTCATATGAGGCATTTGCTGATGGAATTAAGCTTCCACCAATTGTTGCACCATTTATAACTGGAGATGTCAGTGTTTTGTTTGAAAGAGTTTGAGCTGTATTTAAATCTACAGTTGTTCCTGTATTAATACTAAATGTATTTCCATTAAGGCTTAATCCATTACCCGCAAGATATGTACCAGCACCTGAGAACTGTGTAAATACTATTGGGTCCGTTCCAATTGTTGCTGGTTTATTTGTTTGTACCCATCCAGTGCTAGCATTTGCTGTTCCTGAATATACGAATACAAAATCACCAGAATCAACTTCTGCTGCTGTATCAAAATCGGCTGCACGTACTGGTTGTCCTGAAGCCTGAACTACGTAAATACCGTTTTCAGATGTAGTTGTCTGATTTTTAACAAGAATTCGGTTGCCAGTTGCAAGGGTTACTCCGTCAAGAGTGTCACCGTTTTCAAGAGCATTTGCGAGATTAACATTTGTAGTTGTTGCTGCAATTACGGACTCGTGAATATGAAGACCTTCTGTTACTGAGTCAACGTAAGCCTTTGTAGCAGCATCTGTTGAATCAGTTGGTGTTCCAAGGCTTGTGATTTTATAGGTAGCAAGAGATACGTTGCCAGTTGGTGCACCGACTGTATTTAGTGCAAATTCTGAAGGGTCTACAGAAATTGCTCCAGTTGTATCGTTATAAGAAAGGCCTGTTCCAACTGCATTTCCTATTGCATCTTGAGCATTTTCATCTGTATATGTTACCGCTCCAGTTAAAGAAATTGAATTTGCTACATCATCATAAGATACTGAAATATTTGTATGTGTACCAGCTGCTAAAGCGGTTGCTACAGCATCCTGTGCTCTATCATCTGTAAAGTATTTATTTGTACCACCTTCAGCTAAGGCGTCTGTTGTAGAGTCCGCCACTCCATTTTCAGCATTAATAGTAAGTCCGTTTTTATCTCCTGTAATTGATATATTAGACTTTGTAGCATTTGTAAGCAGCTCTGCTGCAAATGCTTTGGTTGCCAGTTCTGCTGTATCTGCAATACCATGTATATTTGTTGTATCTGATTCGTGCAAAGAAAGTGCAGATGCTGCTGTTGCTTCTGCGCCAGACTTTGCTGCGTTTGCTTTTGTTGTAGCATCTGTTGCTGCTTCAGAGATTGCGGCTGCTTGTGCTGCATCTGCTTCGGATTTAGCAAAAGCTGTGGTTGCAATTTGAGTTGTACTTGTGTCTGCCGCTGCTGTTGGTGCAGTAGGTGTTCCAGTAAGTGCTGGTGAGGCCAGTGGTGCTTTTAAACCAAGGGCTGTTGTTATAGTTGATGCATATGATGCATCGTCATTAATTGCTGCTGCAAGCTCGTTAAGTGTGTCTAATGCGCCTGGCGCACCATCAATAAGATTATTAATTGCTGTTGAAATAGCAGAAGATAGCTCTGTGTCTCTAGTTATTCCTGCTGGAATTTGTGAATCTGGGATTTTACCAGTGGCATCAAGTGAGGCAACGCCATCTATATTTCCAACATCTGAAAGAGGAACATAAGTGGTTGATGCAGTATTTCCTAAAGATGCTACTGCTGCATCTGTATAAGCATTTACTGCTGTAACTGTTGTTGCTAGTTGTGCGGGTGTAATATTTAGGTAGCTAGATATTTGTGTCCATGTACTGGTGCCATTACCTACCTTTACCTTAAGTGTATCTGTTTCAACACCAAATTCTCCTGCTCTTAAAACAGGATTTGCTGAAGTCCAATTTGCTGCTGTGTCTCTGCGTAATTGAATTCTAATTGCCATTATGCACCACCTCCGTCAATATAATCACCTATAAAATTTGAACTAGCACTGCCTGAACTTGCAAAAATTCTAGAGTCATCAACATACTCTCCATAATTTACTTCTTCTACTATACCACTTGATGCGTTGTGTGTATGCTCCAAAATTTCTTTTGGTCCCGCAACGTCATACCAAACTTGTCCATTGTAGCCTTTAAATGTACTTTCTGATGTATCAAAATAAAGTTGCCCTAAATCTGGATTAGATGGTGGTCCCGATAATACTGAAACTCCTGTAGAAACATTTTCCCAAGCCGTACCAGAATAAATCTTTAACTTTCCAGTTAAACTATTATAGTAAATAGCTCCAGTTATTCCTACAGATGGATCTTCAGTAAGCGCTGGTGGTGCTATAGGCGTTAAGAATTTTTTTGTCATACTTTATCCTGTAATTACTACTCTATATGCTCCAGCTGTTGGTGCGATTGCAAATGTTAGTGTAACTGTAGTATCTGATGTATGATCAACATCTACCTCAACCTCGGAATATGGAGTAGAGTTTGAATAAACTGCAACCGTTACATCACGTGTTCCAAGATTATGCTCTGCCGCAAATGTGTAAGGGGCTTCAGTGGTTGTAGTAATATTAGATTTCCACTTACGTACTACTTCATGATAGTTTGTACCATCATTTGTAAGTGTCCATTGATCTGAAGATTCATTCCATACTATTGAAACATTAGCAGATGTTCCACGTTCTACTTCAAGTCCTGCGTTTTGGGACGGAGTACCTGTTTCATTGTTATTTAAAACAATAATATTATCATTTAATGTTGTTGTTTCTGTATTTACCGCAGTTACTGTACCATTAACTGTTAGGTTTCCGCCAACTGTTAAGTTGTTAGTAATTGATACATCGTCTGGAAGTCCAATTGTTACTGCTGAATTTTCTGTTCCAGATCCTGAAACTGTAACTTCATTTTCTGTTCCAGCAATTGTTGCAATATAATTTCCAGTTGTCTGTGTAGCAAGATTCACATTCTTGATTGTTACTGCACCAGATGTTACTGTAAAGTCATCTGTTGAGAATGAAGCCACACCCTTATTAGTTGTACTTGCATCTTCTCCAGCCACTGTAATTGATGTTCCAGAATGCGTTACATCAATTCCTTCTCCGCCAAGAATAGAGAGGCCGTGTGATGATGGAGTAAGAGCTCCAGAGTCTGTTGTAACTGTTTTAACAACTGTATCCTCTAGCTCTACATGTCCATCTGTTGTATTAAAATCATCTGAATTAAATGACGCAATACCCTTATTGCTTGTAGAGGCATCTTCTCCAGAAATTGTAATTGTGTTGTTTGTAACATCTGTATTAATTCCTTCGCCTGCGGCAAAGGTTAGTGTATCTGTTAGAAGGTCTACTGTGTCTGCTGTTCCAGATTCTGCAGCAATTGAAAGAGCTGTTGCTACGCTTACTGTACTTGCAGCAGTTAAACGACCTTGTGCGTCTACTGTAAATGTTGGAATTGCTGTTGTTGAACCATAAGATCCAGCTGTTACTGCTGTATTGTCTAAATCAATTGTTGTTGTTCCAGCGGTGTCATCGTATGTCGCTGTTAAAACATTTCCACCTAATACTGAAGACCCAATAACATCTTGGATAACTTCTGTAGAGCCAGACATTGGCATCCATGGACCATTTGGTGAAGGTAATCCATTGTAGTAGTACATGACATTGTTGCCGCTGTCATAGTAAATTTGTCCAGTTACTGGGCTAGATGGTGCAGCTCCGAGGTTTTGGATTCTGGCATTGAGAAGCTCATTCTTATTGAGATCAACGCTAACTAAAAATTTTCTTGCCATTTGCTAACTCCCTTAAGACAGGTACGCTGTCCCTGAGAATGGTTGAGCCATTGTCAGTGTTATTTTGTTACTACTATTATAATCTATTCCTGTTTCTAAAACGTCGCCTGCGCTTGATTTAATTGTAACGTTTGGCTTCATGCCTAAATTATGATTAATTTCTACAGAATATACTCCAGATACTGGTCCAGTAACTTGTGTAAGTTCCCAAGAGTACTCTAAAGTCATGTTTAAAAGGTAATTTGTTGCTCCTGCCCAAGTTAGATCTGTTGGCTTTGGCCCATAGAATCTTGTTGTATTTTTATCATAGTAAAAATCTCCTTCAAGACCAAAATTTTCTGCAGGAGCACCTACTCCATTAAGTATGCTTTTTCCTCTTGGGCCTTGGGGGCCAGGAGTAGAAACTACAACTTCGTTGCTTGGAACTGTTACAACAATTGTCTCTACCATTATATTGTCACCGATCTGCTAAGTGTCATAAAGCCCTCTAGCAATTTAATTTTATTTGCGTTTGAATCTGTCAGCATAATGTCATATGATGATTTTGGATAGAATAGTTTATTGGTTTGTGTTGGAGTCATTTTAATAGTTAACTTGCCAAGTAGTGGGGTTATTGTGATTCCGCCTGATGGTGAAGTTAAACTAAAAGCTAATTTAGTTCCACCTTTTGTATCTCTTACCTGCATTTTTGCTGTTGAGCCTGTTAGGTCAATAGGTAGCCCATTATCGTCTTTGTATTCAACAATAAATGAAAATGTGGCATTTTGATCCACTTCGAAATTCTTTTGCCCTGCCATTTTATAGTACTCCTAAATAGGAAAACTCCTATGCTTATTTTAGCACAGGAGCTATCCTAACAGTAATAATTAAATTACTTGCTTGTAAATCCAAATTCTTTGTTGCTTGGGCTTAATGCCTTTAGAATTACTGGAGCAATTGCTGCTACGCCAGCTGCAATCAAATCCTTTGGATTTGTATTTCCAGTCATGTATAGAGCTGTGGCTGCTGCCAAAAATGCTCTTCCGTATGTTCCAATTGCTGCTAAAATTTGTTCTTGCATTGTTACTTTCCCATCTTTGTTCAAGTCAGCCTTATCAAATTTTTTGATAGCCATTTTATCATCTCCATTTTGGGCGGGGTGCCCAGAATTTTGGGTTAATACCCAATACTCATATTCTACCATTAAGCGGAAATATCTACAAGCTCACAGTTTCCATCTGAGCTGCAGGCAAGAGTGGCATTAGTAGAAGTGCCATCTTCTGTCTCATAAAAAGATAAATCTTCCCAGCGAATTTCTTTAGGCATCTTTGCAACAAGTGCATCATATTCTGCTTTATCTACTTCTTGGTAGGGAGCCTGCTTGTATGAGTGATCTGAATGAGGCAGGAATGAAATTCCAGATACCTCATCAAAATGCTTATATACCCATGCCCCAACCTCCATCCACTCATCTTCTTTTACAGAAACTGTAATTGAAGGCTTGTGCTCACACCATGCACGTTGATAAACTAACCATGTATTTAGGTGGTCTAATGCTGTTAAATCATTTCTAACAATTGCACCCTCTGGTGCCTTAACTGGAAATGAAAATACGTATGTATCATTTGGCTTCATAACATCATCTTCTACTGGAATTCCGACTTCCTTTAAGAATGTAGAAATTGGATCTCCCTTTGAGCCACGAACTGTACGAATGTAATATGGTGAATGCCAAGGATGCATTCCTGAAGATACCCCGACCAATTGAGATACTGTGCCAGAAGGCTTTACACATGTAATAGCTGCAGACTCAGGAATCCCAATTTTCCCAGCCTCTTCTTTATTCGTTTCTCTTGCATATTCACGAAGACCCGATAGAGTTGTTTCCAACTTATCCAAGCCCTGCTTTCCAGAAAAGAACTTATGTCCAAATTGTCCAGTTAAGGATACACCAAGCAGGCGTTCTTCTTCTGTATTATCTTTCCATATTTTACGTAAATACTTAAAATCTGTTAGCGTTGATTGCCATGTTCCCAAAATTGTAGCAAGGCGAACTTTGTTTGCAACATCTTCAACTGTATCTTTTTCACGAAGTACGACTTCTGAAAGATTACAAAACTGGTAAGGACGTAAGATAATCTCTGAGCATGGGTTAGTTCCGTAGTGAATATCTGGATCTCTTCTTCCATACTTGGCTGCTTGGGCTTGAGCTGCGGCCACATTGTATATACCTCGTTCTCCTGATTTTGAATCATAAAGGTTTTTCCATTCTGCTATAAACTGCTCCATCTCTGGCTTGCGTGAATAAGCAACAGAGTTATTTGAAAGTGCACGTTGTGTATTATTTTCCCACCAGTTGCCTGACTTTGCTGCAGCCATCTCAATATCATTAATGTTGGAAAGAGAAATCATTGCTGATCTACGTACTCCGCCAACGACAACAACTTCTCCAATCTTACACATAATGTCATGCGCCTCAATAGGCTTAAGTTGACGACCTGCTGCATTTTTAAACTTTGCAATAGTAAAATCAAAAAGATTTACAAGTGGTTGTGGTCCCGATGAGCGTCCACCCATTGTCTTAAGACGTGCACCTGCGGGACGTACTTTAGAAACGTCAATTGCTGGAATGTGTCCAGTCCAGAGCAATGCTAGTAGCTCACGATATGCTTTTGCCCAACCCTGTTTTGAATCTTCTACAACAATTACTGTATCTGACTTTTCAAACGAATCTGGGACGGCAGGAAGTTTATTAACGTACTTGTATTCAACAGAAAATCCTACACCTGTTCCGCACATAAGAATATACATTGTTTCATCAAATGAACGTGGAGAATCTACTGGAACAAATGAACAATTGTATCCAGCCACATTGTCTCTTTCTAATGCTGCTCCTGATGTCATCACGGAGCGCATAGACGGCATCACATTTCTGTTAAATACACCGTCTTTTAATTCCGCTACAAGCTTCTCAGTTGGAATATAATTATGATTTTCTTTTAAATGATTTAACATAAAAGAAAAATATCGATCTACTGTTTCTCCCCATGTCTCACGTCTATTCTCTTCTGGAATCCATCTAGCGTAACGTGATAACGCAATAAAATTTTCGTATGGGTTTGCAATAGTCTTAGACATTTAAAATTACCTGTTTCTCCGCCTAGCGGTTAATTTGATTTAGTGTGAAGATCCTATTCTACCAAAGAATAATTAAAAGTGGAAGCGCTAGGAAAATTTTTCTACTAAATGATCAAATGCTTTCTTGGTCAACTGATCCCAATTATAATCTTCATGTATTTTAATTGACTGAGCAAAATAATAACCAGAGTATGCTTTATAATCAAGAGAAACTTCACGCATTAGTTGCTCTAAATGTTTTGCATCTGGTTTAAACATTTTTCCAATGTGTCCGTCTCCAACTGCTTTTGGCAAAGTCTCATCTGTAAGTTTAGATTTTAATTTAAGTGGTCCCATATAGTCCACATAGTGAGACCAATCATATGTTGATATAACTGGCATGCCTGTTGCTAAACCTTGAAGCGGAATAAACCCAAAACCTTCTCCCCATGTGGGATACAACAAAACATGATGGCTGTGATACAAAGCAACAAGATCTGCTTCTTTAATCTCATCTGTTATTAAAGTAATATTATTATATGCCATCTCTGGACTCATAAACTGATTATCTTTATCATAAACTCTAACAGTGTTAAAATTGTGTGCTTTAATAGTTAAATGATAGTTTGGGTTATTGCCATATAGCTTGATAAAAGTGTCTACTGCTAGCTGCCCGTCTTTTCTTGGAGATGGTTCTCCAATGTGTAAAAACTTTAACGGTTGTCCTTCTTTAACAACCCTGCGCTTTGGTTTCCAAAAATCTTCAATACCGTGTGGATAAACATATATTGGTTTTGTTATTCCGTTTTCTTTAAAAACTTGTGCACACCAATCAGATGTTGCCCACACTTCATCACAAGCGTTAAATCTTTCAACCCAGTCTGATCTCATAGATGTTGACTCCCACGGAGTATATCCAATTTGATACTGATTTCTGTGAAGCTTATAATGATGAGGCTGAGTAAAATTTAATTGAATAGTAGATTTAGGATTTGCAAAAGATACAGAGTGTCCTAGATTATTTAATGATTTAACAATATTTTTTCCCGCATAGCCAAAGCCAACCGCAGGATTTAGTCCTGCTTGAATAGTATAATAAGATATATCCATGTTTTCTTTCTGGTTGACTGGCTTGACAGGCTTATCCTATCAATGTTATGATTGTAGTTCGTTATCTCTAGAGGAGGAAATGCCAATGGAGAAAATAAAACAACAGGTTAGTGATTTGGCTCATAATCTGGTTACAATAGTAATGATAACATTATTTATGTTTCCAGTCCAGCCCGCACAAGCCTTAGTAGTAAAACCTTTAGTGAAAACTGAAGCCCAACTAAAGCAAGAAGTCTTAGATAAGTTCAGTAATCAAGTTTACAAACCATCTGAGATGCTTACAGACGAAGAGCTAGTATTGCTACTCAAGACTGTAGGATTCGAAGGAGCAGGCCTTAAGAAAGCTTGGTCAATAGCAAAGCGTGAATCTAACGGAAGACCGCTTGCATATAACGGGGATAGGAAAACTGGAGATAGTTCTTACGGAGTATTCCAGATAAACATGATTGGAGATCTCGGTCCAGACAGACTAGAGAAATTCAACCTAAAGAGTAACAAAGAGTTATTCGACCCAGTAACAAACGCAGAGATAACGTACTATATGACCAACGGCGGTTTAGATTGGTCAAGCTGGAAGGGTATGACCCCAAAAGCGCAGGAATGGCTATTGCGATTCCCAACAACTGAAAAGAAGTAGGATAAATGAAGGTACAGTATGTATCGAAGTATCTCTCTTTATCACAAGAGGGCCTTGTTCCAGAGCTTTTATGCCCAATGGATCAAGGCTCTCTTTATCCTAATCAAGACGGCGAAGACAGGGTATTTGTTTACTGCTTATCCTGTAATTATAAAAAAGTCCTTGGATCTAAAGATTACGACAATATCGTGAAAGCGGTGGAAAATGTTGGATAAATGTAAAAACGGGCAATGTGCCTGTGAACAAGAAGAGAATTTTTTTCACATTAAAGTGATTCCGCAAAATAGTGCGAATTTCAGTGCGGCGGATGAAGAGACATTTTCTTCATATGAATTTGAGTCAAACACCCTTACGGAAACAGATTCTATGGGGAGAGAAAAATTTTGGGAAGATATGGGGAGACCATAATGGAAGAAAAAGAGCCTCAATCTCTGGAAGACAATTTACCTATGGTAAATTATATAATGCTTCACCGAATTTACGATATGCTGACCTTGGTGGCAAAAGGAGCAGTAGGTGGAGAAGAAGTAGGAAAAATGATACAATATCATAAAGAGGGATTCCTTCTGGGTCCTAGTCCATCTTATTCAATAGACGAAAGGGAAGAAAATGGCGAGTAAAGAATCTGTTGTAGACACAATGGTTGAACAAATTAATATTCAATCTAGACAAGCAACTGTGCAAAATAAGGGAGACTTGGTTGAGCTGGAAAAGGCTCTATTACAAGCACAACCTGCTTATAATCATATGTGCAGTGGAATTGTTGATGCACTAATCGCAAGAGGAATGATTTCTGTAGATTAGTATTGACTTAAAATATTGTATCCAATACAATAATGTTATAGGTCGAGCAATTTATTGTTCCCTATAATTGCCTTAAATGGCAGCAAAGCCCAATCGGATCCGCCTCTGATTGGGTTTTTTGTTTATTGGGGTGTATAATAGATATATGACCCCTCATGAGTTTTCTAAACAAATGAAAAACCCTTATTTTGGAACAAAGTATTATAAGGAAGAAACTAATGCAGGCAAAATGGAAACTAGAATAGAATTACGGATAGAAAAAATTCTATCTAAAATATTTTTTTGGAGAAAGAAAAAAAATGCTTAATTTTGACAACAATCCTAACGTTAAAAAAATATATGACGATATCTGGGTGTATGAAAACTTTTTAAATGAAGAGGAGTGCGTTTCTTTAGAGAACATTGCTAACGGACTTACTGAGCCACAATGGAATGAAGCAAATAGCCCACTAGATTGGTACAACGGAAAGGTAAGCATTGCTATCCCAGAACTTCTTGATATAAATAGCAGAGTAAATGATCTCGTATCTCCTGGCTATGTAGCTACTGCAAACTCTTCTTTCCACAGAATGTTTGTTGGAGATAGTATGCACGAGCACGAAGATACTTGCGGGGAAGATGGAGAAGCAACTTCAAATGATGACTTCAACACATGTGCTATTACAAAATATGGAGTTGTAGCATACTTTACAGATAAGTTTGAAGGTGGAGAAATATACTACCCATTATTGGGATTAAAAATTAAACCAAAATCTGGTGATCTGTTAATACATGGTGCTTTAATTAGACACGGTGTTGCAGAAGTTACAAGTGGAATAAGATATGCTTACTCTACTTTTTTAACGGAAAAGAAATAAAAATGGCTGAAATTATTTGGGAAACAAATCTACCTGAAAACAATAACGAAGAACCTGTTGAAGAAATATCTAATGAAATATCTATTTCTGAATCTAAAGGTGACCGTCCAATTGAACAAGTTCATCTTAGTAAAAAGCTAGGGTTTGTTGATATGGGCAATGGAATTCTTAAATACCCAGACTTGTTAAACCTGGATGACTACAACTATATACTATTTCAATGTGATGCTCTTGATGAAGAGTCTTGGTCTACTCACCCAACAGACTCTGAAATTCACGGTAGAATTTCTACACCTCTTTCCATTCAAACTTTAAACTCTTCAATTATTGAATGTATAATTAACGAATACTGGACTAACGAACATAACACAATTAACAGAACAAGACCTAGTGACAATGTAGATAGAATATGGGGCGGAGCAGACACCTGGAAATCAGCAGACTATGTAGCATGCTATTACCTTGGTGAATGGACTGGCGGAGAAATTATAACATTATCAGATGGATCTGAAATTCTTCCTGAAACAAACACTTTGTATTGCTTTCCTATAGATGGAGGACAGGTATATAAGTCAAAAGATGTTACATCTGGAATTAAATATACTTTTGTTGACTGGGTCTATAAGCACAGCGATTGGGTAATGGGTTAATCAAATGATAAGAACTAGAAACTATACGCTAGATAACACAACGCCTGTTGAACTAACAATTGAAGATGAGATCAATGCAAAGTCAACACTGATAATATCTAATACAAGCTCCAATAAGCATCTCATTATTGGAAATAGCGATGTAAGCACTACAAATTACGGGATTAGACTAGAACACGATTCAATGCCTTTGTCTATAGATGTGTATAAGGATGACAGACTTTGGGCTCTTGGCGAAGATAATACTGTAACTTGTGCAGTTATGATTATTGAAAAATAAAGTAACAATACAGACATATTAGACATATAGTGCAAAAAGTGCGAAAAAAGTGCTTCGGCGAGAGAAGACCACATTTGTCATCTATGCTATTTTCTAGAATATCCCATATAAGCCCTCTACGAGGGTTCTAAGCCCTTAAAGGGTCATAATTGGTATCTCCGATACAAAAGCCCTTAAAAGGGCGGGAGAAAAAAAGCTAGCAATTTTCTACAATAGCCAGGATATAATATACATACCCATAAGAAGCCAAGATAGCCAGAGTATTGACCTATATAGTTTAGAAGTCTTCAAGATCAATATCTTCATCTAGGTCAAAATCAAAGATTTCTATCTGTCCCGCCCAATTTAAAAATTTAGACAAAGCTACACCTGATAAGACTGCTGTCGCAGTTAACGCAATTAACGCATAGATCTTTTTCATTTGATATCTTTCCAAAATGCTATTAGTAGAACCACTATTGGTCCAAATATGACTGTTGCTTGTATCCAGTTCATTTTTATATTATACCATAATCCTAGTCAACTGCAATATTTAATGCATGATCTGAGCAGTAATATCTCATAGATCCATCTGTTAACATCTTAGATGTATATGATAGCTTATCGCAATAACTACAAAATTTCATTTATCCTGCCTTCCGCTTTTTTCTCATATGTGTTCTTATTCTATGGCAATTAGAACATACTATCTCACACTTGGCTATTTCTGCATCTATTCGTTTCTTAGATAACGTATTGATTAGTTCCGCCACATTTGCATGTTTGGTTCCACGAACATGATCAAAGTCCATCATATAATACGGATAGGATATCTTGCAATCCATACAAGGGTTCTTTTCTTTTATCTCTTTTAAATAACGTGCCAGATAGTCTTTTTGTTTCTTGATCGACATCTTCTCTGGAGACATAGCTTAATTATATAGCAGTATAATTATCAGTCGACTAGGATTTAAGATTTTACATAATGTTAATAAAATATTTTTTCTATATTGTTTATCTTTATCATTTATTGTATAGTGGATACTTGGGAATTAGATTTTAGCAAACCCCCCCTACCCCCCAAATTTAAAAAATCTTTTTGGAAAGATAGGGGAGAGCTTTACTAGATTCTAATCCAAGCATTACTTGGTATATTGAGTCTTAGTGTAACCCCCCGAAACCTTTCCAAGTATAACATTTGATATTTTCGTAAGTCAATAGATCAAAGTCACTTTTGAGAAAATGTTAATATATTTTTAATATGTATGATACACACTATTTTTAATGTCCGATTTGTCCGATAGTGCGCCCATAACCCTATAATTTTGAGCGTGAGTGTGGTGTAACTCACAAAAATAGTTTGAGAATACTCATCAGTAACCCCCCTAAATGTCAGTCCCCCCTGTTAGGCTTATAGTATAAGAAGTTAACAAGGAGTTAACCTTAATAAAGAAAGGTCAATAAAATGACAAATAGAATTTGGGAAAGTCGTAACGACTATCAGAATGACGCTCAGCGTCTAGGCTATGTATCTTGCTCAGCAGGGTGCGGTAGAGTAACCGCTTGGACACTCTGCGTAATGTGTGGCGGTAACTACGCTACACACAACACTCTTGGAAAGGAGAATAACTAATGAACGATTATCTAGACTATATGGATGAAATCTACGAGGAACTCGTAGAGGAATATGGACACGAGATAGAGTCCAAGTGTGAGCATAATCACACTAACGCCTAACGGCGTGTCGCTTGTAAATGTCAGCCCTATCGGCTACAATTACAGCATAACAACTAAATAAGAATTAGAGCGTGAGCCTAGCAAATAATCCGAAAGGTGAGCCTAGCAAATAACCGCTCAACAACTAACTAACAACTACTAACAAAGGATAGAAAATAAAATGACAATAACATACTCACTATGGGACGGCGCACAATTACTAGGCGTTGACTTTACCGCTAATAGCGCAGATGAAATGAATAAAGTCGTAGCAGACTTACAAAAGGTTTCCACTAATGTAGTGGCACATATGAGAAAGGTGTCAATGTAATGATGACTAAATGGGATACTATTCAGGCAGATGTAGCAGATGCTTATGTCTACATAGATGAAGAAGAAGCCTATAACAAGGCACTAGCAGAAGGCGTAGATTTTGGCGCTGATGATTTTGATGATGATGAATTACACAAATCACTAACACTAGATTGGAATGACTAATGATAGCGGACGGATTAGAGTTATACATAACAAGCGACTACGGATTAGAATTAGATAGTTTCTTAGGGGCTATCTATCTACCTTGGCACACTATCATTATCACCGCCCTAGTAATAACCGCCTATAAGATTTACAAGAGAAAGAAGAATAAGTAATGACTACTAATCGCCTACTAACTACCGCCGTCCAAATAGGTATCGGAATACCTACCCTGCTAATGATGCGCCTAATGTGGCGGGAGATCGTCGCAGACTTTAGAGAGTGGGATAAATCACACTAACCTAACGGCGTGTCGGCTTGACAAAAGCTGATCCGCCCGCAAGTACTTGAGGGAGTTATCCACAGGGTGATTAAGGGTCTGTGGATAAACACCCTAGAATTTGTGAGGTTTATCACAAAAATAGTTTTCCGACACGCCCGAAAAAGGGGTCAAAATGTCAGACCCCCCTGCTATACTAGCGACATACAAACAAAAAGAAAGGTGGTCTCAAATGACTACACTAGAAAAAACAAATATCGGCTTAGCACTAGGAATATCTGGTGCTCTTGAAAATCGTATTCTCCACGATTGGAATAATGGTGGTGCTAAAAGCACTTATGGTCTTAGCGTTTATCAACGCAAGGTTTTGCTAAAAGTTCTTATTCGTGAAAATCCTAAATGCGAATGCGTAGCGTGTATCTAATGAGAGATTTCGTTACTAACTTAGAATTAGAAAATTATTGGAAAGATGCCCCAATTGGCATTCACCCCGATTTAGCAAAAATGCTAGACGAACTTATCTCAAAAGGAGAATATAAATGAAATCACAATTAGAAAAAGATTTAGAAATCAAAGAAAGTTTTATTGACTTACTAAATGATGTTTATCCTACTGTAAAAATTGGTTACTCTACTTTTACTCCCGCCGAAATTCTAGAATGTTGCGACCCAGTAGCATTTGCGATTGGCCTAGTTGAACACGAAGATTATTTAGCAGAAATGGAAAACGAATAATGGAATTTTATGGATTTGAACACGCAATTGAATTAGATCATCTTACCGATGAGCAAATTCTTCAACTAGAAAAAATATTTGAAGATTTTGAATAACTAACGGCGTGTCGACTTGACAAATTGACAGCTGCGCCCACAAGGGTGCGGCGTCGGGCGTGTCGTTATGAAGTCGTTATAAAATTCCCTGGATTCTACGGCGTGTCGACTTGACAGACAAATCGGACATTTTGTGTGATGCTTATCACATAACTTGTGTGATGCTTATCACAAAGCCCACGCTCCAAATAATGAGACAAACCCTTGCCAAATTGGAAAATGTCAGTCCGTTCGTGTATAATCTCTACTATAACAACAACGAAAGAAGGTGCCACTAATGGCTACTAAACTCTACACAATCGAAAGCCTACTTGTAGGAAAAAACTATCGCTCAAACTCTCGCCACTTTTCAGGCGAAATCGTTTCTGCTGAGGCTCGCCCTGAAATTTACTACGGCGAAAAAACCGAAGCGTATCTAATCGAAATTCGCACGGGCGGTCTGCGAAATAAATTCGCAACAATCGCAGTAAAGGTTGGTGAATAATAATGGGATACATCGAAATTTTCAGAATGAATGAAGATGGTGCGGGCTGGGTTGATTTAGCCGAAGCCACTCCAGATGAATTATTCAACATCGAATTAGGATTACTAGAAGAAGGAGCGTTCGAATGAACTTAGACGAATTCAAGAAGCACGTTATCGCACAACGTGAAGCAAGCAAGGCGCAAGCCTTGTCAGTGCTATCTGCTACAATTACAACTCAAACAAACGAAAGGGAAAACCTAAATGGCTAAAGTAAAAGAATACATAGAAATTATTTCTGCTGAATGTGATGAATGCGGTGGCGCAGGATTTTTATTCTTTGGAAATGAAAATAATTATGATGTAGAGCCTTGCGCTTGCGTAGATGAAATTTCTGATGAACTAACTGTAGATTGGGTGAATGAATAATGTATAAACTAACTTGCGCTTATGATAGCAACGCTCCGCATTGGTCTGCCGAATACGAAAACGAATTTGGTGCGTGGGAAAACTTTTTCCGTTTTACCGATTGGGGAATGGCTAACGAATACTCAACTGTAAATCTATCAACGCCAACTGGCAAAATGTATACTAAATTATTTTATCGTTCAGGAGAGGTCGTAGTAAAATGATGACACGAAAAGATTACATCGCAACCGCAGAAATTCTAAAGTATGCGAGCAATAAAACTCACCCCGCTGTATTTTCTAAAATCGTAAATGATTTTGCGGAAATGTTTGCGATTGACAATGAGCGATTTGATGTAAAACGATTTCACGAAGCGAGTGGGTATAATGTTCCTAACTTCACTTCAAGATAAAGTAAAACGCATTCAGGAATTGCGTCGCAGTAATGCGGCGCAACCTGTTCGCAATAAAAAAAAATACACACGCAAGATCAAACATAAAAATAAATTCGATCAATAAAATTAATTTGTCGACAAAGCGCCCACATAGCTACGGGGTCGGGCGTGTCGTTAAGGGTGTGATCTAAAACACCCTGGAAATTTGCGTGTCGATTAGCAAATGTCAGTCTAACCTGCTATAATTCCAATATCTACTAACGAAAGAGGTCCATTATGGAACTATTTACCGTCGCTTGCCTAAACTCTGAAATTTGTGGCACAACTATGACTTTTGATTCTGAGTCTGATTATGAAGTATTCGGTGATGACTATATGTGTGCAGAATGCTATGATTCTGAAGAAATGGAATTCTATGAACTAACGGGCTGGTCCGATTCCGACGCTCTTGCGTCTGCAGGACACGGAATGGATGAGGATTACTAATATGTCAGATCTAACCGCTATAATTACCCCTATGAAACTAAAACGTTCTAATGATAGAAAGGTGGCTAACCTTGTCACAAAAAATGGAAAGCAAGCCGCAATTGCTAACACGTTCGGTCTCCCCGCTGGAAAGGCTTACTCATGCCCTGGTGCCACTAGTATTTGTGAGAGTGTTTGCTACGCAGGAAAACTCGAAAAGCTCTTCAAGGGAGTAAAGGCTAATCTTCTGCACAACTGGGAATTGCTACGCAATGCAGATACCGATACTATGCTTATTCTATTAGATGAGATGATTGTAGAATTTGTTGCAGATTGTGAAAAGAAAGACGCTCCTAAGTTATTCCGTATCCACTGGGACGGAGATTTCTTCAATGATACTTATACCTATGCCTGGAAGACTATTATTTCTAACCACCCCGATGTTCAATTTTGGGTTTATACACGAGTAAAGTCTGCAGCGCTTATTCTTAAGGATGTATCTAATCTATCTCTTTATTATTCTACCGATGATGAGAATAAAGAAACGGGCCATGATTTGAAAGTTAATTCTGGTATCCGCCTTGCTTATCTAGGAAAGACATTCGCCGTAACTGAGAGCACAATGAAAGAATTGACTGGCAAGCCTGGTGCTAAGTGTCCAGAGAATATGAAAAGCATTCCGCTTATTAGCAATGCTGGGTCCGCTTGTGTATCTTGTGGCTTATGTGTCTACGGTAAAGCGGATATTAGATTTTCTGCGAGTAAAAAATAATGGCAGATACTCTCGGATCAATTCTTGCAATTATATTTATTAGCGCTATTGTACTTCCGATTCCAATTGCTATATGGGCCGTACTTAAAGGCTAACGGCGTGTCGACTTGACAAGATCAAGCTGGCCCGCAAAGGTGGCGGCTTATCCACAGGTTTACGGCAGTTATCCACAACCCCCCAAAAATGTGAGTATTATCACAAAAGCTGCGACACGCCCATAATGGATTAGGTAATGTCAGTGGCCTATGCTAAAATACTCTTATTCCAACAACGAAAGGTAACAAATGTCTAATCAAATAAAAGTTCCACACTCCATAGTATTCGAGGCTATTATTGACCTTGATAAAATACCTGCTAACCTATTACCTGCATTACTAAAACTAACTGAAACAGATTTACTAACGATGTGCAAGGGTGCAACACTACACGCACTTGCTGAGGCTAAGGTATTGCAAATTGCAAATGAAAATAACACTTGGGCTGAAGTAACTATCAAGGAAGGTAACTAATAATGGGAAGTAACTTTGCAACAGAATTAGCGGATAATGATTTATTCGATTTAGATTTAGAAACCGCTATCGGTTATCACCTACAAGGTAATCATTACCCACCCGTTCCACTTTCTATGGTGCAACCTTGCATAGATGCTATCGATGCATACTATGACGAGGACTATAATAAACTAATCGAAATGCCTGAAGGCGTATTGTATCGTGGAGAAAAGTTTGCACCTGCCTCCGCTATTATTGAACAACACCACTTAGACGCTTGGCTACCTGAAAGCGAATACTGAGATCAAAACTAGGCGTGTGAGTTATCTCACACGCTTGGTATCTCGCATAATGAGATTGGGGTAGAAAATGTCAGACCCCTTTGCTATAATAGGACACTAACAAGAAAGGAAGCAAAATGACAATAGATAACAAAGTCTATCAGGTCGGTGATTTATTCACTACCCTGAAGTCTAAAGAAACAGGCGTAATCAAAGAGATTATTCCTAACTCATCTGGCTCGGTGAGAGTTCGTCTGGAAACAGACAACGGAGAACGCTGGACAACAGTTCTTGCCGATAGTCTAGCATAACTAAATAAAGGAAACAGGGGCAGTTTAGAGAGTGTTCTCGCCCAATGTCCTAAGTAAGAACTCTCACCCTTCGGGGTAAATGTCAGACCCCTATGTTATACTACTCAAACAACCAACCAACGAAAGGCAATAAATAAATGAGCAGACAAATCACAGTAAAGGTAGCAACGACCAAAGTAATCAAGGCACTAGAAACTCGCCTTGCTAAATTGGAAAAGGACTACGCAGACCAAACAGCAAATGAAGCAAAGCACACTAAGGCTTATGAGGCTTGGAAAAAGGAAGTAGGCAAGTGGGCTATTGCTAACTTCTCAAAGGCTGAGAACCTTCGCACAAACTATCGCCAATGGAACAACACTCTCAATGTTGATTTTGACATTATCACTAAAGAGGGAACTTTTCCTAAAGAACCTGAAAAGGATTTTGAGGTAGTTCATACACATCAGTATCGTGAAATCAAAGAGGACATCACAAATGCTCTCACAATTCTCAAAATGACAGATGAGGAAACAGTAAATGCTTCCACAATGAAGCAGATTGCTAAGTATCTCTAACTAAACTTAGGGGGGCAACCTAAAGTCCTGAACCCTAACAACCTGAGCAAGTTGCTAAACTGCTCAACCAACCAACTAACGAAAGGAAATAAAATGTCACCAATTCTAGATACCGCTAAGGGTCGCTTCTATCGCAAGGGCGATGTATTCACAACTGGCAAATCAGGAATTACTGGCACTATCACGGAAATCGTTTCTATTCGTCCAACTCTAACTAAACTTGGATTGAATACAGAAAATGGTTTGCGTTGGGCTATGGTAAAAATCGGCGCATAATCTTATGGGGGCTAGACAGAACCTAGCCCCAATGTTATAATTCTTATCCCTACTAAAGAAAGAATAAAATGAAAAATCGTTATCGTGTAGAAATCTATGACGCAAACAAAGCAAATGATGTAACTATTTATTCAGAGCAAGGTGTTGATAGAGAATACCTAACTGAATTAGTTTTTTCTAATTTGCGTAAGTTTAGCGGAAGAGTAAATGCTTACGTGTATGACAATGTAAAAAAGAAAAAGGTTACAGCAATGTTCCTTGATGAAAGTATAACTAATAAATTCCAAACAAATTAAAAGCTGGGGCGGGATCAATTTAAAATCCCGCCCTATCTATTTGTCGACAATGCCCCCAAAGCTGCGGGGTTATCCACAGGCTTACGGCTTCCTGTGGAAAAGCCCTGGAAATTTGTGAGATTACTCACACGGATCAATTCGGACATATTGTAACTAACTCTATACAATGTCAGTGCCACCTGTTATAATAAACTAATCAACCAACCGAAAGGAAATAAATATGGCTCATAATCTCGAAATGGAAAATGGCGAAGTTGCTTTCGCTCTCCGTGGCGCACCTGCTTGGCACAACCTAGCAAATCGTATCTTTGCAAAAGATGAGGAAGTTACAACTGCCTCAATGCTTAGCGAAGCAAAGTTAGCAAATTGGAATGTTCGCTTATCTCCAATCACAAATCACATTGACGAATCTTGGAATGATGTTTCAGATTCATCTCTAGTTGTTCGCACAAATCCATTCAATGGCGGAACTGATGTTCTTGCAACTGTTGGTAAGCGTTACAAGCCAGTTCAGAATGAAGAACTATTTGCATTCGCTGATGCAATTCACGATGCTAATGCCGATTGCCGTTGGGAATCTGCTGGCTCATTGAAGAAGGGCAAAGTTGTGTTCGGAACTGTAGATATTCCCCGCACAATGGTTCTTGACCCACAAGGCGCTAATGATGAAACTAAACTTTATCTTATCGTATGGACATCACACGATGGTTCTGTTGCTGTTCAAGCAGCCGTTACTCCTGTTCGTGTTGTATGCCAAAACACGCTAAACCTTGCAATGAAGAATGCTAAGCAATCTTTCAAGATTCGCCACACGCAATCTGTTGAAGGTCGCATTCAAGTTGCTCGTGAAACTCTTGGGCTTGCTCTTGGATACTTTGATGAATTCGAAGTTCAAGCAAAAGCACTTTACTCTCAGGCAATTACTGATGCTGAATTCTCTAAGTTGATTCAGACAATTTATCCTAAGCCAGATAAAGATGCTGCTAAAGTTGCGCTAACTAAGTGGGAGAATAAGGTTGTTCTACTTGATGACCTTTATCATAACTCACCAACTAACGCTACAATCAAGGGAACTAAGTGGGGTGCGTTCAATGCACTAACTGAGCGCCTTGATTACTATCGTTCAGGTCGTGGCAATTCTGAAACACTTATGGCGGGTGCATCAGGTTTTGACCCAATTCTTACCGCAGAAAAAAATAAGTTGTATCGAATGGTTGCAACTTTCTAAATAATAAAAATCCTAGGCAAGATTTAAAACTGCCTGCAAGATCTCTTAGCTCAGTTGGTTAGAGCGCTACCCTGTCACGGTAGAGGTCACGGGTTCAAGTCCCGTAGGGGTCGCCAAATAGATTTGTCGACAATGCCCGCAGTATTGCGGGTGTGATATTGATCATACGGGAATGATAAAAAATTCCCTGGAAAAGCTTGTATATGTCAGTGGGCCCTGGTACAATTCTTCCATGACCAACGAACTAGTATCAACTAAATATACATTTGCCTGTGACCCAGACAATTGTGATGTACTAATAGAACTAACATCATCTGACGGTTTTGGATTCCCGTCGGGTGTGATGGAAATCACTTGCCCGTGTGGCCGTAAGCCAGTCTTATTGTCAGTGGTCAATGCTACAATTGCTCCAACAACCCAAACGAAAGAGGAAAAAATGGAAGAACCAACAACTACAACAATTCCCGATACATATAATCCTAATCTTTTGGTTACCTATAAAGTAATCAAGGGATACTCAGATGCGGAATATGCAACTGATAAGGTTACATCAATTGAGTGGGACCTACACAATGCACGTCAATCACAGAAGCGTGTCGGAGTATTTGAAGACAAGATTAACAAAGTCAAAGATATTATCACTGAGGCATATGAAGACTCAGAGGATAAAGATACACTTCGTGCAATTGCTGAAGCGCTTTCAATTGAACTCGTAAGAGAAGTTCTATTCACCGCAACTCTTGAAGTTAGCGGAACATATACATACAACATTCTTGACTCCGACTATGAATTAGACCTTGATTCAGAAGTTACAGATGCTCTTTATGCTGAATCAAATAACGGTAACATTCAAATTGATGACACCGAAGTTTGCCACGTTAGAGAAGCATAATGTATTTTGAGTTGACTGCTCCCGATAGGCTATCTATGGAGATGGCCTATTGGGATGCACAAATCACAGGGCTCGACCCCGAAGCAATGTCACCGTTGACATTCAACATTGGAACTGGTAGTATTGAGAAAGTAAGTCGCATTCGTGACAAGTATAATCTAACTGAGAGTTACTGGTCAGACAGAGAAGCGACAGGATACAAGGAGAAATAATGTCAGATTACAAAGATGGTTTTGATGACGGGTATAAATTTGCTCGTGAAGAAATGATGGAAAGACTATCAGAGATTGATATTAATGATATCGATACTTGGATTCTTGACCGTCTTTGTGAAATGATAGAAGGCGGGAAACTATGACAACTGAAGACCTAACAAGATGGATCGGCTGCGACCAATGTGGCACAGCTCAGGCTATGTATTTAATTAAACTAGTAGATGGTGAACTGTTCTTTTGTGGCCACCACTACAATAAAAACAAAGCAGGCCTTGACAAGGTCTCATACGAAGTGATAGAATTAAACAAAATAGAAGAAGCAGTACCTCAACTAGAAACGGCGGAATAAAATGGGAGACAGAGCAAACTTTGGATTTAAAGATTCCAAGGGGGATACAATCTTTCTATACGGACACTGGGCAGGCCACGGTATGTTGGAGCGCTTAGCCAATGCTGTCGAGGCAGCACGGCCAAGGTGGACGGATGAATCATATGCTACACGTATTTGTGTATCACAAATGATTAACGAAGACTGGAAGTCCGAGACAGGCTGGGGCTTAAGTGTTAATAGAATTCTAGATAATGAGCACAAGATTCCTGTAATTGATTGGTCCACTCAAACGTTTACTTTGTTTGAAGAGGACCTAACTACAGAAGTGTTTAGTTTATCTTTAGATAAATTCTGTAGTAAATACAGTCAACTAGTTATGGTATAATTGAGGTAGGTCCAGGGACCTTCTTCATGAGTACAGGTGCGGCTACCAGGGGATCCCCAAGTCGCTAAGCAATGCAGGACTTTTTACTTTCGTTGGTAGATCCTAGCGGCCTTTACTTTCTTAAACCTCAGCGCAAGCTGGGGTTTTTTACTTGCCCGCAAAAGCAGAGGGTATCATAATTTGTTTACGAGGTCAATTTAAAATGCCCTGAAATTTTGTGATGTTGACCACAATGATCAAAAATGTGGTGTGGAACACACCCATTTGCTATTCCATTTGTCAGTGGTCCAATGTATAATAATCACATATCAACGAAAGGATATAAAATGCCAAACTGGTGTTATAACACATTAACTATTCAAGGACCTAAGTCTGAGGTAGATATGATTAAAGATAGATTGAATAAGCCTTTTACATTAGCACAAGAGACTTATGGTATGGGTGATATTAGTTCTTCTGGTTTCCCCACCAAAATTCAACAGGTTACTTATTCTAATCCTGTCTTTGCATTCTTCAATATCCATTCATATAAGGATGACGGTATTACTGATGAGGAATATGCCTGCCAGCCTTCTCGTGGTGGCATAGATACAAATGACCCTGATTGGTTCCGCAAGTCTATTGAGTTTGCTAAAACTCAGAAGGACTGGTATTCGTGGAATAACTCTAACTGGGGAACTAAATGGGATGTTGCAGTTCGTGACGGTGAAGAGTATTCAAATACAGAATTGCTTGAATATAAATCAGAGGGTGAAGACAACTGGGTTGTATATAAGTATGAAACTGCTTGGTCACCTGCTGTAACTATCTTAACTAAACTAAGTAATCTTGTTCCTAACTGCCTGCTCACATTAGAGTATGAAGAAGAAACAGGCTGGGGTGGAGAGTATGAGATTGTCCGTGGAGAAGTAAAAGAACTATTAGAATATGAAAACCGTTGCTATGCTTGCCAGTCTTTTGACACAATGAGTTATTGTGAAGATGACTGTGGTGAATTCTGCTCAGAATGCAATGAGGGTTCTTGGCAGGATGAAAAGGCTATGGCAGAATGTCAGACCCATAAGGTATTATTACCTTTGAAGACATACACAATGGAGGAGGCAATAAATGGCTGAACAATTTATAGATACGGTAGCAGAGCACATTACAGGTGCAATGCAACAAGAAATAGCGGAGCAATTGTTTGATGATTGGTCCAATAAGAATTTAGATGAGGGCAGCGATTATGCCGAATGGCAATTTATGCAATATGCCTCAGATGAATTAAAGCAGCAATACAACGAATACTACGGATATATTGAGGGAGATGAATACTTACTATGAAATACTATAATTTTGTAATCAAATTAGCAGGCAGTGTCTATGCTAGAAATGAAGAAGAGGCAAATGAAAAGATTAACTTACATCTTGACGACCTTGGCCAAGTTGAGAGTGCTAAATTTGATTTAAATTGGCCTGATGTGTCTTGGGATTTGGAGTATGAATTATGCTAGGTTATACTGAATCCGATCTAAATAGAATGATTAATGCTATACACGATGCTAAGCTTTTCTATCTTAGAACCCCGTCCGATTTAATGGATAAGACAGAACTAAGGAATGATTTAGAAATGGCTGTTAGTTTTATGCAGGGCTTATGGGCGGAGGGTTACTTTGACCACACCGACTAAATCATCTAGATTTATGGAGTATCTAAAGATACATCTAATTAGTTTAGAACAAGACTTAGAACAGATTGATTATGTAAATGGTCATCATTTCTATAGAGTTAAAGAAGCAGAAATTGCGAATACCAGGCATATATTGTCAGTGGCAACTGATATAATGAATGACAACGAAAGGGTATATTAATGAATATGACTGCAGAAGATATTGGGCTCCCGCCCCACTTGCAACGAATGGTCAATGCAGGTGTTAGTGGATTAGATATAATGCACGGGGAACTAAAGAACCTAATGCTAATTGCTGAGCAAGACCTAGCAACCGCATTAGAACAGGAGGCATTGTCAGAAGAGGCAATGGATTCTATGGTCCGCACAGAATGTGAAGGGCGCCTAGATATGCTAGTAGAACTATATAATCTAACATATCAACTATCATTTGCGATTGGAGCACGAGATGTATGATAAACCTAGTTTAGAAATTTTAGAAGTAAACTATTCTATTAGTCCTGGAGGTATTGATGAGTTTGAAGTCTATAGTCTTGATGAACGTGACCATTCTAATCCTCCGATTTTTAGTGCTACCACACTTGAGGAATCCGTTCGATTCTGCTACAATCTCGGAAAAGACTTTACAGTCAGAACACTCGCACAATGGGAAGAAAAGGAATTAGCATATGAAGCCAGCAGATAAAGATAAACTAAACGAATGTTTAAAGATTCTAGATACTACGGACCTAGGCCTATCACTAGTTTGGCTGTGGACGTGGAGCACAATCAATAACATCCTAGACGACGAGACCTACAGGGCTAAAGTTACTCAGGATGATATGTGGGGACACCTGTGCGAGGCTGTGGAGGCTGGCCACGGGTTCTCTCTGGAATATGGGGCGGAACAACATCAAGAGGACGTCCTTGAATGGATGATGAATAGAGATTACATTGTCGACACAATGTTCGAGGATGAAGAGGAGGAAGAAGATGAAGATGAGTGATCAATATGTAGACTCCGTCCTTGCAGAGGCCCAAAAGCTTTTGTGGGGCGGATCTGAAACAGAGAACATCGAAGCACATAATCTAATTGCTAAACTGATTAAAGATAGGTTAGTCGATGAGTCAGTATAAAGTAAAGATAGAGATAGTTGGGGGAGTCCCATACATTCTCGAATGCCCGCCCGAAGTTGATGTTGAGATTAAACAAGTTAATCATTGGCAGCGCTGGCGTGAAGAACAAAAACTAATTAAAGATAAGTTGGCAGCAAAAATTTTAAAGTAGGGGCAAATTGTCCGCTTTACGACAGGTATTTACAATCCCGTGAAAATCTGTTATAATTAATAAAAGATCTAGAAAGGATCATAATGACAACAAAGCGAGAATATCTCAAGTCACAAGGCATCACAGTAGGTGTACGTGGACGTTTCTCAGGCGCAGCTAAGGTTGCAATCCAGGAAGCTATGAACAAAGGCGTTACCTTTACAGACCCACAGCCAGTTACCAACAAGGCTAAGTAAATAGAACGAGGGGTGGTGGACGAGAGTTGCCACCCCTCCCTAATTTTGATATAATGAGTAGTTACCAAGGCGGAAGGCGGAAGTATGAGTAAGACAAGAGAAATCAAAGTAGCAGAAGACCTAGTCAACCTAACGGAAGACCATTGGTTTAATCCTGCCATATTGGCGAGATATCTAACAGACCAACCATTTTATACAGTTGACCGCATTATGGAACTAGTCGCCCAAATTATTAGGTGGCAGGCCAACAGACATAATGATGAATTAAATACAGAAGACGGTATATATAATTCAGGACAATCATCTGAAGGATTGTTCCTAGCAAATGAGTTAAATGAAACTCTTAATAGATTAATTAAGACTTACAAATGGGAAAATATAAAGCTTCCAGTGGACCCTGCTAAGTTTATTAAAAAGATGCCGAAGGTTGAAACCCAAAGCTACCGACATTCCTGGTTGCACGACACAGATACCAGAACACATGTAACGATAGACCATCCCTTTATCTAATCATGAAAGAAAAAAGAAAATATCCAACCACCCAAGAGCTTGCTCGATGGGAAAGATCACTACCTGATCACATCAGGAACGCACACAAAGCTGTTAACAACCCTAAGCCAAGCATTAAACCAAGGCGGGTGGGACTGGTAGTAACATCTTCACCTAATATAGATCTATCACCTATATTAATCAATCTAGAAAAACCTAGACATAGATGGCAATAGATTAAATTTATCTAAGGCAAACATATACTTAGTTGGTTAGTATATGAGCCCAAATTATCCACAGGGTTATCCACATCCTGTGGATTTTTTGTTGTGGTCATGTGGGCAAAATTTCTCCTTTACGACAGCATATTAAAAATCCCTGAAATTTGTAGGAAATGTCGACAAATCTATATAAAATCATTTAAAACATATAATGAATTAAGCATAATATACCCAGAATTTGTCAGAATTTTCTACATAAAATCTATTGACAATGTGGGCAAAATATGCCATTTACGAGGGCATTGACAAAATCCCTGAAATTTGGTAGATGTGTCCATATGTCTCCAGATCAAATTTGACATTACGGCGCATCATATGAAAGGGCACAATTACACATACATATATTTGTCGATAAAGCTATAACTAATCTAACTGTATCTATAGTATAAATTCTCCACTATGCTCCACTTTACTCCATTTATAAGGGGTCTAGGAGGCCATATGAGCCATGTTTATGGGCGGGGGGATATAGGAGTTAGCTACCTATTTGGTCCAAATATAGGAGTGATTGTAGGATGCATATCATCATCATCTGACCATTTGCCTGTAGAATATCCTATCATTCTGCCATATCTGTCTGGATCAGCCAGGATATCTTGAAGCAAGTTCTCTGGCATATCATGACCAGCTCTGGCATGTTCTTCCAGATGAGCTCTTAATTGATCATCATTGGTTATATTCTCAGACATTGAAAATAAGGAATATTCATCTTGTGGTTCATTTAAATAACAGGCTGCACATTCGATATGTCCTGCTACATTGGGATATATGTATATATCGCTATTGGTGAATCTGCTATATGCCATTGGTTCCCCGCCTTTTCTAGTACCCGCCCAAACACTCGTTACGAGTGTGATATAGCCTAATCTTATTCATGATCTTCTTATTAGGGGCATAAAGCTCTTCCCCACAGCAGGCAGTCTTTAAATGCCATTCCTTGCCAAAGAAGTCATATTGCATACCTTTAAAGTTGGCATACTTGTGCGCCACAAATTTAGCAAATGGATCAGGGATTTCCATATCTTGAATCATATTTATATTATAGTATATCTGACGGGTACCGTCAAGGGGGTCTCTACCGCCGAACTTTTTCACTATTCGGACCTATATAATAATATTTAACTACTTACATCTTGTATATAATGACATTGACATACACCTATAACCGCATAGCCTTGCTTGGCTATCTCAGCAACGTCTGTATATTTAGCTTTATTTGTACAATAATGGCACTTATCTTTATCTTCAGATTGCTCTAAATAAGATTCAAGGTTATCTAGAATACCCATATTACTTATTCCTAGGTATGATTGATTGAGGCCCTTCGGTACCAAAGATTGACTTCTTGATAGGAACACAATTAGGAACTTTTCTTCCGCCTTTATCCTTCATTCCTACTTGCTTGTATCCCGCCCAGCAAGCTTTCTGGATGTTATCCCAGTTGTCTTCTTCTTCGTTGTCTGACTCATATGACTTGGAAATCTCTTCATCAGTAAGGGTTTCTAACTTCTTTACCTTTTTGTGTCCAGAGCACATCTTATTAACGCATCCGCCCTTTGCCTTACATTCAGTGCATCCTTCACACTCACAGCCCTCTGTGTCTTCCATTTCTTCTTCGTCTTCTTCTTCAATCTCAATTTCAATTGCTTTAGTAATAGGGTTGACTACATCATCCAACATATCTTTAATCTCTTCTATGATTTCTTCTTCGTGCCCGTGCCAGTCTTTTTTCATATTCTTCTCTCTTTCAACAATTTTTCTAGACCAGGAGAATCCTGCATCCCCGCCCCAAGCAAGCCACATAATCTTGCCATTTGATGGGCTCTCTGCGTTATCCCAATCCTTACCCTTTTTATCTACTTCGTGACGTGAAAAATAAGAATACATACGCTTAACTGTAGACAAGCTCAACGCTTCGCCTCTTGCTAATTGTCCAGCTCTTGTCCAGCCTACGGCTGTTCCTGCACCATTTGCCTTGCCCTGCTCTTTAAGCTTAATTGCTCTACGTGCAGCAGATTGCATTCCTGAAGTTGGCTTATATCCCTCTTTGCTCATATTCCAATTATACCATTTCTTTATTCGTGTAGTCTTGGATCCATCCAAAGCTCACCATTAATTATTGTGTATCTTAATCTTAGTTGACTAGAATTACATTTAAGACATTTAGGATTGTAATCTATTTCTTTAGACAATTCGATATATGTTTCAGCTTTACATTTACATATAAAGGAATAAGTATAATCTCCTGCTACCATAATTCGTCTTGAGAAAACTCAGACCTGTCCTTAATGCGTTTCCATTTACCATATAGGTTAGGTTGCTCTGATCCAATATACTCTTGGCCCGTCTCTAAATCAATTAAGAGCCATTTGCCTGGAGCCTTTGTATGTATTGTTAGATCTATTGCTTTATCTGTCTCTGGAACTTCCGACCCATCTAAAAGCTTTCTCATATTGCTTCACGTCGCCAAAGTAAATAAGACTTAATATAAACAACTCCATAAGCAATTGCTGCAAATATAAATCCATACTGCTCAGTTGTTACCGCATATATAATCCATAGACATTCATTTAGAAGCAATACAGGCCATCCCCATATAGTCTTACGACCAACAAAAAATATGCCTGTTACGCCAATGGCTGCTAATACATATGACCACATTATTTAGATTCTGTTTCTTCCCTAGCCCATTGATCTTCCCATAGACCCATCAGTGATTCGTTGCCAATGTCATCAAAGTAGTATCTACCCTTAGACTTATTATATGTCCAGCCATACCATTTATCGCCTTCAGCCCATGTCAGATTGGTTGGTCCATCTTCTTTATACTCTGATAGTCTACGTAGCAATTCATCATTCTCATGAACAACCGCCTCAATTGCATGTCGCAGGCGCTTAGGACGCATTAGATATTTTTCTACAAACTCAATTAACATTTTCATCTGGATCCTTTTCCCATGTAAGCTTTCCATCTTTATATACAGGCCAATAGCCTAATGAACGCCAGTCCATCTTCATAATCTTTGGCTCTCTCATACTGCCACCTGAACAGGAATCATTGCAGTGCATCTTTCACAATATTCATAAGTTGATCCAGTAAAAGGGCATGATCCCGCCATTACTAATGTGTGTCCTTTAATCTTACACAAAATACTTTTAATTCTTAACATGCCTTCTCTTTTCGCCGCACTTTTTGCACTAATTGTGACTATATAACATTATATAATATTTAAATAGGGGAGTCAAGGATCTCATCTATAGCATCATCTATAGTTCTTCCATTATGCTCTGCTGAACAGTTACCACATTTCTTGCACATTGTTATCCTTAAATAAATATAGCCCCAGTTACGGGGCCATATCTAATATATAGTTAGACCTTCTTTGGTCTTGTCTTCTTAGGCTTTGGATCTAATGATGTCTCTCTGCGTATTCCGTGACTATTAACATCTATCTTCATTCTTGGCTTAATGCCTTGCTTTGGATATTTTCTTGTAGCATCACGACTTGTTACCGCTCCAGAAGGAGAACCTGCTCCAACTGGTGGAGTCATTCCAGTACCGTCTTCTTTTTGAAAATTACTCATTAATAAATTGTCTTGTCTGCTCTGGTGTTGCAGTCATTTCTAATGTTAGACCTGACTCTCCATCTGTTGACACATCAACGATGGTTACTGGCTCCATATAAGCCATTCCAAAGATGTTGCATCCGCATTCTGTACACATTATTACTTACCGCCGTTGCCTAGGCCTGAACCATCTTGTGACGACTTATCTGTTGATGGGAACGCTGCTGCAGGATCTGCTGCATATTGCTCGCCATTCCAAGCTGTTGTTGTTGGTGCTTTTACTTCATTGAATCCTGTTAGATCATTTCCGTTTGTCATTGTATTACTCCTATAGGTTGTATTTAGATGGGTCTAGAGGTCCATCTATACCTCTATTATAGCATTTATTTTTTAATAGACTAAGATCTAATTGAGTAGAATGTTATTAGATTTATACGATTTCCAGAGGTCACTTCTGTAACCTCATGCGGCAAATCATCATCTCCCTTAAAGCATATAAAAGTTCCTCTTTTAGGCTTTAAAGAAATACCCTGATCTGGAAACTGAAGAAGTCCGCCTTCATAATCATCAGTTAAATATAATAATCCAGAGTGATCTTCTGTCTGAATGTCTAGCCAATTGTCCCAATGCAATTCATTTTTTGCACCTGGTATCATATGGCAGTAAAGCATATGATCTAAATATATATCTTTTTTAAATATATTTGCAACTGCTTTTTCTTGTAAAATACCTACGCCAGTTAATAAATCTTTTGATAAATCGTTATCCCCATTATAAGGTATTATTTTGTTGGTAGCAGAAAGCTCTACTTGCCTATGCTTGTATCCGTAAGATGGTCCTGCAAAAACTCCTTCTTTCCAGAACCCTTTACTCGCTCCGCCAGAATAATCTCCTGATCCAAGTGTCCACTCTGGTGCTTTTATTAGATTATTAGAAAAGCTTTTTATTAAAAAATTACAAGTATCTTCAGATAAAAAATCTTCAATTATGAAAATTCTGTCTGATAATATTTTCATTACTTAATTTTATTCCCATACTTGTTCCATGCTCTTTCGTGTAGGAAAAAGCCTAGGGCTTCACACATAGTATAAATTATTGCAAATGTACCAGCATATTCCCAGTGTGCTTCTCCAGTAATAAGCAGTTCAAAACAATAAACTAATGTTCCTACAAAAAGGATATGAACTGCAGGCCAAGACAATGACTTGTACAGACTTCTTTTATTTGATTCCATTTCATTCCTCTTAACTTTTGTAGCTATTGTGCCAGCATTTGTCACAGATATCTATAATTCCGCCTTCTGGTTTAGCAGCTATCCTAGTGGATTTGTTGCTACATCCAGGCCACTCACATATTTCACCAAACACTATTTAGATCCTTTGGCCGTTTGACCACGGTAACCTGTCTTCTTTTTATTCATAGAACCAGGCTTTTTAAATCCTGCACCGTTTGGTGTTGCAGCAATTCTTTGCTCTAGTGCTTTTTTAATCTTATCGTGGTGTTTGCCCATTTTGCTTTTCTATAATCCTTACTATATATCGTATAACTTCATGTGGTCTCCACTCTGGAGGCAATTCTAAATATTTTATCTCGTCCGCAATTTTTTTTCTATGATTTTCATCTAGGTACTCTATGAGTTTATCCATAGCCCTATTCTATCATTTATAGTATAAAGGGGCAAGACCTAAGTCCTGCCCCTTTAATTTAAAGAATTACTTCTTTAGTGCTACCTTTAGCTTAGGGAACTTCTTGTTCCACTTTGTAGCAAGTGCATTGTATTCCGCCTTGTACTTTGCTGCTGCTGTTGCTGCCGCTAGATCAGATGCTGCCTTGGCGGTAACTGTTGCTGAATCTGATGCAGCCTTGTCTGCTGCACGTCCAGCCTTTTCTGCTGTTAGTGCTGAATTAGCTGCTGCTAGTTCTGCACGAAGTGTTGCAATTGTTGAGTTTGCTGCTGCAAGCTCTCCTACTACATCACGCACTGCAATAGTAGCACTTGCTGATCCAATTGGAGTTGCAAGTCCTGTTACTGCTGTAGCAACTGTTGCGTATGCAACTACTGTTACTGAACCAGTTGCAGGAATTGTAATTGTCTGCTCTTTTGTTCCAATAGTTGCTGTTGCTGTGTCAGTTGTTAGCGCTGTTGACAATGCTGCACCTGAGCTTGAAACCAATGTATTGATAGTGGCCCCACTCTTTGGATTACCGAACACGTCAAATCCAGATACCTTAAGCACCTGTGATGTACCTGCTGCTGCTGATGCAGGAGCGGTTAGTGTAATTGAGTTCAAAGCACCTGCGGTACCTTGTACATAGTAAACTGTTGTAGTTCCAGCACGAGTAATCGATACTGATCCTACTGCTGTACTTTTAGTATATACATAAAAGTCTGCTGAGTTTCCAGTTCCTGTTGAAACTGAAAGTGTTGATGTTCCAGATGATGCTGTGACTACTGTAGTTCCAGTTAGGGCAGGAACAATTGTTGCATTAACTGCAACTGCTGTTACTACTGTGCCTGTGTCTACTGATGTTACGGCAATCTTCAATGCATCTGCTGCATCGATACTGTTATCTGCTGGTACTGGCAGTGCTACAGGAGTTGTTACTACTGTTCCACCTGTTGCTGCAGAACCCGCCACCGTTAGGGTGACAGTTCCAGCGTTAGCGTTAGCTGCTGGCGATACTAGCATTGTGCTAGTCAGGGCTGCAGCGATGATTAGCGATACTTTCTTAAATGAGTTCATTTAATTTATTCTCCTTATTTCTTCTGTGTCTTATGTGAGCACAGAAAGTTAGTGTAATTCATGTATCTTTACATGAAACGAGCAGGGATCTCCACCTTCATCCCATTCTTGCATTTCTTCATCTGACATTGGTGGACCATCATGAGTATCGCAAAATACATCCGATACCCATCCACGGTCATAGCCATTCTTAAGCCAGATTTCAAACTCTAAGTGATTAGAGTCTTCGGAATCAAATTCTAAATCCATTCTGAAATCTCTTCCAGCATTAGATGCTTAGGCTTAGCGCCAGCAATTGTTTTTACTGGCTTTCCCGATTTAAATAATACCATATAAGGGATAGAAGTTACAGAGTATTCTGCTGTTTTGATAGGATTCTCATCAACATTTAACTTTCCGACCCACAATCCACGCTCATTTGATATTTCATCTAGGATTGGAGAGATCTTTTTGCAAGGACCACACCATGGAGCCCAGAAATCAATGAGAACTAAATCGTGAGACTTAAGCACTCCATCAAAGCTTTCATCTGTAACTATCAACTTACTCTCCTTTTAGTTCCTCTGCTGCATTATTAAATTTATTCATAAATGTTTGAACAACCCAAAACGCAGTTTCGCCTGCATTTACAGACATTGCTTTTGAAGCTTCTTCGTTTCTATCTTCCATCGCAAGGGCGTTGTACCATTTCTGGTACAACTCCTCACCGATTTCTTTAATAATTTCTTCAAGTACGGTTAACTGATCAGCCATTAAGAGCGCCAGTTAGATCAATTAACTTACCCGAAAGTACTTTAGAACTAGATGTATTGATTGATGTTCTAGCAATTAAGTCATATATCTGTGCATATGTAAGGTTTGGCTTTGAGGCTTTGATTGTTGCCCAAGAGGTTGCTGCAATTACAGTTGCATTAGAAGTTCCCGCAACGTTGATAGTTTTTCCGCCTACAGTTATTGCTTGAGTTGTTCCCTGTGCAAAAAAATCTGTAAGCTTAGGGTCATAGTTGCTATAGACCGCAACTGTTTTTGTTGGCATTGTAGCACCAATTGCTATCGCAGAAGGAATACATGCAGGCCAATCAATTCTTGAATAGTCTCTAGCGTTCCCTGTTGGGAAAAATACTCCAACGTCCATTGACTTTAATGTTTCAATTTTTGATTCAGTTATTGGCGTCTTAGGGCAATAATCTGAACCAGTCGCAAGGTTGTGGTGCCCCTGGGACATAGAAACTGCTTGAATGTTAAACCTATTTTTGTTTTGAATTACCCAATCTAATGCATTGAATACAGTTGCTTCTCCAGCAGCCTGTCTTAGTCCATTAATATTTGTACCGATAATTTTAACAAAAACAATATTGATGTTTGGGTTTGTCCTAACCGCAAGAGATGACATTTGTGTTCCGTGGTCAAATCCGTTCTTTGAAAGCCATTCTGTCTTTAATGTAGCAGATCCTGGGCCTTCCATAACAGATAGTCCATTAGGACATGAGCTCCATTGAACAACGCATGCCTCATAAATAATTTTGTCTTTAAACATTGGTAGAGATGTGTCAATCGCTGTATCAAGGATTGCTATTGTTGGAACTTGTGCTGACTTATTGCTGATGTTGTTTTTAACAGCAGCAGTTGCAGTTGTAGGTAAAACCAGTGCTAGGGCTACTAGAGCCGTGATTATTTTTTTATTCATACTATCTATTCTACTAAATAATGACAGATTGTCAATAGCCTATTCTTTGTCTAGTGTATCTAATTTAGCCTTATACCATTTACCAGCGTCTAGGTTGGTTGGTGACTGTAGGCCCTGAGATTGTAATAGATTAGTTAAGCTTTGTGTGTATAGCTCCACCATCATTTCAAGTCTGACTACCTGCATTTCGAGCAGTCTTAGTCTTTCTGACTTTCTCATCATTATTCCTTTCTGTCTACGGGAGTAGGTGCTGTAGCAACACTACCACAACTAACACATTCCATGTCTAAGAAATATGTAGCAATTTCAAAATCTTCAAATATAACCTTAAGGCTCCATATTTGTGATCCACAGGGACAAATGTGAGTTGGAGTGCCTCTTAAATCAATAGAGTTTTCGTAAGTTTCTGGACGAAGATTTAAAATATCGTCAGTGTGTGATCCTTCTCGTTCTACATCTTCTTTGTCTACCAGCAAAACCTCATAGTTATCAAAGAATAGCTTAATCCTGGCTTTAACTTTTGATGCCCAGATGTATACTGCAAGAGTAACTGCAATTACTATGAGCCATTTCATAGTTCTATTATACCTTAAACCTGAATGTATGTATAGGGAGCAGATACGCTCATATTGAACTCTGAAGCAGCTTCTAATGCAGCCTTTAAGCGCAAGCGTGGATTCTTCTGATTCTTTGTAGCATACAGAGCCCCTAGTGCTATCATTCCTCCGCTTCCCTCCGCCATATAGTTAACAACATTTTCTCCAACATGAAAATCTTCATCTATTGTAAATATGCGACCACACACACCGACTATAAAAATTCCACCCGTATCTTCTTCTGAAGAAGATCCAATGCTTCCATAACCATTGTCTTTAAATGCTTGTTTTACTGAATCAATAAATTTAGTTCTCATAAACTTATCTAAACCTGAATTAGTTTTTGTTGGTGTATACTTTGGTGGAGCCCACGAATACTGCAAAATTTGTCCCATGCGAAATGAATCTGTAAATGCAATCCCATACTGACCTACTTTAAATACTTTAGGTTCTTTTCTTGCAAGGATCCAGCCAGTTTTGTCATCCGATGCGGCATGGTCGGATGCCATATAAACAACACCATTTTGGGCAATAGCTACTATACAGGTCATACATCTAGTATACTAAATATAAATTCGAAGGTATAGTCTATTTTGAGGTATTTTTTTCAATGCGGTCAATTGCATCACGCAAGGAAGACCCGCCATTATTAAATAGCTCAGCTTTAATTGTTGCCAGCTCAATGTCTATTTTATTAAAATGCTCTTGTCCGTCATTTAGCCTAGCGGTTATTCCTGGAGTATCTTCCGTTCCATACCACTCATCAATAAAATCAAACCAAGTCTTAAATAGTTTAATGAATTTGCCTACAAAGTATCCTAGTCCAGCGCTTGCAGCAGCCGACAGCACAATCCATTCTAATAAGCTCATGTGTAAATTATACTTGACTAATAGTTATAATTCAAAACTAATCTAAATTTATTAAATTATTTTTAGTTGACTTAAACCAAAAGTTCAGAGGCAATAATGTCATTGCCTGCGTATCTTTTTTTAATAATGAATTCTTTAACAGCTTCAGATCCCAGTTGCCTGCCCGCAAGAATTACTACCCATCTTGGCTCAAATTTAGACGCTATGCATGTTTCGCACATTAATAGGTTAATTGGCATCAAGATTGATTTTCTTACATTTAGCTTATTTTTTGTCTTGTTACAGCAGTAACACAATATTTTTTCCATTAATTAGATTCCTCTTCGTGCTCAAAAATAATTTCATCCATTACAGTAAACTCATCATTTTCCAACACCTCTTCTATTTCAATACCATCTTTTTGGTATCTAACTTTTGATGCATATAGGCCCAAGCTTTCTACTGAGCCGTATACTCTTTCAGAATGAATGAATACGATCTTAATTACTTCGTAGTATTCTCGCACTTGGTACCCCCTCTAGTTCGCATCTTACTCCGTAAGACTCGATTACCTTTTTAACCTTTCCAACATAATCAATTACCATTTCTTTTTTAACACCTTCGTATTTTAAAAAATTGTCTTCATATAGTCTTATTGCTAAAAACTGTGGATACTTCACTATGTCCATCTGCAAACCCATATCAGGCTTTTTAATTTCCCTGATTCTTTTTGCCATTTCTGCGGTATAAAATACAGGCTTATTTGGTTCACCTGTCCATTCATTAACACCATACTTAAAGTGATCTTTATCTTTATTGATAAACTCCACCGTTAAATACCATTTTTTGTTCTAATTTTTTGCCACAAGTCTTTTGTCTTGTGAATATTTTTTACCTTATCTATCTCGCCAGAGTTTAGATAGATTCCGCCCCATACTCCGTGATCATTGTTTATGGAGCCTGACTCAAAACAGTCTTTGGAAACTGGACAACTTAAGCAGGCCTCATCAATGCTTGCCGCTATAACTGGGTCTGATTCATATTTATCAAAGAATAAATTTGTATCCATACCTCTACATACAGCAATATCAAACCACTTAAAATCGTTCTCTTCTACACCTAGATCATTTAAAATATTTGACATATTTGTCCGACATCTTCCATGTTCCGTCTGTATTTATAGGAAAGTTTTCTGCAATTCCCCAAGAATTATTTTTAAATAATCCATTTTTATTAGAGAATCCAGTAGGGTTCCTTTTCCATATAATGAGATTATAGTTGTCCCAATAGGACTGTCTGTCTTTAGAGCTAAATCTTTTAATAAAGACATCAACTCCTTTAGGCGTCAAAACTAGCACTTATTTTCCTGTCTGTTAGTTCCGCCTATATCCTATTATATAATATCTGAGCCTATATTGTCAATAGACTATTTGACTTTTTTTATCTTTAAAATATCTATATGTTTAATTTCGTTATCTATATTTAATACGTCAAGGGCATATTCTTTTGCATCAGATTCATTGAAGGCTTCAACCTCTATATCAATATTGACTTTAATTAAATATTTTTCCATGTATCAATTATAGCACAAATATGGTATAGTATATATATGAAAAACATCAAAAGCATAGACGGAAAAATTCACATTATTGAAGATTTTATTTCTCCAGATACAGCAATGTTTATATACAATGCTATTAATCCTCATGTTGACATGAGTCATCAAAAAGCTGGCCCTTCCGTATTCTCTGGGCCCAACGCTGGTGCGGATGCAGAGCAGATTGGCTTAACAAAAACAATTTCTCCATATAATAGCGATCCTTGGCACAATGTTGCAATTGATTTGCTTTCAATGTTATGCCCAGTTATGTCTCGTGTAATATCTGATTTTTATAAAGAAGATTACGAGTTAAAGACAGCTTTTTACAGCAAGATGCTTACTGGCGGACAAAATGTTTTACACATGGACAATAGGTTTGTATCATCAAAAGATGAATTGTTGGAAAGACCTGGAGCCGATTTAGACCGATCTGGACTTTTATACTTTTATTCAGACTGCGAAGGCGGAGAATTAAACTTTCCATTACAAAATTTTAAAATTAAGCCTAAACCTGGAACTTTTATATTCTTTACTGGAGATGAAGAAGTGCCACACGAAGTTACTCCCGTTACATCTGGTGAAAGAAATAATTTTATTTCATTCTTCTGGCCTTCTTCTAGAAATGCAGATGATTTTTACAAAACACAAAGATACACTAATGCAAGAAATGGAATCCATCAAGAAGTTAAAACAACTCTTGAGTTTTTAGAAAAACATAAAAACAGATAGACTACTTCTTTTTATTTCTTAGTTTTGCAAGGGCTTCAAAGTCTTTTACTTTTGTTTCGCCCAAGTATCCCCAGGCATAGCCCTCTGCAATCATTTGCTCATTAACAGAAGTTGTTGATCCATCTAGATATAACCAGCCAAGTATTCGGCCATATTTTTCTGATGAATCCATTTTTTCTGTCTTGATTACAATATCTTTAGCATCTTTAATCTTAGACTTAACATATTCTTTAGCTTCAAGCCCGAGAACCTTTTCAGCTTTATCTTTTGTTCTGCTTTCTGGTGTGTCTATTCCAGCAAGCCTAACTCTTGAGCTAAAGGATATGTCAAAGCCTAGATCGATATCTACATCTATTGTGTCCCCGTCTACCACATTGTTTACTTTCTTAACATGATATTCGTACATTACTTCTTCTTTACTGCCGCCTTCTTTGCAGGTGCAGCTTTTGGTGCTGGTGCATCCCAATCTGGACGAGCAACTGACATTACTAGGCTGTAGGCTCTCTTCTTAAGGAATACGCCATCTCCGTTTGCCTGTGATCCCTTTGCATTACCTGAAGTGTTTCCTTCGTAGCAGTGTAAATTTTTTCCGTCATTCTTTACAACAATTCCAACATGCTCTGTATCTGTTGGTGTCTTGTCAAAGTTAAAAAATACTACATCGCCTGCTTGTGCTTGACCAATTGGAACAATTCTCTTGTTCTTTGCAAACCATTGTGCTCCAGCATCGCATGATGCAAAACCTTTCTTTGTTGAAGCGGCAACTAGGTGAACTAGTCCTGCGTCATCAAAGCATCCTGAAACGAACATTGCACACCAAGGTTGGTGATTCATTCCGTATCTTTTTCCAAAAACTGTATCGTTGTTTGGTCCTTCTGAGTATCCTTCGTCAGCATACTTTTTTGCTGCGGCAACAACTTTTGCTGCATTTGGGTGTGTGTTATTTGACATTTTTGCCTCCTTTAAGACTACAAGTAGTATAGCATTTATTTTGCTTTTTTGTCTACTGCTGAAAATGCTGCATTAATTTCTGATACAGTTAGCTTTCCATCATCCAGGAAGCCTCTTGCTAGTCTTTCAACTACAGTTGCTACCCCTAAAGTTCCAGCCAATATTACTGCCTTGTAGGTTTCAATTCCTACCACTGCACCTGCTCCAATTACGGACAATCCTGATGCTGCAAATACAGCAATTATACGCATGATAATATTATTAATGCTTGCAATTGCTCCTGATCCCACCTGTGTTGGTTCTTCTATATATGCTTTTGCCATTTTTATTCCTCCTTATTTCTTATTGGGCTTGTAATTATCCAAAGAGCAGTTGTTGCCATGATTCCATAACCAACAATAGTCTTTGCACTTCCATCCAAAACTACCCAAGCTATAAACATACCAAGAAGGGTCCATGCTTGGTCTACCATATCTTTTAGGATATTTTTTACTATTCTTACCATTTTCTTCCTCCTCGTGAACCTGGTGAATTGGCTCCTGAGCCTCCACCAGAACTTCCTCCGCCCCCTGTGCCACTTCCTGTGGCTCCCCCTGTGGCAACTGCTGCAGCGTTAATTGCAGCACCTGCTGCAACTACTGTAGCAACAACCATATCTGTTGCCTCTTCTCTTTCTTCGTCAGACATATCTGCGCCTATGCTTCCAAATGCAGCCAATGCTGCTGCTGGATTTGTAAATAATTCTTCTATCAGTGCTCCTGTATCTTGAAGCAATTCTACCTGTGCTGCAACCGCTGCAGTAATTACAACAGAATTTCCGTTTTCATCTGTTCTCACATCTACTGGTGTTGAAGGTGGTAAATCTTTATATTCAATTCCAGCTTCTTGTATTTGTTCTTTAGTTAAAGACCCTCCATCTTCAAGGGATTCTACAAGGGCATCTGCAACTAATTCCTTTTCTGCATTAGTTAATTTTCCATCTTCAGATAAAGCATCTGCAAGGTTCTGAACTTCTTCTACAGTTACTTCACCATCACTTGCTAATTCATTTAAAATATCTTCTGCTTCTGATTCGTCTATTTTCCCATCAGACAATGCATCATCAACAGATTCTTCTACTGCTTCTTCTGATCCCGCCTCTGGCTCTTCTGCGGGTGGCTCTTCTGCGGGTGGCTCTTCTGCGGGTGGCTCTTCTGCAGGGGGCTCTTCTGCAGGTGGCTCTTCTGCGGGTGGCTCTTCTGCAGGGGGCTCTTCTGCAGGTGGCTCTTCTGCAGGTGGCTCTTCTGCAGGTGGCTCTTCTGCGGGTGGCTCTTCTGCAGGTGGCTCTTCTGCGGGTGGCTCTTCTGCAGGTGGCTCTTCTGCGGGTGGCTCTTCTGCGGGTGGCTCTTCTGCAGGTGGCTCTTCTGCGGGTGGCTCAACAACGGGAGGAACAACTACTGGCGGCTCAACAACTGGTGGAGCAACTGGCTCAGGCTGTACAGGTTCTGGGGCTGGCGCAGGTGGAGGAGTAGGTGCGGGTGCAGGAACTGCATCAATTACTGTTTGTGCTGCTGCTACTATTGTAGGTGCAGTGGTTACTTTTTCTACAGCTACTGAAACATTTGCAATTGCTGTTACTTTATTTGTTAAATCTGTGCTTGCATTATTTAATGATGTAATTGTATTTTGTGAAACTGCTGCAATTGGCGCAATAACTGTATTTGTGTTTGCTGTATTTGCTGCAACAATTGTTGTAACCGCTGAGTTTAATGTAGCAATTTGTGCATTAGCTGTTTCTATTGCTGCCTGAACTGATGCATTGCTTGGATCAGGTGTAGGTGTAAATGCGGGGCCTTGACTGATTGTTCCAGTAAAGCCTGTAGTAGTGCTTGTATTATTAATATCTGTTACAGCGCCGCCCGTTGTCTCTCTTACGTTGAATCTAGCCCCATTTGGGATAGGGCCAGTAACACTTACATCGGCTTGCCATGCTCCATTTGATGGGTTTACATCTGCGTTAAATCTAACCTGAGTCATTTGTGTCTCGGCTGTTTGTAAAGGATAAACTCTAAGATCCCAAGCAACGCTAAGGGTGTTTGTGGTTGTTGAATATGTGATTCCAGATCCATTACTCCAAGTAGTCCAGTCGTATCCAGCTATAGAAATAGAGGGAGCATTTGGCGTAGTGTAGTAATTTGCACCTTCATTTACTCCAAAAGTTATTGTTGCGTTAGATCCAACATAAACATTGTTGTATGTAACCCCACCCATTTGTAAATTAAATGGTAGATTCATGCGGACGCCAGCGTCATCTACACCAGATAAAACATTTGTTGTGGTGCCAATGGTTGCGGCAAGTGCATTTACTGCATCTTGGGCGTTATTAATTGCTACGTTTGCTTGAGTTAACTGTGTTTGAGCCTCTGTCCGTGCAGGTGTTACTGCTGCCACCGCTGTAGTTGCTGTAGCAACTGTTGCAGTAGCCGTATCTATTGCTGTCTGTGCTGATTGAACTAAAACTGTGGCTGTCTCTGATTGGGCAACTTCTGTTGCAATTGCTGTGGCTACTTGTGCAACCGTGGTTGGAGTCTCCGTCATTAATGGAGTTGCTGTTGCTATTACCGTGGCTACTGCAGAATCTATTGTAGCAACGGCTTGCGTTACTACTGTTTGCGCCGCTACAACCTCTGGTGTTTGGGTTGTGGCTGTTACTGGTATTGCGGCTACAGCTTGTGTGACTGCCGCTACTGTTGAAGTAATTGTTTGGACAACTGTTGTTGCAGTTTCTACTGCTGGTAATACATTTGACACTTCCGCTACCGCAGTAGTTGCTGCAGTCACCGCAGTATTTGCTGCAGCTACGGCTGTATTAGATGCTGTTACTGCTTGGACCGCTGTGGCTATTGTTACTGTTGCTGTATCTGAGGCTTGCGCTGCCTGTGCTACTTCTGTTGTTGCTGTTGCAATTGCTGTGTTTACTGCTTGTTGTGCAGGGCTTACTACAACTTGTTCCGCAGGAGCAGGAGGCTCATTAGCATTAGCAAAATTAGGACTAAAAAGGAAAAGCCAGCCGATTACAAAAAGGCTGGTTAAAAAGTACTTAATCTTTCTAGTCAACTAGGTATCTCCTAAGTAATGCAATATATTTGCTTACTTAGTAATTATACCATTGAACTATTTAGGATTATCTGTTTTATAAAAGCCATTACCCTTAAACTGTATACCGAATGGGGTGAAGTGTCTAATCATTCCCGCCTCACATTCTTCACAGATGTATCCTGGATCATCTTCTGAGATTGAGCGTGTTACTGCAAGTGTTGCGTGTGCATCATCTTGACTGCATTTGTATTCATATACTGGCACTATAGAACACCTTGCACTTTCTTTACCATTTCATGCAGCCTATATAGCTGATTGTCCCACATGCTATCAGACACAAGTATGTCTGTTAGACCTAAAAGCTTTAGTTGTTTTAATTTTTGTATAACTGTTTCTTCTGTTCCATGCACCATAGACCTACGCATCATGTCATTTTTTTCTTGATCGGCTACCGCCTTAGCCTCTTCATCTGTATCACGTATTATAACTATAGTTGATGCCATCTTTCTTTTTGTTTTTACCTTAAACCCATCTTTATAAGTTGATAGCATTGCTAAATGAATATCTGCATATTTTTCTGAATTCTCAATTGTTTTGTCAGATGTACCACTAATAACAATATCTGGTTTTTTTACTAACATTGGGTGCCTTAAAAACTTTTCTATCCACTCTGTTGTATACAAAACTCGTTGCTCTTTAGTTTGCATTTGATCAGATATAAAAACCATATTGTTTACGCTATCTTCTTCTTCTTTCATATCTCCAGCTGCAACATTCAGCATAACTCTGTCTTTATCTATTTCGTGAAAAGAATGCATCATCATTGCACAAAGTTCAGGGCTAACAGCATAGGTTCTAATTGCAAACATATATTTAAACGAATGCTTAGGGTCCATAATATTGGCAACCTTAATCATATAGTCTGGGAGCAAGGAGTGATATACAAGCAAAACGGATTTATATCCTGCATCATTGACAGTATTAGAAAGCCGTTTAAGTGAAATTAAATCACTATCATCTCTTACAGACATCCAATGCAGGTCCATATTTTCCCTAACTAATAATAGAGAGCAGTTTGAGGACTTGCTCAGGTCCATCCTGCGGGTAACGGCCCGCTACCTGCGACTCCCCCGATGAAGGGGTGCAGATTTATATTATACCCTACTTAATTTTAATTGTTCTAGGCTTTTTTTCTTCTGGAACAATTCTTTCCAAGAATATATTAAGTAGTCCATTCTCTAATGAGGCATTTGTAACTTCCATATATTCACTTAATGCAAATGTACGTGTAAACTTTCTAGCAGCAATTCCTTTGTGAACTACCTGCTTTGGAACGCTTTCCGTAATATCTTTTCTTTCACCCTTAACTACAAGTGTGCCATTATCAACCTGTACCGAAATGTCCTCTTTACTAAAGCCAGCTACAGCTAAAGTAACGACATACTCATCGTTATCATGCTGTAAGACATCATACGGCGGATAAGATTCATTGATTGCTTCACGGTGTATATTATTGAGACGGGCTAGATCCCTATTAAAGCCAATAAAAAAAGGATCATTAAATAGATCCATAAATTGTGTTACCATATTATTCCCCTTTCAAGCGAATAAATTAATATAGATCCTCCATTGAGCGATCTATATATTATTATATCAAAATATTTTTAGATTGTCTACTTTTAATGGTACCCCTGGCAGGAATCGAACCTGCGGCCAACAGATTAGAAGTCTGTTGCTCTTCCGCTGAGCTACAAGGGTATGGCTGGGGATGCAGGCATCGATCCTGCGACATTCGAATTAACAGTTCGACGCTCTACCATCTGAGCTAATCCCCATCGTTGTGACTTAATCCAATATCTTTTAGCAAAGATTTTCCCTCTGGAGTATAAGAAATAAGGGCTTCTAGATTTTCATTATACTCAACAGTTATTAAATTTTTATTAAATAATTCTACTAAAGCTTCATCTATAAATTTTACATGGGCTTTCCACAAATCTGGAGCAACGTCTTTTGCTTTTTCAGTAATAGAAAATAGAATTTCTCCGTTTTCGTCAACCCCGCTAATATCTACTGCACCTATTTCAATATAATAATCTAGATTCTCATCTTCCATTGTTTCTCCTTATGTGCAACAAGTAGGACTTGAACCTACGATTACCGAATTATGAGTTCGGGGCTTTAACCAACTAAGCTATTGTTGCCCGTTAGTATATTATATCCATAATGTGCCTGCCAGTCAATAGCGTCCTGATGGTCGTTTAATAATGGCTGACCTTTTATATTTAAACTAGTATTTAATAAAACAGGTACACCCGTTTGCAAATAAAATTTATTTAAAACTCTCCACAAACCTCTGTGCTGCTCTTTATTTACTGTTTGAACTCTAGATGTTCCATCTTCATGAACAACTGAAGGAATTAAATCTGGCTTTAAACACTTAACAGTATACTGCATATATGGAGAAGCGAAGTCCATGTCAAACCATTTAGAAGCACACTCTTCCATAACCACTGGTGCGAATGGGCGAAATAACTCTCTTTGTTTAATTAGATTTACTTTATCTTTAACATTTGGATCTCTTGGATCTGCCAAGATACTTCTATTTCCTAAAGCTCTTGGGCCGTATTCCGCTCTTCCTGAAGCAACTGCAACTATACCGTCCTTCAATATGCTATCAACTATTTCTTGAACTGGATAAACCCCGCCCATGTCATAACCCAAGTAAGGGGTCTTCCACTCTAAATGCTTTCCATACAGTGCTGCTGCCGCACCAAGGGAACTACCAGCGTCACCTGGGTTTGGCATAATCCACACATCTTTAAATATATTCCATAGGGATGTGTTTGCTTTACTGTTTAAAGCACAACCTCCCATAAAAACTAAATTAGTTTTCTTTGTAATTAACTTAGCATAACGCATATACTCAATAAGTCTTTTTTCATATACCTTTTGAACGGCTGCAGCCAAATCAAATTCTCTTTGCTTAAACCACTCTGATATATAACCAGTGCCTTCAGATCCTGCAAAACAAGGGGTTGTTCCCCAATTAAAATCTGTTATGCCTGTATGAAAATTATACTTTTGTCTATTATATCTAGGAAAGTATTCATTTACTTGATCAAAATATCTATCTGGGTTTCCATAAGCCGCCATGCCCATCATAATATATTCTTCTTGATTTGGCATTAGGCCCAAAAATTTTGTAAATGCAGAATAGAATAGCCCAAAGCTAAATGGGTAATTATTCTTATGAACTAGGCTAATCTTTTCTCCCTCGCCAACCCAAATTGTTGAGGTATTGTATTCACCAATAGCATCTAAAACTACAATAACTGCGTCTGTAAACTTGCTAGTATAATATCCAGCACATGCGTGTGAGTAATGATGGCTGAAAGATTTTCTGGGTACTCCTGGCAAATCAAACCTTGGCCTCCAGTCTCCTGCACCACCCTTTATAAATAGCCTAGAGGCTTTTAGAAGCGGTTTCTCATAGTAAGCTATACTATCTGGTACCCCGTATGACAAAGCGTCCTTAACTAAACTATCATTAATATACCAATCATTTTTTTGTTTGCTATATCTTTCTGAATGACCTGCAAAAAGTATTTCTCCATCTTTAATTAAAGATAATGAGGCATCATGAGAAGTTTCATTAACACCCAGAATAATCATAGTAGCCCTTCATATGATCTATTTTTCATTTCATGCAAAATCTTTTCTGCTATATGTCTATTTCTATGAGATCCCCAATGCGGTGTTTCTGTTTTTCTTTTTCCAATATCCATTGCATGATTAAAAAATATTTGGTCTTCTCTCTCTAAATCTTTATGACAATCTGCTGTGTCTAGTATGTCTATTTTTTCATCATTAAGTTCCCAGTCCCATACTGGTATATGAAAATAATTTTTGTGCTCATTTAAATTATTTTGCATATTAAATATATAATCAGATATTCTGTATGAGTTATTCCAGGCTGACCACATAAACTTAATACCTGCAACATCGCAATATTGCTCTAGCATTAAAAGCATTTGCATATTTAAAAAAAATGCTGATTGTGGATTCATAACATCTTCTATATAAAATGGAGCTTTTGCATAAATAGGGGTATGTATATCAACAGTAGTAATTTGTATTGGAGAAAAATCAATATCCTCTACACCTTCTTTTTGAAACTCTTTATAGGATGCGAGCCAGTCTGACTTAGTAAAAGTATTTTTGTCAGGTATAAACTCTATTCTTTCAAATGGAGGCAACATTAAATATATGTATTTAGGGTTTCCAAATTTTTTAATGTAAGCAAATGTTGATCTAATAACTGAGCCTACCGAATTACCCTCATAACCAATATTATGAACAGTCCCTGAAAAGCTTTCCTGTATTATGTTAGAAAATCTATACTTTTCTGGCAATGCTGTACCCCATGTTTGAGAGCACCCATTAATTAATAAATCTGCCTTTTCAAAAAAATCTTTATCTCTAAAACCATATTTATTTATAGAGGTATCAACTCCCAAATGACTCCAATTATTTAAAATCTTTGATTCCCTCGGAAATCTATTTACATATATTTGATCTTCTATTTTGTTAGAGCAAATAACTCTTGATGTCTTTTCGTTTAAACCCATGTACCAATCAAAATATTTTTTAGTTCCGTGTTGATCCATTAAAAACCTCCTCATAAAACTTTTCTGCAATGTGAATGCTTGCGTGAGCACCTATGTGGGCATTTTCATGAAAAAGATAATCATTTGCTATTTTCCAAAACATTCTATACCTTACATCATTTGCCATATCTTCATGGCAGCTGGGGTGCTCCCCTTCAAAAAATCTTTCATTAAACCATGCACAATCAATTGAAACATAGTTTTCATAATAACCATTTTTATTACTAATATCATCAAATAGGTCTTTGTCATCTGGGTACCAAACTGTGTACTTTAAATTAATATCAAAGTTTTTACAATATTGTTCTAAAACTCTTAAATAAGAAAGTGATTGATCATATGCAATTTCTTCTGTTAAAACCTCTTGCAAATTTAATGGAATCTTAAAAAATTTGCTGTTGTTATTTCTATAAACATTTGCATCAACTAATATATCGTTATGGCTGTGAACTTGATTTGAATGCATAAAATTAGGAGTCCTTGCCGTCCTAAATCTATGTAGTGGAGGCAAAAGAATAAATAAGTTTTTTGGGTGACCAACTTCTTTAAAATAAGCAAAAATTATTTCTACAACACCTCTTAAAGATTTGCCTGGTTGCCCTAAATTGTTTAAACTTTTTGCATTTAACTTTTCTTTTAATAAATTAGGCCAGATTAAACTATCTGGTAACCCAGTACCCCAAGTTTGCGAACATCCCGCAACAACAACTTCGGCTGGGCTACCGCTAATAAAATCTTCTCCCCTATACCATTGTCTGTTAAATGTATACTTTTCTTGATTAAACAAGCTATAGTCTGGGTGATCTTTATAAAAACATTTTTTTGAATTTTCTATGTAATGCTCTCCTTGATCTGGGCCCCAAAGACGTGGTCTACCAGAATGAGGGACAGACAAGTTTTGCAAAGTAGGATATAAAAAATTATTTTTTTGATTGCTATTATAAACAAATTTATCATTACCAAGTAATGAGTTAAAGAATCTGCTTTCTTCAGACATCAGTAAATATAGTCCCCTCTTTTTTTAATATTTCTTTTGCTTTTTTTTCTATAAAAATATATATAAACATTATAAAAAATTGTTTTAATCATTTATTGTGGACTCTACTATCTGCTGAACGTACTCAGAAAAATGCTTTCTAACGTTGCCCATTGGTCTTGAGCCCGCCAGGTTCCAAATTCTTTTATATTCAACAACATTGGCAAATGTAGTCGGGCACAAGGTCACCCCGTTGTATTCTTTTAATACTGTAGGAAGCGGAACATGCTTGCCACAGCATTTACATTCTTTTGCTTTTTCTTGATACGTACTCATATTATTTGCATCCTATCCATTGCGTCTCGTAAATTTCCTGGCATTCTTGGTGCCCTTATTAGATTATATGAGTTTGTTTCGCCATCATTTTCTGTTCCAAAATCATTGTCGTAGCTCATAGATTCATAAGTATGTATATCTATTTCTTGATTTGTATCAAATTTACTTCTGCTAATTGCATTGTAAATAGCACCACAAACTGCATCCGCCAAGTCTTTTGAGCCTTTTCTTGGGTGGTCAACCCTGTCTCTCATTATTTTAAGCTGAAGCAACTCGTCTATAAGTAACTGTATGTGAGGCCCAGAAAGTCTTTCTTCTGCCACAATCATTGCCATATCATCATAATGCTTTTTAGCGACAGATAGAATCTCTGTATTGATGCCGTATTGTTTTAGTTGTTGCATCATATCATGAGAGTTCCATCTGTCAAAAGTACATACACGAATTTTAAATCCTCGTGTCTTTAAAGAAAGAATGTAATCTTTTACTTCAGTAAAATCTACAGACTTGTCTTTTGTTGGTGTCCAAAACCTGACTGCATCTATTTCAACAACAGGGGCTGGTTGTGAATAGCTATCGGTGACTTTAACGTTTACCCACTTGTTTACATGGCCCATTGCTACTGCACAATGGTCATGCTTTTGCGCTAAGTCTACGTGAATAAAATATTCTTTATCTGGATCTGGAATAAACCACTCTTCAAGTCTGCCAAAATTATCTACTGCAAGGTGTGCTTTATTAAAAGCTTTCTCAACCTTTTCTCTTGATTTAAAAAATGCATCAACTGCATCTGGTGGCATGCATGCAAAACGTGATAGAGCATCAAGAGGGTTAGTAAAAAATGCAACCTTAAAATCATCAATTTTTCTTACTGGATTTATTTCCCAGGTCGGTCTCTTAAGTGCGTAGACTTTTGGAATTTTATAAGACAATATGTGGTCTTCTTCCCACTCAACACTAAATTCATTTCCCTGTGTATTATCTGGAAGGTCTTCATCCATTTTAAATTTATGATCACGAACAATGGTTTCTTTTTGTGCTACTACGGCATCATATCTTTGCTGTATATAGTCGTTCTTATATCTAGGGAATGAAAGCAAAATTACTTTGCCAAAGTCTGGAAAACGAGAATCTACGGATGCACGGTACATATCGTATATAGCTGCGCCTGTCTTTGCCTGCTCATGGCCTGTTGTATTGTCAATTGCAAATCCTGAAATCTCATCAAGGATAACTACGATTACGTTATATCCTTCCCATGCCTCACGTTCTGAGTGACCTGAGTGTACTGTAATAGCTTTATCAAATTTAACTTCCGAAGCTTTGTCATTATATTTTCCAGCAAACCAAGGGGATTTGTCAATGCGTGTTTTAAATCCTTTAAAAAAAACGTTGCTTGCCTGTTGAGAGTTGATAGCAATGTTAATAATATCAATGCTATCGCCTGGGGGCTTTCCATAATATGTTGCTGGATCTTTAAGGCACAATAGTAAATATACTATATATGATACCGCAATAGTTGAACAGTAGTCTTTTCCAGATCCTTTTCCTAACTGAGCAACAACTTCATTAGCAGTTTGCTTAAACCTTATTCTTCCCTCTTCTTCTCCAAAAAGCTTGATGAGCGTTGACTCTTTATAAATCTGGGAGCTTTTTTCGATAAGCGTGTATTGATAGTCTGAAAGTTCTGGAAGCCCAAGGTATTCTGGACTTCTAACAAACGTTTTAAGATCGACTGGTTTTTCATCAAACTCCTCTCCATCGAGCATATCGATAAGATCGGTAAACTCAAACGACATTGGCTTCCTCTACTGGAACTGATTCAACCACTCCAGTTATTTGAGACAATCTTTTTGCAACTTCCATCTTACACTTAGGGCATGTTGAAGTGGTCTCTTTTAAAATCCTAACAAGGATATCTTGTTTTCTTTCTGTCTCTGCAATTTGTGCGGCAATTTCATTATTTTCTAATACGCCAATAGACTGCAGCATTGCAATTCTTTTAGTTTCTATATCAGCAATAAGCTTTAATGCGCCAGACTTAATTCCTAGCTGGCCAGATTGATCTGCATCTTCTACCGTTTTCCAAGCTTCTTTGATAAGCATTGCATAATGTTGATCCGCCCCTGAAATAGCTTCTCTAGCACGATCTCTGATGTTGCTATCGTTATGCACAACGTCTTTCCAGTCGTCAATTAATTCAATAACTTCTTTGCGCTGGATACCTGTAATTGTAGCGATCTGAGTAGGCGTACTTCCTTTAAGGAGTTCTTCAACTACCCTATTCATTCTGTCAAAATGCTGTGATAATTCTATTTCGCTCATTAATACAGTATACTTCTAGTCGACTAAAATGTCAATTGGAATTAGCCTTTGCAATCTTTAAAAGGATTAAGTATCCAATCATGTCATCAATATCATTATCTCCAGCGAAGCCAGATCCATTCTTAATTCTATTTATCTTATCATCAATGCGGATTTTAATCTGCTCTTGATTGTCCGCCTGGGAAAATATACGAATTGGACTAAGTGCTGAGTCTCCATATGATATATTCTTTTCAATTAGCATCTGTGCAATCTCAAGACACTGTCTAATAATTTTATGCCCTGAAGGAGCATCTGTTGCCATAAGCTGTAGATCTGTAATCCACATCTGATAGCCATTATCTTTTTCTGGATATCCCGCCATTATTTTCTCCTAAGCAAGACGTTTACGACATCATGCTGTTTAATTCTTTCAAATGTGGCCGCTTCCCCATTTAAAAATTCCATTGTATATTTATCATTTAATTCTACTAAAAATTCATCTGGTTGTCCAGCCCCTAGCTCAACAACAAGTAATGGACATTTCCACGCTTCTTCAGAAAAGCCTTCAAATACAAACCGCTCATGTCCTTCTACATCCATCTTAATAAAATCAATTTTGCCATTATATATTGAATCTAATCTATCAGCAAAAATTTCTTCTGTATGAAAATTACCATGTTGACCATGATTACCAGACTGGTGTTGATTTACAATTCCCGATCCGCCTATGTTTTCTTCCCATATATTTAGAACTAAATTATCTTTTTTGTTAGACAAGGCAATATTAAATACCTCTATTTTTCCAGCATCTGAGTATTCATTAAAGGTTCTAGATGTTTCGTATGATCTACAAAGTCTAGTGATTGGTTCAAAAGCCAACACCGACCCAAGATTGCCCACAGTTCTTGCCATCACTTCTGTAAAGTAAAATATGTTTGCGCCTACATCAAGACAAGTCCACCCTGGCTGTATATTGGTTATCATCCATTGCGTAAGCTCTATATCCCAATGCCCGCTGTTCCTGCATGTTGCTTGAACATACCTATCTGTGGAGTCTCCAGTATAAACGTAGAACGAATCTAATGCTTTAGAAAATGTAATCGATTGTGATGATGGGTTAATAGTATTCATCGCTTTTTAATTAATCCAAACTGGTCTAGGTACCTTTGTATAGTCATTGCAGAAACTCCGCATTCTTTTCCTATTTCTGTAACAGTTTTCTTTTGAATTATATATCTTCTATATAGCCAGTCTTTGCTTTGATAATACTTCATCTTTCAGTTAGTACTTTGTTAGCATAATGTGCAATACCAAAGCTATCTGCAACATCAAAATCCACCACATTTAAATTATACTTTCTATTAAAGTAGTCAGCAGTTCTCTGCTTTCTCATATTGCGTAACTGATTCTTATACCAGGAATCTGCATATCCTGGGTTGGCTAATCTTATTGCAGACTTTTCATCTTTCGTAGGATTTTTGTTGCCAATGTGCGCCTGCCACGAGGATGGGCTAATAGTAATAACCTTAGAACCAGTAGACATAAGCTCAGCAATAACAACTCCATAGACATAAGACAATTTTATCACAGCATCGGGTGATCTGACAAGTATGGCACCTTCTACTGCAATATAATCACTTTTTAATTCTTTAAGCATCATATTCATTCTTAATTTAGCGTTATATATTTTCTCATAAATATCTTGCCCAACTAGGTCTATCTTTCCCCACTTCAAAGGAATGTCATTTTCCATAAGGCAAAAGGCAATAGAGTTGGTGGATGCATCTATCCCCAAGACTCTATTGGCCTGTATCTTTTTTAAGCTAGCTAACGTCATTTATCCTCTTTAAAATAGAATTAACATTCCCTGTATTTATATTCTTTTCACAAGATGAGCATATGTTATTCTTATTATACCTGCTTAATTGTATGTTGCATTTTTTGCAAAGCCTCTCAGCCCCATTTTTAATTGCTTTTTTCTCATAGTACTTTTCCATAATTCTTTTATTAGTTGCAATTCTACAGCACTCATCCTTGCAATACTTTTGATTATGTGTCTTGGGTGTAAACTTTTTCTTACACTCCTTATTTTCGCAAATCATACAAGAGGAACCTCAAACTTTTCAATTTGAACAGTGCCTAAAGGTGTTTCTTTTGAATAGCATTCTTTTTTAACTGGGCAGTATGTGCAAGGCATCTTTGATTTTGAAGCACCTGCAGGGCGCATTGGAAGGTCACCATCTTTAAAGTTATCCCAAACCTCACACATCCAAGTAAAGGTATCTTCAATTATTTTAGTATTCTTTTCATTCATTGAAATTGGAATGACAAGGATCTCCTGTGTGTTTTTATTCTCATATAGAAAGAAACCTTCTTTAGCATTCTTTAGCTTCATGTATGTTAGCAATTGAAGCATATGGTTAGCTGTAGGTTTCATCTCAGACTGTCTTGTATCCCACACTTCTTGCTTAGCCGTCTTGATTTCACCGATTACGGTTTCACCATCGTACTCCATAATAAGGTCTATAAATCCTCTAATTGGTGGATACTCGTTAAGAATCTCTTCTTCTTCTGCCTTAAACTGTGGCATAGATGAAATAAGTTTTTGTAGTCTTTCGTGTGCCTGTGTGCCTTGTGCCATATTAGCAACTGCAACTGCATCGTTATCATCAATAAACATTGCTCCAGAGAAAGCCATATACCAATATCTTGGGCAGGTTCCATGACCGTATCCCAGCGAACTTGGGCTAAATGACTTCTTTGTCATCTCGCCATCTGCACGTTTAGTATTTCGATACGACTCATCAAGCAACTGTGCAAATAGTTCTGGGTCGAAGTGCTTGCCAGTATGCTTCTTAAACTTAAGGTTCTTTACTATATCTCTACCCATTGTTTGGCACCCACATTTTTTCTTTTCCTTTGTTGTGATATCTAGCCATAACAAACAGTAGGTCTGATAGACGATTTAAATATTTAGCAATGTTTGGATTAATATTTTTTATTTTCCAAACTTCACGCTCTGCTCTTCTAACGATAGTTCTTGCATTATGCAATGCTCCAGTAGGCAAAACAAAAGATCTAAGTGGCTCTAGGTATTCATTATAGTCATCAATTACATTCTCTAAATATATAATCCTATTTTCAGATATTTTTATTGTTTCGGCACCTGCAAGCTCTGCGCCAAGGTCAAATAGGTCGCTTTGAACTCTTTCGATAATGTCATTATATTCATCGATTGCCATTCCAATAGCAGAGTTAGCCTCATCTACAGCGCCGATGGCTTCCATAATAGGGCTAGCCTTAGAAACTCTATCGTTGTTGGCATTAGACGTTTGGCCATCATCACCTGTTTTGGTATAAATCTTACTTAGTATTACCATCAGTGTCCCTTTATCGCTCTCCAAATATCAATTCCAATTTTATTAACAATATACATTATGAATAACGTAACTGCTAGCTGAATTGCATACTCTATCGATATTTTGTTTTTTGTTTTATTTGGCTTATCCAATAAATTTAAGGCCATCTCAATTCTCCATCACTTGAAAAAACCAACCCTATACTGTCACCAGCGTACAAAGTTGTTTCATTAATTGCTTTTTCTGCCCAGCCCCACTCATTTCTTGGGAAAAGAAGAACCTGTTTCTTTTTTATAATTACTGCCCAGTATGCATCTTCAGGAGGCATCTCACTACAAGATTCCTCTTTGCTTGAAGGAAGATTGTTTAACCTACATAATACTGCATCTCCGTATTTAACGGTTCCCTCTGTACTGTATCCAGATTGTTTTATAAAATCTAATGCATTTATATTGTCTTGCTCTATGCATTCGTTAAATTTATTTTGTTTGGCAAGAGATCCATAGTCTACATATAGATTTATGCAAGAAGGCTTTACTCCGAACGCTTGTATCGTAAATGCAAAAGAAACTACTACAAATAACGATATGATTATTTTGTTTTTCACGAGTTGTACCTCACAACATATTTAAGCGCATCTACCAATTTGTCTATGGACTCTTTTACAGAATAATATATATTCTTTAAAAGAGTCCAT